CTACAGCCGCTGATTTAACAACTGGTATTAAAGTTGTTAAATCTGGTACACCTACTACTGGTTATGCTTCTTCATATGAAGTTCAATTTAATGGCGTTAAACTAGGTCAAACAATTGATATACCTAAAGATAAATTTGTAAAATCTGCAGAATTTATTGAATCATTAACTGCTGCTGAAGCTGCTGCAGCTGGTCAAGGATTTGCTGAAGGTGATCCTGCAATTAAATTTACAATTTATACAAGTGCTGATGGTACTGAAGCTGCTACAGAAAGTGTATTTTATGTAAATGTTAAGAAATTAGTTGATACATATACTGCTGGTGATGGTTTACAATTAGTAAGTGGTAAATTCAGTGGTGTTGTTGATCCAACCTCTGATTCATATTTAACTGTTGGTACTGGTGGTTTTAAATTAACTGGTGTATCAGCTAGATTTGATGGTATTGATGATGATATTGATTATTTAAGTAGTGCTATCGATTATGTTAGTGGCTCTGTCGATTATGTCAGTGGCGCTGTCAATTATGTCAGTGGTTTTGTAAGTGGCTTACCAGCTGATATTACTTATGTCAGTGGTGTTGTAGATGGCCATACTGAAGATATTTCATATATTAGTGGTGTTGTAGATAGTTTAAGTGGTCAAGCTACTGATAAATTTGTATCTGCTACAACAATTGATACATCATCTACTGGTAAAGAAGATACATTATATTACACATTAGATGGTAAAACTGCTATTTATGATAATGGTGGATGGCGTACTATTTCAATGGAAGCACTTACTACAATTGATGCTAGTGTAAGTGATACTACAACTGCTACATCTAAAGCAATTAAAGATTATGTAGATGCTGCTAATGCTGAACTTAGAACTGATATTGATACAGTTTCTGGTGATTTAGATACATTAGAAACAACCGTTGAAGGTATTAGAACAGATCTTAATACAGTTTCTGGTAATCTTAATACAGTTTCTGGTGATTTAGATGCATTAGAAACCAGAGTTGATACTATAGACAATACATTACCAAAGAAAGCTGAAATATTTACAGTTTCTAAATCATTTGGTGGTCAGACATCTGCTACAGTTGGTGGTCGTGTAATTGCTGTATATGATAGCAATAATGCGCAGGTTTATCCAGATATTACTTATGCAAGTAATATAAGTACATTAAGTGCTGATGATATTTCTGCTGCAGAAACATTTACAATTGTATATGTAACTGCTACTGAACAAACAGGTGCATAATAATTTATTAAAATAAAATTTAATAAAAATAAAGGATTAGAAGAAATTCTAATCCTTTTTTAATACAAATAAAAAGGATTTAACATTAAGTTAAATCCTTTAACTATTAAATAAATTTATATGAATATTTAAATTTATACGATTTAATAAACTCTAAAATATCTGGCCAATCTATATATTTATCAGCAAATTGTGATCTATCATCAATATATATCAGCATATACTTTTCTACTATCATCATTATTCCATCTTGCTATAACCGATGGTGTATTTTTGTTTATTGTAGTAAATGGTATATTATTTTCTATTAAAAAATTTTCACAATCAATTTCTTCTTTACCACTTCTACAGGTCCAAATAACTATTTCACAATTATAATCATAATATAAAAATCTGATTATAGATGATGCAAATGGCTTTAATTTGCCAATATTTGGATATGCATCTTGTACAATTGTACCATCAAAATCAATTGCTAATACTAATTTTCTTTTTAGATTAGTCATTTATGATTGAACCTTATCAGTAATTGATTTTGCTTGTTGCCAAGGAATATAATTTTGCTGATATACATTTAATATATCTAAAAATCCTTCACAATAAAAATCAGGTTTACGAAGTTTTAACTGAACTTTATCACAATCATCACTAATTGTTAATGGTTCACCTTCTTTATCTTCCTTAATTTGAATATAATTAAGTTGATTATCTAATACTGCAATTTTTTCATCTTTAGATAATTCTTTCCACAATTCTTTATTAAGAATAATCTTAACATCAACATCATCAGTAATTCTATTAAATGCACTTACCAATTTAGTTTGTGCATGAATTGCTTGTCCATTCTTTTGTAAAGCCGGTGTTTTTAAATAACCATCTTTATCAAATTTACCACTTTTATAAAATAACTTAACTGAAATTTCATAATCCTTTAAATGTCTATAACGATCATCATTTAATAAATCAGTTAAAATCTGTTCATCCATTGTACTTGCTAATTTGTAATTCATAATTAATTATTTCCTTTCTTATTATTATTTACATTCATAGTAATTGGTGTTGTATTTGGTATTGTATATTGTTGAGTATTTGGATTAATTACACAGGTAGGTTGATGTTTCCACCACTCAGGTTGATCTCCGATTTTATCATATCTAAATGGACTTGGGTCATACCATGGAGTATCTGGACTTGGATTTACTGGTATATAAGGTCCTGGATTAACTGGATATTGTGGAGAAGGTACACTAATATTTGTAAGAGAAGTATCTTTAACTTCATATGCAAGATTATTACCTTTATATTTTTCCTTTAATAAATAACTAATTGAAATTATTAAATCATTTATATCTAATTGTATATCTTCTTCATTATAATTCAAATTAATTGTTATTGTATTACTTTTCATTTTCTTTTCCTTTCTGTTGTTCTTTATTAAAATAAGAATATATATAATTTTTAAAACTATTAAAACCTTGTTTCATATATCCTAAAATAATTAAATATTTAAATGTTGAGCTATTTTCATAATCTTTTATATGATATTCTATTAATTGATTAATAACTTCATTATAATATTTTAAAAATGTATCTTCATATTGTTCAAATGATTCAATAAACATACTAAAAATTAATTTTGAAAATCGTAATTTTTTATTATAACAAAATTTTTTTATATCATAATATGTATCATGTGTATATACTTCTAATTCATCTGGAGTTAATGTTCGTTTAAATAAATCATATATATCAGTTTTTTCTAAATTTAGTAAAATTGATATATCAGTTAAATCTTTATCAGTTAATTTAATATCAAAATTTTGTTCATTAAAAAATTCTTTAATTGTTTTACCAGTATTCCATTGAAAAAAATGTATTAATTCGTGTGTTAAAGTAGATTTGAATTCTCCTATTGGTTCTAAATCATTTATTACTATTATACCATTTATTTTATCATTTTCAAAATTACCAGCAAATGTACCTTTATCTTTTTGTAAATGATTATTAATATCTTCAATTTCTGTTTGAGTTAAATTTAAATCACATTGATTAGTAAATTTATTTGCAGATATAATATATACATTTTTATTTTTATTTAAATATTTTAATAATTTCCAATTTTTAGGTAACATTTCAATTATTTGTTGATAATTTAACATAATATACGATTTTTCACCTAGTAATAGTTGATCTTTACAGTATTCATTTAATTCTGTAAATATTTCACTTATATAAATATGTTCGAATATCAAATGTTTTTCTTTATAATTTTCTATTACTTCATTTAATATTGCATGAAATGGTATAAAATTTTTATCTACTAATTGGCCATCTATTTTCATAATTTTCTTCTCTATTGTTCTTTATCAAAATATGAATAAATATGATTTTTAAAACTGTTAAAACCTATTTTTAAATAACCTAATATTAATAAAATAACTATAGAATCATATTGTAAATATTGTTCTAAATTGTATAGTTTTAATTGTTCTTTTACATATTTATAATAATTTTTAAATGATTTATCATTATCATTATTAAATATTTCACAAATTGCACTTACATGTAATCTAACAAATGGTCTATTAGTTTTATTAAAAATCTCCTTTAAATCATAATATATAGTATTAATATATGATTCTAATTCATTTGGACTTGTTATAGTTTTAATAATATTTTTTACTTTTTCATATGATAGATTTAATTCTTTATTTATTTCTAAAATAATATCTTTTTCATTTGATATATTAAACTGTTTATTATTAAAAAATTCTTTAATTGTTTTACCGGTATTCCATTGAAAAAAATGTATTAACTCATGTGTTAATGTGGATTTAAATTCACCAGTATAAATTTTATCATTTATTACAATTAATCCAATATTTTTTTCATTATCAAAATTACAGCTAAATACTCCTTTATCATTTTGCAAATGCTCATTAATATTATTAATTTCATCATTTGTTAAATTTAAACTACATTGATTATTAAAATTTAATGTTGATAATACACAAAGTTGTTTATTTTTATTTAAATATTTTAATAATTTCCAATCTTTAGGTAATAGTTCAACTATTTGTTGATATGTTAATTTCATGTATGGTTTTTTATCATATATTAAACTATTAGTTATATATGTATTTAGTTTTTCAAAAATTTCACTTATATAAACATGCTCAAATATTAAATGTTTCTCTTTTCCTCTTTCAATTATTTCATTTAATATTGCATGAAATGGTATAAAATTTTTATCTACTAGTTGACCGTCTATTTTCATCTAATATATCTTTTAATAAATTTCATTATTTAAAATAAATATATTTTTGATATTTTAATAGAAATTGATTTATTTTAATTATTGAATAAATTTAAAGAGAAAATATATGCAATTTTTAGATATTACAAGTTATATGGCTGATATGATTTATCAGTTAGTACCTGGAGTAAGAAGACAAGGAAATAATCAATTAAATTTTAGATGTCCTATTTGTGGTGATGGTAAAAAGAAAACTAGTAGAAGAGGACATTTTTATTTAAATGATGGTACATATTATTGTTGGAATGCTGGTTGTCCAGCACATGAACATGGTATGACAGGCTTACAATTTTTATCAGCATTAACTAAAAAGCCTCAATATCAAATTAAAGCTGAATTAATTAAATTAGCTGGAGATTTTCATAATGCATTAAATATTAATAATAAATTTCAACAAAAAACTAATACTTCTATAAATGATTTATTTAATGATTTAAAAACAAAAAAAGAAAATAAACAACAAACAATTATTGAAAATCAAATTTTAGATGAAAATTGGATTGAATTACCACAATGGGTACAAGAAATAGTAGATCAAAGAAAAATATATAAATCACAATTTATTACAGATAATTGGAAGTTATATTTTGATAAAAAAACAAATAGATTAGTTATACCTTGGACTAAAGAATATTATCAATTAAGAGCATTAACTAAAAAACAAGAACAAGAAAGTGGAAAATATTTATTTCCACCTGAAATTGAAAAACCAATATTTGGTTTAGATATGATAGATACTTCATTTAAATATTTGTTTTTACTTGAAGGTGTATTTGATGCAATATTTGTTAAAAATGGATTAGCAGTTGGTTCATTAAATTTATCTAATCATCAACGAAATATATTAGATAATTATAAAGATTATACTATTGTATATTTTATGGATAATCAATATAAAGATCAAAGTTCATATGAACAAACGTTAAAACTTTGTAAAGAAAATCCATGGATTAACTTATTTATTTGGCCAGAAAAATTAAAGCAATTTAAAGATGTAAATGATACTATAATTTATAGTGACAGTTTTTTACGTTTATGGTCTAATGAACAATTTTTAATTAGTAGAATATTTAATCGGTATTAAAGCAAAACTACAATTAAATAAGTAATAAATATTAATAAATATTAATAATATTAAATATTATTTGGAGATTTAAATACTATGACCTTTGAAGATATGTGCAAAAATATTATAAATGAAAGCAAATCAAAACTACAAAAAGTTGTTGATGGCACAAAAGATAAACCAAAAATTATATCTGAAAAAGATATTGAAGTTAAACAAAATGATAATCAAGTAAATGAATTAACTGAACAAGAAAAAGAGTTTTTAAATAAATTTTTAGAATATACAAAACTCAATACATTTACTGATACATTTTGGAATAAAATGATTAAATCATATACAAATGTATTAGGTAAAAATAATATACAATCAATATCTAATTGTATTGAGCAAGAAAGAGAAAAAACCAATCAACAATTAGAACAATTAAAAACTGAATTAATTACTTTACGTAATCAAATAAAAGCAGAAGAAGAATCAAAAGCTAATGAGGCAAATCGTAAATTATCTTTAATTTCTGTATTAGATAAAAATGTTATTAATGAATCAGTTGAATTAAAACAAGAAGATATAGATGATAATGTTAGAATTATTGATACTGGATTACCTGATACAAAAGAAAATGATGAAATTATATCAAGCGTGTTTGGTCAATTAAGTGATGGTATTTGGGAAAATTCACCCAGAATGAATGGTTATTGGATGTTTGCAACAAATAAAAAATATAATGGTAAAGTTGTATTAGTTATAGATAAAACTCCTGGATCTTGGTGGGGTTCAAAATCACCAAAAGCATTAGGGCATAATTATTTATATAAAAATACTTCAAATCCATATTTACATATGTCTGATGAAAAAATTAAAAATTGGTTTGCAAGCAAAGTAAAACAAATTGTAAAAATTGAATTAGGTGATAATAATTTTACAGTAGGTGAATGGAATAGAACAAATAAACGAGAATTAGATTATTTAGGTGGTTATAAATATCCGGTAACAGTCAGTGATGTATATAAAGTTTATGATATTTTAAAGGGTAGATCAATTTCTGATAGCAAATATATTAACCAAGATAATGTTCAATCTAAAGATGGATTTACTGATAACACTCCAGTAAATAGTTAAGTATAATTACATAAAAACAAATAAAACAAATAAAAAGGTACTAATATCAATTAGTACCTTTAATATTTTATCATTTTAACAAAAAATATTTAATAATATTTATAAAAATAATAAATATTATTAAATAAATTGTTTATATGAGATAATATATTATGTTAAAGAAATTAAATGAATTATATAGTAAAATTATATATGAAAGTATTGAAGATCCATGGTATAGAAAAATAACAAAAGATAATGAATTTTTTAATTATTATTTAAAACCATTAGCTAAAGAATATAAAGTTAATATTGTTAAAGCAAGATTAAATACCTTTAGAATTTGTGGATTATATAAAAATGTTATTGATGCCTTAAATAATTTTAAAGTTGATGAAACATATTGGAATAAAGAAGTATTTGGTAAAGATTTTGTATTATATAGTCCAATGATTACTTTTGGTGAAGTAATACATACTATGAATTTTGATGAAGGTTATCCTAGAAATACAGTTGAACCTAATAGTTTATATGCTCAACAAAACTTCCAAAGATTTCAATTAGAAGGTAGATGGTATGAACCAAAAGAATTAGATAAAAATAATCAATTTGATTATCCTGTTAGAGCAAAATTTGCTACACCTTCAGATTTAGCATTAATGATAGATCAAACTTGTGAAGAAACTGGTAGAATTACTAATAAAGAAAATTTGATTGTTTGTGTAGAATTTGTATTAAACTGTGAAAATTTAGCAAATCAAGTATATGATGAACAAACACAATTTATTCCTATCACTCGAACTGTTGGTAAAGATGAAAAACAAGTTACATTAAGTGATAAAATTAATGAAACTGAAACTAAAGATGAAAAACCAACAGCTAAATGTGAATTACCTAAAGAAAATACTGAAAATAAGGTAAAAATTCCTGAAGTTAATAAAACAAATAATAATATTAATTTCAAAGTACCTGTAGTTAATTCATATGACAAAAAAAATCAATTTAAGAGAATATCCAAAGAGGTTAAATAATAATTATGAAAATAGATAATTTTACTAAAGCATATTTAAATATAATTAATGAAGATGCAGCATATAATATAATTGGATTGTCAAATTTTAAATTTCCAAGATATAAATTTAAAAATGTTTCTGTAGGTGATGAATTAGTATATGTATATACAAGTGATACAGGAAGAAGTGGTGCTTGGGGTATACCATATTGGTATGTAACATCTAAAAAGGTTAAAGTAGTAAAAGTTGATGGTAATAATTTTACATTAAATAATGGTATTACAGTAATTGATAATACCAGTGGAAAAATGACTACTGAAAAATATACAGAAAAGGTTTTAGATTCTACTGGAACAGATACATATGATTTACATACTGAATTACCTGAAACTACTAGAACATATACTGAATCAAAAGGTAGTGGTGTTTATCCAGCATCATTTTTGTTAAAATATTATATTAATTCAGAACAAATACGTACACCAATTGGCGGTGGTGGAAATTATAGAGGTTTAAGTTTTGATGAATTAAAAGAAATGGCATTAAAGGAACAAAGTATTCAAAAAGAATTAAAAAAATCAATAGGAACTAAACTTGAACCTACTGAAAAAGATATAGAAAGAATTAAAGATGTTTTGTATAAAAATGATTATAAATTTTATTTTGAGTTAAGTGATAGTGAAGAATATTCAAGTAATCATCCATGTATAACGCGTTTTGCTAAATATGGATGGAGATCAGATTATGGCGATACAATAGTACCAGATAATAAAGATATTAAAGAACTTACAAAAATATTTGTTAATTTATATAGTCATGTTTTATGGGATGATAAACCATTTACAAAACCTATAGAAAAAATGGTAAAATTGATTAAAGATTATGATAAATGTATTAGAAGAATGAAAGCAGTAGATATTGTAGCTGAAGAACTAAAACAACAATTTCCACAATTAAGTAAAAATTATAAAACAGTTTCTATTGAAGATTGTCCTATAATAAAAGAACTTAAATATAGATGTGTTAAAAAATATGAAAAACATCCAACTATTGCTAAACGTATAGCAGCTAAATTTGATGAATTACCAATATATGTAGATAATTCAGCGGCTGGTTATTTTGATGGAATAGTTAAGAAAATTAAAGAGATATTTGAAGAAAAAGCTGAAGAATTAAAAAAATATAGAGAAAATTTACAGTAATAATATATTATGAGTGAATCTAATGTTAATGACCAATTAAAAAAGGTATTAGAAATTCCAATTGCTGGATTAAATTTTGCTAATACTACTAAATGGATATTTAATATACCAGTTGGATATTTATTTAATTTAAAAAGAAGTAATTCTGATGGACAAATATTAGAATATCCATTAAATTGTAAACGTCTACAATTTCCAGAATTTAGAATAGGTACTGGAAAAACATCATTTATGAGTTATAGTTTTGATGTATCATCCAGACAAAATTTAACAGAAAAACGGATTGACTATAGAATTTTTAGTTAGTAATAATTGGTTACAGTATTTAATGTTATTAAAATGGTTTGAATTAGAAGATTATACAAGATATAATTTAACTAGAGCAGAAACACAAACTGTAGATATTGGTAAAATAAAACCAGTTATAGATGATTCTAATTTTAGAACACCCTATGAAACCGGTAAAGATCCATTTTATAGTACACAAGGACCAATGGTTCCATGTAATTTATATTTATTAGATAATTTTAATAATAAAGTATGCACTATTAATTTTGATAATGCATGGTTAGCGACTATTAAACCGGTTGATTTAGATTATAGCAAAACAGATAATACTGAAATTTCAACTAGTTTTGAATTAAAATTTTATAAATATAATGTAATTGTTAATGATGAACAAATAAAAAAATTCTTTTAATTAATTATTTGTAATTAAATAAAAATTATATTAAATAATAAATGAATAAATATTAATATAATAATATAAATATTATACAATAAAGGTTTTATATAAAATGAAATTAAGTGATCCACAAAAATTTACACCAGAAAATATTGATGGTACATTAATTGCGCTTGGTGAAGTAGTTTGTCAATATAGTGAAGTAGATAATCCAACACAAACATCCGATTGGACCGATACTTTTGATAATACCAAGATATATAAATGGATAAGATTATCATTTGATAATGGTTCTACATGGAAATTACAGTATAAATTAAATAATACTGATATTTCATTCCAATTTGTAGTAAATGAATTTGCATTTACCAATTCCGGTAATACTGATTATCCAAAGAAATATACATATACTATTTCTAATGAATCCTTATTTAATGCAATTAAATATAAACCAATTGGTATATATCTAGAAGAAGATAATGGAAATATAAGTACTAGTATTTTAGCACCAATAATATTTAGACATGATTTAAATGGTTATTATTTAGATATTTTAGTAACAGATTTATTTATTACTAATAATACTGGTAAAATTTGTACAGTAAAAAGTTAATTTTTTTTTTGGGCTTATTGAAAAATTCAGGTCCACCTTATAATATAACGAGGAAATTTTCCTTGTTTTTTTTTTTATTTTTTAATTTTTTTTATTATATTATAAATATAAATGCTGCGAAGAACAAGAGCTGAAGTACTGCGGTGGCCCATAACCACTGATTAGGATGGTTTGATTCCATACCTTCGCAACCAATTTAAAAATTAAATATTTAAATGAACCCATGAATTAAGGGATAGCAGCTATATAGATATTTGATGAACTTTCTATACTGTTAAGCTGAGGGTAATTTATGCGTAAGGTTGACTTGAATGGTGGGATTCAGTTGGCGGTTTATTTTTTATGGCTGATTGAAAATTAAATATTTTTAAAGATAGATTACAGCAAAATTAAATATTAATAATTTTAGTAAATTATTGTAAAAGATCTATTAAGTGAATTTGATGAAAAGAGTATTTATAATTTAATTAGATGATTAAAAATACTCTGACCAATAAACAAATTGGCACCTATCTTGTTTTTAATTGTGTTTAGGTCATTAGTATAACGGTAGTACGAGAGATTTTGGTTCTCAAGGTAGAGGTTCGATTCCTTTATGACCTGCCAATAATTTCGTTTCATCAACGAACAGATAAGTTATTCTGTAAAAGACAACGGTAAATATTTGTTTTTTCCTTAAGTGTTATAATTCACAATTGAGTGTACAATTATAAGCAAACAAATGTAGTGGATAGGTGATGAGTATAGAGACACCACGAGAGATTATAATGATCATGTCTCCATCAAATGAGTAATTGTTGATATACTCAACCACCTTTAATGGGTAGGCAATTAACAATGAAAGACAGTGGTACTTCTACTGCTTGGTGATTTCCAAGTTAAGGTGATTCCAAAGTAATTTTTATTGAAGTTAAATCAAACTTCCTTCATGGAGAGAAGTAAAAAATCCGGCTTAAGAGTCCATTGATTCTTGACTCTAATTGGTTGCAAACAATTAGATAAAAGTTAGCCTGCCTATTCTGGAGGTCCTTAGAAAGTAATGGATGCGGTTTTATATGATAAGTTTTACCAGCTTAAAAAACTTAATCAAATAAGTAATTTGTTGTGGCTATTATTTAAATGTAAGTCCTTAATTAACAACAAATAAAAGATGGTGGTGCTTCTACCAATCAATGATTTCTGATTAAAAGTGATTCTAAAGCAAATTTTAAATAATTAATCATTTAAATAGAATTGAAGTGTAGACAATTTAATGACTAACTTTGAGTATTGCTCTGATGTGAAGATCTACAATTCACTGATTCAGTAAGGTTAGGGTTAGGTAAGTGGTGAGATACTCAACAAAACTTACATTAAATGATTATTTTATTTGATGGCTCGTTAGTTTAACGGTAAAATTACAGGTTGTCGCCCTGTCGTCAGGAGTTCAACTCTCCTACGAGTCGCCATTAAAAATTTAAGTGAATTTCTATTTAATTAGAAATTCACTTTTTTCTTTTATAATTATTTTAAATATATTAATAATGAAAGGTAAAATAATGGCTGAAAACGAAATAAAACAACATAATATATTTTTAAATATTGCTGAAGAAATAGCAAAAAATTCTAATTGTGTTTCATTTCATGTAGGTGCAATATTAGTTAGCAATGGTAGAATTATATCAACTGGATATAATGGTACACCTGCAGATTATGTCAATTGTAATGAATTATTTGATTCTAAAAATTTTGATCGTGAATTACATCATAATTTTAGCGATAATTGTGAAATTCATGCTGAAGTAAATTCAATATTATATGCAGCTATACATGGTGTTTCTATTAAAAATTGTGATATTTATATAACTCATCAACCATGTTTTAATTGTTTAAAATTAGTTATTGGCGCTGGTATAAAAAACATATATTATCGTTATCCTTATGATAAAGCAAATTATGGTAAATATCTTACTGAAATGATTAAAACATTAAATATTCAGCTTATTCAAGTACCAAATATTAATAAATAATATTAAAATATTTTATTTATAATTTATTTTAATATGTTACAAAAATTCAATCATTTATATAATTTAATATTAGAAGAATTAACAGATCGTCAAAAGAAAAAAGTAGATAGATATGCTAATAAAAGATTTTCAGACTTGACATTTGGTCCAATGTTTAAAGAAGAACGAACATATTTTCCAGTAAATCAATCTACTTTATCTACATTAGAAACTCCTAAAGAAATTGAAGAAATTATTGATAATGCTGGTTATTATTGTCCTGATTATAGACAAGGATATGTATATAAAAAAGATGATAAATTAAAAAATAAACCAGTTAAATTAATTAAAATTTTAAGTAAAGAATTATCATCTAATAAAGAACAATTTGATAAATTAAAAAAAGAATTTGATGAAAGATTAAAAACAAATAGAAAAGAAAATATTAAGTGTGCAATTTGTATTACTTATAATCCATATGATGTTGCAGGAATGAGTACTGATAGAAACTGGACATCTTGTATGGAACTTGATGGGCGGAGCATATAGAGAAACACCATTAAAACAAGTTCAATATGGTGGTATGTGTGCATATTTAATTAAAGAAGAAGATAAAAATATAGAAGAACCTATTGCTAGAATTGCTATTAAACGATTTGTTGGAGAAAATGATGCATTTATATTTGCATGTGAAAATAGAATATATGGAGATAGAGTATTTTCTGAAGAATTAGACTTTTTACCAACAGTAAAAAATATAATTAAAACATCAAATAAAGAAACATCAAAAGGTCAAGGTATATTTACAAGAAAAGATGCAAATAGTTATTCAGATAATCGTATAAAACAAATAATTAATTTAGATAATATTGATTGGAATTCATTATCTAAATCACAAATAGATTTAATATCTAAAAATTATGATATACCAAAAACTAAAGTTGAACAATATGCAGATAAACTAAATTTAACAATATTTGTATATAAGTTATTACATGACTTACCATATACTAATACTTCTAATGAAACTTGGACAGAAAAAGATGTAGTTAATTTTATTAATAAATATCATGATAAAATAGATTGTACATATATATTTAATAATCTCAAATATTATTATTTTGAAAGTGAAATTATAAATGGTAATAAAATTACAAATGTTCTTATAAAATATCTTAATCCATCAAAATTAACAAAAAATTTAGATGAATTACCGTTAACATATGTATTAAAACATTTAAATAAATTTAATTTTACTAAAATTTTAACTAATTGTGATAATTCTAGTGTGTTTTTAAGTCGTGTTGATAAAGAAACATGGGATAAAATAGGTTGGGATAAAATTTCTTCAGTATGTAAATTATTTACTTATTATTTATCTGATTTTTATTATAAATATGCTGAAGATTTAAATTGGAATATTATTACTAAACGTATATGTAAACAAGGTATCCCAACATTAAAAAATATTTCATTATCACCTGATGAAAATACTGAATATACATTTGAAAATTTAGATAAAGTTTATAAAGATAATATAAATTATGATATTCTTGGATCGGAATATGATTTTACTGGTTACAATTCAAGATCATTTATAAACTTTTTTAAATTATTTAATGGTAAATTTAAATTAAGTTCATTATTAAAAAATCCAACTATACCACAAAAATTTAAAAAAGAATTATCAAATATTACAAATGCTTTAGAAATAAAAAAAGATGTTTAATAAACTATCAAACATCAAATTCAAAACATTTAATATCTTGTTTATTGTGATATTCACTAAAGTAATCATTACCTATATTAACACAATTAATATTACCAATTGTTGTAGTAATATATTTATGTGTATGTCCGCAAATAGCCCATTTTACATATTTTTGTAATATTTCATTCTCAAGAAAATGTGCTGATCCACTATACTGATTATAAATTGATTCAGGTTCATATATAGTAAACCAATTTAAATCTTTATGTGGTACACAATGTGTAAGTAATATATTATCTTTATTCGGCTTAATATTTTCAAGTATTTGTTGCTTACATTTTTCACATTCTATACTTGGAATAAAATCCTCAATTGAACTATCAAGCCAATTTGATACAATTACATCATCTTTAGCTGGAACACTTTTTAATGTATTATCATACCAAAATACATTACCAATAACATTTACATTATCTTTGGTAAATGATCCACATACATCAAGATAATGAACATTATTTTGTCCTGTATATTTTTTATATTGTGAATGAATTAGTGTAATATCTTCATAAGCAAATTCATGATTACCTAAACAACACACAATTGGAATACTTTCATCCAATTCAAATATTTCTCTTAATGCCTTACATGGATTATTATATTTACTTGATTGACATGTTCTAATAAATTTGCTTTCAAAAATATCTCCACTTATTAAAACCATATCGATTTTTTTATCTTTTAATTTATTATGAAGATACATCTTATACGTATCAACAATAAAATCATTTTCAATAAAATATAAATGTAAATCAGAAAAAGCAATAATATGCATTTTAAATCCATTCCTTCCTTTTTGTAAATTTAAATCGCTTTAAAGATTTCTTTTTAAAACCATAATAATTAATATATGATTGAATTACCGAATCAACTTTATATTCATCTGGCATACATTTAGGAAATGTTAAATCATTATATGGTATTTTAATATTGTTTTCAATTAATGGTTTAACATATTTATCAAATATATATTGACATTTATGAATTTTACCATATCTATATGTATATTCATTTAAAATAGCTTTAAAATAATAAGCTAACCAAATAATATTTGAAAAATTATTTAAACATTTTTGACATGGATGATTTATATGTGTACTTTTATATAAATCATTATTAGTAAATCCATTACGTCTAAAATATGTACAAAACAATTGTGCAGTTTCCAATGTCATTTTAACTACATGACAATCACATAACATTTGTACGGCTTTATTTGGATCTTTATCAAGAAAAAATATGTTCATAATACAAAAACTCCATATATTATTATTAAAATAATATATGGAGATAAAAAATAAACTATTTCCTTGTATTTTAAGGAATATATGGTACTACATTGATTGATGTTCCAGATATTGGATCAGTAGGATCATCTTCATCATCAATTTCTGCTGTCCATGGATTTTCCCAAGGATTAGTCCCTACATATTTATATCTTCCGCCAGTCCATCCCCATTCTAATGTATAAACATTATTGTTATTATATATTTCCACATACTCTGTATTATCAATACGCCAGGTTCTACCACTATCGGTAGAGGTATATGTAGATAAAATAAATGCAGGTACATTACTACCTGAAGCAGAAGTAACTCTTAAATGAGTAATATCGGTTGGAATTGGACCAGGTGAACTTGATTTGGTATAAGCTAATATATATGCCATATTATCTCCTTATTAAATATTATAGTATTTATTATTATTTATTAATTTTTATCTTTCTTAGTTTTGGTTTTATCTATTGGATAAGTATTATAACCACCATAAGTATAATCTGCTTGATCTTCATATTCATAAATATTCTTTGCTAATTTATTAGTGGTTTTATTTATTATATTTTCTTCACAATTACTATTTTCTTTATCATATGCAGGTAATTCAGAAGGATTTAAATCATCTGTTAAATTAGTTTGTTCATTTAATTCATCTAATATTCCATTATCATCTTTAAATTCTTCATGTGAAGAAGCTCGTCTAACTGCTTGACATTGAAAAATATATTTGCCTAATAATGGGTTTATACCATTTTGATTTGTTAATACTCTATCAAATAATTGTGTTATTTCATATTCTTCTTCAATTTCACCAGATTTTAATATAAAATAATCTCCTACTTGTGGAGCAATTTGCCAAGTTGGTGAATTTTCAACATTATCTAAAGTATGATATGTTAATTCTCCACTTAATATGCCTGAACATTTAAATGGTATACATTCATCTTCATATAATTGACCTTGTAAACTTCCAGTAATTGGATATAAATTAGTTACATGCGTAATAGATTGATATAATGTACTATTAATAGATCTTTCTTCCATTTGAGGAATAGCATTTTCTATGTATAAATTATCTGTTAATGGGCCGGAAATTGTTGCATAAAATTCAGGAATATCTATTTTACCATAAAATTCGTTTGTGACCATATCTCCGGTAACAGGTACTTCAAATATTTCATTTCCGTGTTTTACCAACTAATGTTGCAAATCTACATCTAAAATCTTCTATACCAATATTAATTGTAATTTGTTCTAATGCTTCTAATCCGCATCATATTAAATTGCCAATTGTAATTTTCTATATTTAAAAATCCACGAACTAATCCACTTACATAAAATTCTGCAGTGGTATCTTCACCATATATATGATTTGCTTTATTTTCTTCTTCATCTGCAAAAAAGGTATTAAATTTTCTAAAATAAATCAAATCAACGCCATACATTCTTATAATATCTTCATATTGCTTTCTAAATACGCCAATCATATTGATATTTCTTTCATAATCCATATATGTAAATGTTTGTGGATTATTTACAGTATTGTCTAATCTTTCTGTATATGCAACTTGATCTGCCGGATTTATATATCTTCTTGCTGGACGATATTTTTTATTTCGTACTTGCTTAGTTGTTGCTGTATTTTTTTTCTTTGTACGTGTAACTCTCATAATTAGTTTTTAATAAATATTATTAATAATATTTATTTAATTTTTAATTAGTTATGAATAGATTTGATCAATTATATAATATAATATTAGAAGAATTAACAAATACTCAAAAAAAGTTAGTTGATTCTTATACTAAAAAACGAAAAAATCTTTCTTGGCGGATCTATGTTTGAAAAAGAAAGAACATATTTTGAGTTAAATACAAGTAATTTATCAGTATTAGAAACACCATCTGAAATTTTAAATATTTTAGATCAAGAAGGATATTATTGTCCTGATTATCGTCAAGCAATGGCTTATAAAAAAGATGATAAATTAAAAACTAAACCAATTAAATTAATTAAAGTATTAAGTAAATCATTAAAAAATGATCCAGAACAATTTAATATATTAAAAAAGAAAGTTGATGAACGTTTAGGTACTTCTAGAAAAACTAATATTAAATGTTTGATATGCATTACGCATAATCCGTATGATGTAGCTGGTATGAGTACAGATAGAAATTGGACTTCTTGTATGAATTTAGATACTGGTGCATATAAAGATACGCCATTGAAACAAGTACAATACTGTGGTATGTGCGCATATTTAATTGAAAATACTGATAAAGAAATTAAAGAACCAATTGCGAGAATTGCTATTAAACGTTTGGTTGGTAAGAATGATTCATTTATATTTTTAAGTGAAAATAAAATCTATGGTGATGAACAATTTGCTGAAGAAATAAAATTCGATAAAAAAGTAGAAGAAATATTAAATAAATCTAATAAAGAAACTTCAAAAGGTATTACTGCATTTATTAGAAAAGATGATGATAGTTATTCTGATGCTAGTTTAGATTCATATTTTGATATTAATAATATTGATGTTAATACTTTATCTAAACAAGAAATTGATGAATTGTCAAAATCGAAAAATCTTACATTTGATTTTGTAATGAATAATGGTGATAAATTAAATTTAATATTATTTTTTGCAGAACATAATAAATGGGATGAAGTAAAATTGTATCGAATATACGATAAATTTAAAGATAAAATAGATAATACAAAATTATTTAACTATTGTGGGAATTTATTAGATCCTATGATTAAATCTGATGTATGCAGAAATATAGATTATTCTAAAATAACAAATAATTTAGATGAACTTAATTATGATATAGCTGATATTCATGCAGATGAAATGAATTTTACAAAAATAGTATGTGAAAATAAAGTTAAAAATAGGTTTTTTATTGATCATATTTTAAAGAAATATTCAAATAAAATTGATTGGGAATATTATTCAAAACATTATAATTCATTAAATAATCAAATAATATATAAGTTTTCAAATATATTAAATTGGAATTCTATTAATAAACGATTTGTAGAATTATATAATAAAAAAGGTGGAAATTTTGATGAAGTATTTACATATAATTATTCTCAATATGTTGATATAGATTATATTACAAAATATATTTCATTTAAAAAATTCGATAAAAATGAACGTAAAGAAGAAATATGTTATTTTATAGATCAGTGCAATCCATCAATACAAAAACAAATTGCAAAAGGATTAATAAAAAATAATATAGAAGTTAAAAATAATAAAACTGCAATTTATATTATTAAAAAGAGGTATTTAAATGAATAGATTTGATCAATTATATAATTTAATAATGGAAGAAATTTCAAAAGATTATACTATTAAAATATTAAATTGCCAAGAAATAAAACATTATATTGATAATGATTTAATAGATAATCAAAATCCAAGAATTGAAAATTTTAATCAAATTGAAAAACATCTTTATGATGGTTCACCAGTATTTTGGTATACATTATTTGATAATGAAAATAAACTAAGAGCATGTGCAGGTTGTATAGATAAAGAAAACAATGTATTATATATTGCTGAATTTGATAGTTTTAAATCTGGTTATGGCTCAATATTATTACATCATATATTAAATCTTAATTATTCATGCATTTATTTGCTAAGTAATCCTGAAGATAATGAAGGTTTACTTGGATATTATAGAAGAAAAGAATTTGGTTTATGTGAATATTCATATAATACATCAAGTGAATATAAAGATATACATTATTTTTATTTAAATAAAAGTTTAAGTACCAAAGATTTAGAAAAAATAAAAGATGAAGATATGAATTGGAATAAAGATAAAATAATTGGTAAACCAATTACTACAGAAGAAGTATCAACATATTTAGATAGTGAAAATAAATTAAAATCTTCTGAAGATAGTGATGAAACATCTAATGTTGAATTTGAATGTTGTGAAGGTGGTGCAGGTATTGATGTTGGAAGTGTAATGCGGTCCTGGTACACCAGAAACATCAATAGCAAATTTAGCAACTAAATCTATACCAGTAAATCCAGAACACACAGGAAAGGTCCGGAATTAATACTAAAGACATTAAAGAGATGTATGTACCTGCTATACCATATGGTAAAAAAATAAAGGTACAAAAACGAAAGAAAATAAAATATGAATAAATTTAATACTTTATGTAATAAAGTACAAAAATATTATTTAAATACTGGCAATAATCCATTAACTAATAATAGATACCATAAAAGAATAATTAATGAAAGTTTTTCTAATATGGTGTATAATTTAATATTAGAAGATTATCATATATTTCCAGTACCTAAATTATTATTAGATGATATGGAACAGTTTGTATTAAATAATAAATCATTATCTAAAAAATATTATTCATTAAAAGATATACAGACAAAATATTGTACTAATTGGCAATATTATAATCAATTTAATACAAATATTGAATTAATGTTAAAGGAAAATATTCAAAGTTCAATAACATTAATTACATTTAATGAACTTGATATATTTAATGTATTAAAAATATTTAAAGATCAAAATTTAACATTAGATATGTTACAAGATAATTTTGCAATATTATCATGTAATGATCAATTTAATTGTTATTTATTTGTTAAACAATCTTCAATAACCGGTATTAGAAAGGCCATACAACATGAATTAATACATTGGCAACAGGTAACATTAAATAGTGAAACAAATAAAACATATGGAATATTTAATGATAAACAATTTAATCTAACTAATGAACAAAGTAAATGGTTATCAAAATATGCAGATGATATTAAAAAAGTGTATAATTATTTGTTAAATGGAAGAGAATTTGAAGCCTGGGTGGCTAATACATGCGAAGAATTTGAAGATAGTAACTTAACTATAGAACAATTTAAAGATATAATAGAAAATAAATCTAAATTTGAACTATCTATAAATAATGCTATTAATTCATATAATATAGGAAAAGAAGAAATGCTTATATTTAGTGAAATATGTTATTTAAGCAGTTTAAATGATAATAAAGATGATAGATATTGGTATTTAATTGAAGCATTAAAAGAAAATAAAGAATAAATATTATTAATTAAATATTTATAAATATAAATTATGCGTTTTAGATCATATAATAGTGAATTATTAATAGCACGGGACTCTTTTAAATGGTGTATTTAATGATATTGTAATTGATAGAAGAGATCATGGATTATCTAGAGATTATAGTAAACCAGTAAATTTAAAAGAAATTGTGCAAAAGAAAATAGAAATACCATGCATATTTGGTGATAGAAGTAATATATTACGTTCATTAGAAAATGAAAGTGGTAATATAAAATTACCATTATATATATTAGAAGCTAAAGGTATTAACAGTGATCCAATAAGAAATGCCGATTTGCATGTAGATGTATTTTATCAGCCAGATATATCATTTAGTAAATTAGATCCAAGTAATAAATTATATAGACCATATAATTTAAGTAAACGTAGAGGATTACCTATAACCATTGATTATGATCTAACATTAGTTACAAGATATAGAGAAGATTTAGATCAAATGTGTACTAATTGGATGGTACATTGGAGACCAGATATATATGTTAGATGGTGGCATCCGAGAAATAAAACAGCTCCATTAGAAAGTGAAATTTTATGGAAACAAAATATTTCATTTGAAAGTAATATGGAGTATGATCCAACTAAACGTTTTCAATGGGTAGCTAATACAAGTTTTACATTTAAAACTTGGGTATTTCCAGGTTTAAATGATGTAGATGGATCAAAAGATGATTCATATGGATTAATTGAATATTTTAATTTTTATCCATTAACTGGATATGATAATTATGATCCAGAAAGTGGTGTAAAATTACCGGAAGAAGGTGGTAATACTGGTTATCCAGTATTTGGTGATATTTATAATAGAGAAGATGCAGGATTCTTTGCAGTTGATAGTGATCAAGAATTTGAAAATGATGGTAGTGATCCAGAAGGTATATTAAAAGGTCATTATGCTGTTAATAATATTAAAAGTGATCCTGAAAGTATATTATATGATCCTATATCTGGTGTATTATTAAGTGGTCAAACTATGATACCAGATATAACTACAGTTGGTGATATGCCAACTAATATAGCATTATTAGCATCCTTCCCGAAATTTGAAATATGGCAAGATTATTGTATTCAAGATCCTATTAGCAATGAACAAATGGGATTCAAATATGTGTATTTCAAAAATGGTTATCCAATAAGTGCAAGTACACAAGATCCTCCAAGTGGTGATCTATTATTTGATCATTTCTATTCTAAATTAAATAGATTTAGAAATGTACCAGAAGATTTCTCATATAATAATCCAATAGTTTCTAGTGAATTTGGTACTACTTATACTGATCCATTACAACCACAATATCAATATGATGTAGAAACAAAACAATTAACTATATTTGGTCAAAGTACTGAAGATAAACCATATGTAAGTTATATTTGTAGTGAAATCAATAGTACTAGTGGTACTACTCAAATTATTAGTTTAAGAAATAAACGAGAAGATTATCCAATTAGTATGAGATGGGAAAGAGCAATAAATCAAAATATTAATTATTTAAAAGATAATGATGTAAATGAATTAGTAAATATTAATGTTTGGCATTATCCTAAAGATAAATCTAAATCAGAATTTGTTAAATTTAATATTGAATTTGATGAATATAGAAATAAATTAAAAGAATTAAAAAATCAAATCAAAACAAATTGGGATGATCTAAATATTGAACTTATTGATGAAACATTAAATACATATAAATTATCATGTATTGATAATAAACTTAATAAATTAAAAAAGACATTAAATACTGATTTAGATAATTTCTTAACATTCCAAGAAAAACAAACAATAGAAAAAGATGGTATAGAATATAATGTATTAATAAATGATTATTTATATTTTGTATTAACTGATGATGAAGAAATTGAAGATGGTATATATGATTGGGGTATTATTGCAATGCCACATTTCTATGTATATAGAAATCCAATATTTAATATTACATTAGATAATTGTAATACCATGTTTGGTATTTCAGTAGATACTAATTTAGGATTTCACTAAATAATATAAATATTAATAGTTTTTAAATAAAAAGGAGATATATAAAATGAATAAATTTGATAAATTATATAATAAAATCATAAATGAAGCCATTGATTTTAATCAATTACTTGATACAATTAATAATTCAGTAGATGATGAATTAGAAAATAAACCACCATTATCACAAGTTATTAAAGATGCTATTGAAGATGAAATAATTGCAAATTGTATACAATTAGTTAAGGATTATGAAACATATTTACCACAAATTGAACAATATGTAATAAAATTATTAGATGGTCAAGATTATTGGACAATTGATTATGGTAAATTGGTTGATTTAATTACTAATGCATTAGAAGATAATAAATTAATTATTTATTAAATGTAAGAATAATAAATGAATAAATTTGATAAATTATATAATAAAATAATATTTGAAGAAATTCAAAAATTACCAACTACTGATACAATACTTCCAAAAAATTTATGTAATCCAGATAATTGTTATAGATGGGTTAAAGGACAAGCTAATATTTATGCTTGTTTAATTACCAATAAAAATATTAAACAAGTTACTGAATTTTTAAAGAAAAATAGAGAAAATCCAAATATAAAACCACAAGTTGGAAAATATTTAGTATATAATCCACATATTAAAGAACAAGATGGACAAGTTTGGATGAATAAATTATCTGGTTATTCAAAAGCAACATTTGATAATTCAGTATTTGATGACCTTCATATTTCAAAAAATGGATTAGAATTTGATGAATACATTTTTATTCCAAAAGATAAAGATTTAGAAGAAGGTGTAGATGCATGGGTTGGTTTTCAAATTCCAGAAGGAATGACATTTAAAATTAATAAGGGTTGTGGAAATAATGGATCTGATGAATCTACTGCATATGAAACTGATTGGTTACCAATTGTTAATGGAAAATTTGATTGGGCAAGATCTTTACCTTCTATGAAACAATCTAATTTTAAGTGTATAGGAAAAGAACAGCCAAAAATTAATAAAGAATGTTTAACTGCATGGAATACTCAAAATGAATAATTTTGATAAATTATACAATAAAATTATTACTGAAGCAAGAATACCAATATCTTCGCTTAAACCAATTACACGAAGTATTCCTACTATTGAACAAGTAAAAGAAGAACTTTTAAAATTATTTAAGTTTAATTTTTGGAATGAATTTATAGATTTTCAAAAACCTGGTCAATGTGATTATATTGCAAAACTTGTATGTAAATTATTTCCAAAATTTAAAATGGTAAGTGTATATGTTGATATTTCACCTGAAGCAAGAAAGAAAATGAGTCCAGGATATACTTTTGCAATTCATTATTTAAATAAGTTAAATGGAAAATATTATGATTTTGCAAAAGGTGCCAATTGTTATGAAGGTGTTTATATTTTAGATGGACTTGGTGATAAATATGATGTAAATGTTACACAAGAAGAATCAGCAAGATTTTCAAAAGAAATAGAAGAAAATCCTAAAGCCATTGGAACATATTTAAGATAAAATTTAAATTTAAATAAAACAAAACTCTTAACCAGTTAAAGGTTAAGAGTTTTATTTTTGGTTAAATGTTTTAAAAATTATCTAACATTCATTGGTGGATATTGTTGCGATTGAGTCATTGGTTGTTCATTTAAAGAAGGATCATCTTCAATACCAATAATACATTCCGTTGTTAGAAGCAATCCTGCGACGCTAGATGCACTTTCTAATGCAGTCCTAGTTACCTTAACTGGATCAACAATACCGTCATCTATCATATCTACAAATTGATTTGTTAATGCATTAAAACCAAAATTCTTATCATTTTTAGTTTTAACTTTATCTAAAATAACATCTGCAGAATAACCACCATTAATTACAATTTGTTTTAATGGTTGTTCAATTGCATTTAAAATAATATCTACACCACGTTGATATGAAATAGATTTATTCTTAATAAGATTTTTAATAGCATTTTTACTATTCTTTTTTGCCTTAATTAAAGCACAACCACCACCTGGTACAATACCTTCTTCTAATGCAGCAATTGTTGCATGAAGAGCATCATCAATACGATCTTTCTTTTCTTGCAATTCAACTACTGTATTTGCACCAGCATAAATCATTGCTACACCATTTGTTAATTTAGATAATCTGCGTTTTAATACCTTCTTTTCATATTCATTAGAACTATCAGCCAATCTAGTTTTTAAATAATCAATACGTTTATTTAATTTATCTTGACTACCTCCACCATCAATAATTGTTGTAGAATTTTTACTAATAATTACTTTTTTAGCATTACCAAGTACTGTTGGATTAGCATTATCTAGTGATATACCTAATTCTTCAGAAAGATATGTACCCGCTGTTAAAATGGCAATATCTTCCATTACATCCTTACGAATTTCACCAAATGATGGAGCATTTACACAACATACACTAATAGTACCACGTGTTTTATTAAGAATTAATGTTGTTAATGCTTCTGTATCTATTCCATCAGAAATAATTAATAATGGTTTACCTGTTTGTGAAATATGTTTTAATAATGGTAATAATTCATTAATTGTACTAATCTTCTTGCCATATAATAAAATATAACAATCATTTAATTCAGCGATATTTTTATTTTCATTAGTAATAAAAAACGGTGATAAATATCCATTACCAAATTCCATACCTTTAATAATTTCATAATAAGTATTATTGAATTTACTATCAGCAACAGTAATAGTTCCATCAATACCTACAGTATTAATGGCTTCAGCAATTACCTTACCAATTTCATTATCTCCATTAGCGCTAATTGTAGCAATTTGTTCAATTTGTTGTTGATCTGTAATTGTAATTGATAATTCTTTAAGTTTTTCTACAATAACTTTTACAGTATCGTCAATACCTTTCTTTAATTGATTTGGATTAATACCAGTAGTAATTGCTTGTAATCCATTTTCATAAATTGCTTCTGCTAATACAGTTGCTGTTGTTGTACCATCACCAGCAGAAATAGCAGTTTTTGATGCAACTTCTTTAACTAAATTTGCACCAACATTTTCAAAATTATCCTTTAAAAATACTTGACGAGCAACACTTACACCGTCCTTTGTAATAGTTGGTGTACTATACATATTTTCAATTACTACATTTTTTCCACATGGACCTAATGTACACTTAACAGCCTTACTTAATGTTTGTACACCAGTTAAAATCTTTTCACGAGCTTCTTTAGAAAATTTTAATTCTTTTGTATAATTCATATTTTACATTTAACCTTTAAAATATAAGTATTTTAAATTAAAATAATTCTAAATTTGCTCTTTTAATAGTTGTAAGTTAACTTTATTAAATAATCTAGGTGATATATCTCTTAAAATAATATATGTAATTAAACCAATTTGAGACAAATTTAACTGTTCCCATTGTTTATACATCAATGAATTAAATATTATATTTTTATCTTTACTACTAAAAATTTTAATAAATTCTAATATAAATTGTTTTTCACTGATTTTTTTATAATATGTTTTGTATAAAATATTTAAATCATTAATTAAATTATCTATTGTTGGTATAAATTCTTTTTTGTTAAATATATTGTTTAAATAAAAACTTATTTGTTCTTCATTTAAATCTATATAATCAAGTTTAGGTAGTTTTGTATTTATTTTACATTTAATTAAACCATATTTAGTATATTTTTGTAAATAATGTGTTAATTCATGTTCTATAGTTCGTTGAGTATACTTTGTACTATTTAATAATAATAAATTTGCATTTAATAATTTGTTAAAATCTGTAAATATTCCATTTGCTGATTTTATTTTCCAAATTAACAAGTTTAAAATATTATTTTCTTTTTCTGTTAATTCAAGTTCTGAAGTACACTGGTGAATAAATTGTATAAATTGATCTTTATTATTAAAATCAAAACATCCAATTAATATATTTGGTAAATTATTAGTTTTAAATATTTCTTTATTAAAACAATTTAAAATATCATTACCGTTAATTAAATGCAATTGATTTTCTTCAATATTATTTTTAACTAATAATATTAATTGTTTTGGTAATTGTATGAATTTTTTTATTTCTTCTATTATTAGATATTGTTTTTCTATTGAATTATTTAATAACTCTAATAGTTGAGATATTGAAATTGTTGTGGTATATTCTTCAACTATAACATTATATAAATTGTTTATAAACATTTCACTATAACTTTTTATCAGATCTTTCATAATATTCTATCATTTGATTCTTAATATTTTCAGTTAAACCAAATTCAACTTCAGTTCCAAAAAATTTAATATTATCATTTTCCAATTCTTTAAGATTTAAATCATCTATAGCAGCTAATCTATCTTCAAAAGTGATACCTAATGTATTATTCTTAACAAAAGATAATATTTCACTCATTCTACCATAATTACCACCATCAGTAAATCTACTAAAATTAGGTGTATATCCAATTAATGCAGATCCATTTATTCCTCTTCTTTCAAGCATTGTTCTTGCATTATTTATATTTCTATATGGACTAACATATCTCCATGTAGAGCTCCAAATAATCTTTACATTACATTTTTCAATAACTTCATTTAATCTTTTAGCCAATTCAGGAAATATTAATTCTTTATTATGTTTAAATTCTTGATAATATTTTTGTGAAACCAATTCTCTTATTTCAGATAAATTTAAATGTGGTTTTTTATCTTGTAATTCAAGAAATTTGTCATCATACCATTTACGTATTAAATAATTACTATTTAATACTCCATCCATATCTAAAAATAATATATTTTTACATTCATTAAACATCTTTATTTTCCTTTAATACTTCAATTAAATACCAATATCTATCATCTTTATTATCATTTAAACTACTTAAATAACATACTTCTCCAAATATATACATTTAATATTCAATACCAAATAATGATAAAACTAATTTCCACTCCTCAATTCCACAAAGATCACAAAGTTGCTTAGCAGATTTAAATATTTCACCAATTTCAACACATCTAATTGGATCAGTATAAAACAATTGTTCTTGTTTTTTATCATCTACTTTCATTAATTGACGTGTTTTAAAACCAAGTAATTTATTTAGATTTTCTATAAAATCTTTGCAATATTGAAATGAAAAAACACTATCATTATCATGTTTTTTACATTTTCCAAATGACTTAGTATAATCTAATAGATCTATTGATCTTTCAAAGTATTTACATTTTGCACAACGATTTGGATTTAATCCAGCAAGTACCTCAGTTAATCTATCTTCAATTTTCATTTCTTAATCCTTTCTCCACAATTTGGACAGTAATTAAATTCATCTTCAATTACATGACCACATATTCCACAATAAAATTTTCCATCATGTCCTTTTAATCTTGTATATTCTTTATTTTCAATAATTATATAAAGTATATCATCAAAATCTTTTTCAACATTTAAAATTTTAAATCTATTTCATTGTTTATCATTTTCAGTTTTTACCATTACGAATTTTTCAGAAAATCCAGAAATAAAATAATTATCTATATAAGTTTTTAATTTTTTTAATCTCATAAGCCAAACCTTCTTTTAAGTAATCCAATTATATACGAAAATAATAACATAGATAAACTATCATAATTATTATAATTTGAATTTTTAAAATTTATTAAAAATGGATTGTTCATCATTTCTTGTCGGTTTTTAACTTGTAAAAAATTCTTTAATTGTTCAATAAAATCAAGATTTGAAATATCTTTATAATATTTAGTTTTAGTGTTTAATAACATTTTATATAGATCATCTATATGTGGAACAAATTCGGTATTTGAAAAATATGATAATACTAAATCATAATCAACATTAAATATATTATTTAATATATTTTTGTTTTTAATATCATTTTCATTTATACCATTAACAATTCTAATATTTCCAATTGTTTGTACAAAATAACTTAATTCATGATATATAGTTTGAAATATATTATTGTTTTTATTATTAACACAAATAATATTTAAATTATCATATTTATTAAAAAATCCAAATGTTAGTTGAGCATACTGAATAAATTCATTTCTAATAATTTCCAAATCATCATTATGTATATTAAAACAATTTATATGAAATTTATCTATTTCATTATTATTTGAAAAATCAAATATAGAAAAAAATATATTATCAAATTTAATGTTTTTTAAATTTGACCAATGCTTACTTTGTTTAAAATAATGTTTAAAATTATCACCATTTATTTCTTTGTTTGAATATTTCAATAAATAATTAATTAATTCTATTGGAATATCTATTAAATCTTCTTTTTCTTCATTAATAATATTTTCAAAATTATCAAATTTTATTGCAGATGTTAAAAAGTATATATACTTTTGTAAATCAAACTTTAAATTTCCATTTGATTCATATAAAATATTTAAATATGTTTTAATAAATTTATTAGTTTTCATCTTTATATTCAAAGAAGTCATCTAAAATATCTGCCAAAATATATGGTGCTTCTATGATACAATCATCATCTTGACATAAAGATTCTCCATCATAACAATTAAAATCTTCATACCATTGAATTAATTTGTCAACAATTTGCTTATCAATTTGTTCTCTACTTAGATTATTTTTTATTTTTAATTTCATTTTTAATTTCCTCATATTCATTATAATTTATTTTCTTTTCTTCATTTTTCTCCATTCCCAAGGTGGAATGCAAGTTTCCCAATGTTCTGCCCATATTCCAAGTTTGTTTTGTTTTGCTTCAGCTTGTAATTTGGCATATTCTGGATCATTACTAAATTCTTCATACCACCATGCAGCACCATGCTTAACCATTGCTTTATTTATGTTTCCACTATAAATACCTAAAACTTTATACAAATAAATTGTTCCAATGATTCTTCCATACATATCAATTTGATGAAATTCAACATATACATTTTTACCATCAATAAGAATTTGTAATGTCGTTTTTGCATGATCATCACATTCTTGATTTTTTTCTGGTGCATCAATATGTGCTAATCTTACTTTAAATTTATCATTTCCATCTTGAATAATAACAGTATCTCCATCAAGTACTTTTACTACTTCACCTGTTATTTCAGCTGAAAATACACAAAATGATACACAACATAAAATAAAATTTATAAAATATTTTTTCATTTAATATTTCCTTTATCTTATTTCTTTTCAAATTAATAAATATTTTGATAATTTTGAATATGCTGCTAAATATTCTTTCTTTTCTTTCTCTAAATCTTCTAAATTAGATTTTATTCTATATAAATCATAATTAATTACTCTGGTTTTAATATCTTGTTCATTATTTTGTGTAGAAACAAAATATGAACCAAATGAAACTCTATCTGGCTTATTGTCAATAAGCCTTGCTACAATAGTAATATATCCTATTGAAAATTGAGGAACTTCAAATTTAAGTTCCCATTCATCTTCACCAACCCAATTAACTATATATTTATCTATAGGCTTTACATTTGAAATGTAAAAATATTCATTATTAGAAGTTAAACCTATACAAAAAGTTTGATCTTCAGAAAATGGATATTTAATTTGTTTCTTTTCATATTTCATTTCCTTTAGATCTTCATTAGCTTTTCTTTCTTGTAAAGTTAATTTTTCTTCTTCAGAACCATATGGTGCATGTCTTGGATTACCACACATATCACAACTACATAATTGTGGACTATGTGCCATCTTTCCAATAAATGTAGAATCATTTGCTAACTTTTCATCATGCCAAACATCCTTTACAATGTGCTTTACATGTTCTTTTTCTTTCTTTTCTTGTGCTCTACGATAATCTTTTGTTCTATTCATATTAATTGATCCTTTCCTTTAAAATTTTCTACAATATTCTTATATGTCCAAATTAATAATTGTTTCCATTTTGATTTCTTTATTTTTGGTAAAATTTTATCAATATTTTTATCAAATATAAAATTTTGATCTTGATATATTGTTAAATAAAATTGTTTAATATTTTCAAATTTTGGATTTGATTGTATAATATATTTAAATTGTGAATTAGTTTCTTTATCAAAGATCAAATTTAATAAACATTTAATAAATTCTAATATATCCTGTTTTGTTGGTTTTTGTATTGCATCTTTTAATATCCTTATTAATAAATTGCAATATGTTCCAAATAATGTAACAAACTCATCCTCATCTAAATAATATTGTAATGTTTTATCAATCTTTCCATCTTTAAATCCAATAAAATTATTAGAATACCAAATATTTATTGAATTTATTTCTTTTGATATATTTAACAAAAATGTATATAAATGTTGAGTTTCATGTTCAACAACTTCCTCTAATGTATATTTTGTCAAATCATTATCATCTAATGTTACATACATTGGATTAATTGTTATTGAACATAATAATGTTACATTATCATTATATATATTTTTTAATAATTGATTAAATAATTGATTAGAATATCTAATATCTTTTAACTTAATTTCTATTTCTTTTTTAATAATACTAGACATCAATTTTAATTGTTTAACAAATACAGCATCAACATTAAATGTTCCTTCTGTATTTAATGTGATATCTATAATACAATTAAAATATATTTTATTTGAAATCTTTTCTAAAAATTTTTGAATATATATATTAGATATTTTATCTTTTAAATCTATTAATGGTATTTTAATACATATATTATTATTTTTAATATTTGTCAAAAATACCGAATATATATATTGTTTTAATTCCTTATCTAGTGGAAATACTGTATTTTCTTCATTTACTATATTTAAGTATATATCATCAAATTTTCTGTTAATTCTCATCGGCCATCATCTTCATAATAAAAAAGTTCATTATCAATTTTTTTTAATAATGTATTAATATTATATCGAAGATCAGTTAATTCTTTAGTTACTACCAAACCGGATTCAATTGTATATTGTTCAGAATTTAAATGAAGTACACGCTGATTTAATATTTCTAAATCTAATAAACTATTCTGTAATTTATTAACTATTTCAGTTTTAAACTTTTGCATAATATACTTCTCCTTCTTTTAATACATTAAATAAATGGTACCCCGTAGAGGAATTGAACCTCGTGGCATCCATCCGACTAATTATATGCCGCCAGCTTAGAAGGCTGGTGTCGGGATACAGGGCACATCTTTATTTTTAATAATAATCTTTTCTATTACTTTTTAAACAAATAATTTAGTATTTTTTCAAATAAAGATATATTTTCTTTTTCTATGATTTGTTCTTCATATGATTTTGCTGTAAAAATATTATCACATTTTGGACATATATATGATGGCATTTCTTTATTATTTTTTAACATCAATTTAGCATAACAATAAGAACAATAAATATATTTTTGTATATTAATATGTTTGATCATCAAATTAATCCTTATAATAAATTTTTTTCATACCACTCCAAAAACTAAAGATAATAGCTGTTTCAACCAATGCTAATAAAAATCTAATAGGAATAGGATAAGAAGTTTTATATGTAATTATTGCACAAAGAATTGCAATACAACAAACTTGAATATATTTAATATATTTAAATGGATCGGATTCATTAGTTTTTTCTATATAAGTTTTTGGTAAAAAATGATATCCACAAACATTACAATCCCAAAATTTTATATCAGAATTTATTTTGTTAAAATATTCTTCATTAAACTCCATTTTACTCTCACACATTGGACATTTAACAACTACATTCTTAGACATATTTTATTTCCTTTTTTTTTAAAATTAATTATTATTCATTATCATCATCTTTATCTAATAATAAATATGGCCAAATCCAGCAAAACCCATAATAAAATAAAAATAATTGAAATGTAGATTTTAATAATTCGTATCCTAATTCATATTTAAATTGTGTTTTAATAGATTCAATTATATATGGCTTAACAAGCATTCCAACTGTTCCAAATACCATTAAACCTAAACAAGTAATGGAATAACAAAGTAAAATATTAAGTAAAACATTTAATAGAAACTCACTCATTTTTAACTCCTTTTAATTTTTGTAATTTTTTTAATCGTCTTTTTTCTTCATATATTGGTAAATTTATTGATATTTGATCTTGTTCTTCATTTGATAGCATATTTATACTTAAACATGTAATAATACAATGTCTACTTTTGTCATAAATAACCGGAATTATTTGATTTTTAAATTTTAACACTATTCTTGATTTTATTAAAGATTCATAACCAAGATGACAAATATAATTACCAGATTTACACATTAATCCCATATCTTTAATTTCTTGATCACTTAAACTAAGTCCAAACCGTTGAAATGCTCTTTTTTTCGTATGTCTGTTTAATGTTTTAAATTTTGATTCAGTATATGTAAACATTACATATTCTCAATTTAATTAATTTCATCTCATTCATCCCAATTATTATGTGTTTCATCTTTTGCTGATGCATAGCAACAAATAAATCCAAATAATGGAATTCCAATTATAATAAACCAAATCAACATTTTATATTAATTTCCTTTCTATTATAATTCATACATATCTCTTTCTTTATCATAATTAGTATTAACAATTAATTCTTTAATAAGATAATCACTGCAAGTAAAATTATCTTCATTATTAATATCATGCAACATTTTCTTTGCATCTTTTTTATTCATAAAAAGAGCTATAATTCGTTCATGTGTACCATCACAAACATATTCTTCTATAATAGCATAAACTTTCATCTTTTAATTATCCTTTTTAATAATTAAACTTCTATAATATTATCTATTTTTTCACCATCTTCATTGTACGTATAATCATTAACAAAGATTCCACGAAAATCAGTACCAAAAAGTTCATTCTTCAATAATCTGACAATAAGTGGATTAGGCAAGATCTGATTATTGTTCATAATAAATGATTCATTTTCATTTCTATTCAATTTAAGAAATTTGTTGAACCATTCATTAAGCATATATCCAACTGCACCAGAACGAGAAACTCCTGCATCACAATGAACATATATAACTTGCTTACCATCGTCTTTGATAGTATTAATAAAGTCATAAATTTGTTTAGCATGATCTTTGTTGAAAAACAACAGTTCCATGCCCAATTTACCTTCATATCTTTCATCTTTTTCAGTAAGATCATCAAACTGAAGTTTAAGAATATTGTTTTTATCCACAGGAATAGGACTGCAAGAACCATTAGAAAAAATGGAAATAATCCACTTTCCATTTATCCAATTAATATCTTTTTCTATTTGTTTTTCAACATAAATACGAGGAACAACAAAAATTTTCATTTTAATACCTCTAATGTTTTATTATTATATTAGAATATAATAGAAATATTAAAAAATAAACGCACTTATTGGAATAAGTGCGTTAAAAATTAAAAATATTTTTAAAAAATTATTTTAATTAACATTTTCTTCTTTTGCAAATTCTTTTAATTTAGTTAATGTTCTATCTATTAAAAGTTTGGCTCCCATAGAAGTTAAATCTAATTCTTTACCAATTTCTGCAAAAGTTCTTTGAGAACCATCTGGTTTAGAACTAAAACGTAATTTAATTGCAGTAGCTTCTTTATCTGATAATTTCTTTAAAAATGCACCTAATTTTGCTCTAATATCTTTTTCATCTAACTGATCAAATGGGCTTGTATTTGGTTGGGTATCAGCAATGGTGTCACCTAAAGTCATGGCTTTATCATCACTATCAGCAGAAGTAATAGGAGTATCTAAACTTGATAAACCAATATTACCATATTTTGTTTTTTTACCAATAATATCAGAACTTATAGATGAATGGAATCTTGGATTAAATGGATTTGTAATACCTGCTAAAATCCATTGTTTTGCATATGCAGTAAATGGAACACCTTTATTAATATCATATAAATCAATAGCACGAATTAAATATAATACTGCATTATTAATTGCATCCTGAGCTTGACCACTAGAAATTCTACCAGTACTAACTGCTTTACTTACTAATAAATTAATAAATTTCATTTTATTAATTATTACTTCATTTCTTGCATCTAAACCTTCTTGACTATTTGGATCAGCTTTATACTTTTTAATTAATTCAATTTCTTCTTCATTGTTTAAATATTTCTTAGCACTTTCTGGATTACTTAATTCGACATCCAATTTTGCTAATTCTTTTTCATCTGAAGCAAATTCTTCATTAATTATTCTTGTAAATAAAGTTCTATCTGTATATTCAATACTTTCTAAAACTAAATATTCTTCTTTAAAAAAATCTGTAAACTTTTTCATAATATATAATATCCATATAAATTTATTATTTATTATTAATATTTATTAATTATTAATTGATTTTGTGATATTTCAGTAAATTTAATATTACTTATTGTATTTACCATAATTTTTCTATCTTCAAATCCACTACCAATTTTTTTACCATAAAATATTTGTTCTGTTAATGGATCTATTGCACATTTATATAAAGGCTGATTATCTAATAATGTTATATCATATCCGTTTTTTATTTGTTAAATCTAATAAAAATGATCCATGTTTCATAGTATAACTTTCAGTCCAACTAACTAATAGTTTATTATTTTCACCCGGTATATAATCAACTCTAGCAAAGTTATTATCAAATCTATTTAATTTTATTGAATACAATAAATTATTACTATCCTTTATATATTGATCAAAAAATAATGGATCTGTTAAATTTTTATATAATCGTTGAGTATTTTTGTATATATACATATATTGACTTAAATATCCAACAACAATATAATCTTTATTTATACATCCACATGCACATTCACAAACAATTTTTGGATGTAAATTTAATATATCTTTACTTTCTGAATAGTATAAATAAATTTTACCATTTACTTGTATACAAAAACTAACACAATATATTCCTCGTTTTGTCATATAACAAGTTGGTTGACAATGATAATATCTACCATCATTTATATCTAAATTTAAATTTATATCATTTATATCTGTTCCATCAAAATGACACATTTTCCAATAATCATTATGCATTCTAGTAAATAATAAATTTGGCATATTATCTAAATTATAATATATAAATGGCATGTGGGTATTATAATATGTTTGTGTAATTTTATCAATATTCATATTTTTATTCCTTTTTAATATATTTTAATTGGGAATTAACTCAGCAATATTATATTGTCCATCAATCCAATTATGTTTATAATTATCAGTATTACCTGATAAATAATTAACTATTGTTGGAACATCTGCTGTATATATATTTTCTTGTGTTACAGAATCTATAAATTCCCAGTTAATCCAGTTATACGCATTTAATGTCCCTAAATCATTAGTAACTATATAGTCTTTACTAACCGGATTATCACCATTAACACAACTATTTCCATTTTCATATTGTAATATTGCCGAAGCCAAACCAGAAAGATTATTGCTTAACCCTAATAAATCCTTATAACTATATGGTTTATTATTATTAATATTCCAATTTGTATTAATTATACTAGATAATATATCACAATAATGATTTATTCTTTTATATGTATATGATAATAATTCATTACGTATACTACTAGAATTATTAATCTGTATAACAGATAAAAATGAATCTTTTGTTATAACTGAATCATATGGTATAATATGGTATCTTGGATATGATCCAATTGATACTATTAAGTTAGATGCAATAAATGACGATAATGGAAGTGCATTTGAAAAATGAGAACTTGGTTGATGTATGCTATAAGGATTTGTAGTATATTTTTTAGTTGTATCATTTACTTGTTCTAAACTGCTAAATAAAAATCCACTGGCTAATTTACTTGTTGAGTTAGTTCGATCATAATTATATAATTCTATATTATTATCGGTTTCAGTAAACTTAGATTTCCATATTATTTTATTAATGTTATTTTGTGTATTCAAAAAATTAATATCATATAAGTTAATTGATTCTGTTATTCCAAAAAATGAGTTCAACTTAGGTACATTTACTGTTATACTATTATCTGTTATTATACTAAATTCATTAGAATCAACTTTTGATATAATTGGAATATTGGTAAAACAATTATAATATTTTAATGTTTTGTTACCATAATAAGATATACCAAAATAAGTAGCATTTGTCGTATCCCATGTAATATTATTAGAACCCAAACAACTTATACCTTGACAATTTATTAATGGACTATTTACTTCTATACCATTTTCAAATGGACATCCATGTGGACCTTGAATAGGATTATCAATTAAATTATCATAAACAAATTTTACAGTATTGTATAATACTGGTTTTAACATTAAATTCAAATGTTTGTTCCAACTTTTAGTACTGGTATCAAAATATACTCTTCCAATATTTTGTTTACCTAATTTATTTAAATCACCCCAATTATATATATATTTAGCACTAGTTTCTTGTCCTTCATCACGTATCCATGAAATAGAATCAGTTAATCTAGCACTAATTTCTGTATTAACATAACCGATAATCTCCACTAATGTGATATTTTTTAGAACCTTCTATATCTCCAGACATACTGCTATATATACTTTCTGATAAAAATTCTTCTCCAATATATACACCGTGTTAAAGATGGTACATATATTGATGTATCAACATATCTTGAAATAGTTGGTAATTCAGATAACGGTTTATTATAAAATTTATAAATTTTATACAGTTTTTCTATAGGTTTAATATTTATATCTGATGGATTTGAAATTTCTGCTTTTGTTTTTGATACTTTTATATGTGGTACATATTTTAAAACATATGTTGGTGATTTCCAAATTTTACCAAATCCGATTTCCATTTATTGCATAACTATAAAATACATTATATCTTTGATCATAATGCCAGTTACCTATACCATTTCCATAATCATTACTACCAAATATATAAAATGAATATATTGAACTATTATCTACTTTATTAACAATGTTAAAATTTGATATAGTTAAATTTTTTATAGTACTTTTTATATTATTAATATATGCCATACAATAAAATCTATAACAATTATCTATGGAAAATTTATATTTATTTAAATTTTCTTTTAATTTAAATCCATCTAATTTCCATAAATTATATTCATTATCATATGTAAAATCTAAAGAATTTGTTGTCCATGTTGTATTTGAAAAGTTAAAATAACTTATTCTACGGATTGGATCTGACAAATCACTTCCTTCACTATCATTTTTATGTAAAATAAACCAACTACTAAGTTCAACTGGAAATTCCTCGTTTAATATTGATGGATTAATACCTTCATCAGGACGATTTGATTTACTCTCCATAGTAATAGAACCAAATAATCCTTTATCACTAGATAAATTAGCTCTTTGACTAACAAATAGTGCCTTTAAACATTCATAATTTAATAATTTAATTCCACATAAATTTTCAGGATTTCTTTTTGTTGTTGTTCCATTAGTGGTAGTATCATATATACAAGTTGTTGAATATCCTTGAAATACAATATTTTTATTTGAAATAAAATCATCAAAATTAGAACTTGGAATATCTATAGCAAATATTACGCATTGTCCACCACGAAAATTTAGATTTTCTTTTTTACCTTTACTTTTATAATATGCATTTAATGTTAATCGTTTATTTTCTATTATAACTTCATGATCTCGTTCGACATTACCATTATGTTCTTGTCCAAATCCAGAGGCCCATCTAGCAACATATCTAAATTGTATTGTTTGATTTATATTATTACCAACAGTATATTTATAAAATGGATATAGTTCATTAAATTTATCATTAGAAACATTATCTAATAAATATTCAGAAACTAAATTTGGTTTAACTATTGTATCTGTACTTGTAATACTAAATTTATTTCGAATTAATATACTTAATATATGTTTATCTCCACTATATGCTAAAGATTCTCCATTACACCTTTCATATGAACCTGTTAATAATGGAGTATAGCAAACATAATTTTTTGAACTTAACTCGCTAGGTATGTTTTTATTTCTTTTATTTACATCATCATCGGTATCAGAATCGCATTTTGCTTTTCTAACAAATTCTGGCCAAAATATAACACTTCCAATAGGTAATGTGTCTAAATAACTGGATGTAATACCAGTAGTATTAATATATTGACTAGGAATTAAATATTCTGAATATTGATGAAAGTGATTTGCTAATGCATTTTGATCAGTTAATTCAGTACCAAAATATAATGATGATCCAATACATGAACTAAGATTATTAAACTGACCACTAACAATATATGATTTATAATTAGTTAATACTGTATTATCATTCCAAGTAATTTGACTATTAGATAATGCTTTATATTTTAGATTTTCACTACTATTACTATCTTTAATATATATTTGACTATTATTAATACCAGATAAAGTACTACTTAAATTACTAGTTAATATTTGAACATTACAATTATTAAATATTGTACTATTATTAAAAATACAATTTTTAAATATTAAATTATTACAATTTAAACCACTTACTGTCTGTTTAAAATTTATATTGGTAAATGTTATTTCACTATTATTATTAATTATATTTGTTATAGAATTTATAGTACTTATAGAATTATTTGAACCTGATAAATTTATATATCCATTATTAAAATTTTCTATTTGTAAATTAGGTGTATTAATTATAGTATTATTAGTAAAATTAATATTAATTTTATGACCATTTAAATTTTTAGGAATAATATTAAATATATATTTTTCTCCATTATTATTACCAGATATACTTCCTGATAATAATAATGTATTTATATTAAATGTTATATCTTTTAATACATAACCATCAGATAAATCAGACCAAAATGGTTTATTACCATCATTTAATAATATACTAGTAAAATATGGTGAAGATACATATGCAGACATACTATCAAAACCATTACTATTTACTATATTTCTAAATTCTGCAGTATATCCAACACTATAATTTGGAAAGTTTTGTTCAGTTATATTTTCGGTACAATTATAATTTTTATAATTATCATCAAAATTATTTGTAGAACTTAATATTTCGGCAGTACCATTATGTATTGTTATACCAGTATTTTTAATATTTTGTATATTATTAAATGATAATTGACTTTTACCATTATTAATAGTGATATGTGGAACTAAACAAGTATCAACATTATTTGCTTCTACTTTTAAAAAACTATTATCATTTATTATTCCGACCTATGGCACCGGAAATATTATCATTTTCCAATATATTTATTTGTGTTCCAGTTAATTCTGGAAACTCATTTGATATTATTATATGTTTATCTTTATTACTCATATATCTATAAATTCCTATTAAATATGGTAGATGATGTTTGATTATGTTCAAAATTATTATTATATTTAATAATATAAACCATTCTATTATTATTATATGGTCCATATATATTAATTTGTGGGATGGTAAATGTTTTTTGAGTTATACTATTATTTAATAATAATGCCAATTGTCCATTAAAATATTTATCTGTTGGATCATTTATATCTATTGGTATTTCAAATGAATTAGTTGGGTTATCATTACTTATTGAACAATTATAAAATCCATCAGGAATTGTTGGTAACCATGTAGAAATAGTTCCATTAATTTTACAATATTGTGGCCAACCAATAATACTACCTACATCTACACCTCTAAATGTTAAAGGCATCATATTAGTTATAGCACTTAAAGTATTATAACAACTACCAGTAATTGAAATTGAATTATTAACAAACGCTGATATATTATCATATAATCCATTATGTGTATGATTAAATAGATAATTATTAGAAGAAACTGGTAAATTATAATTGTTTACTTTTATAATATTAGATTGATCAATTTCTCTATTATTAGAAATTAATTTTGAAACATTATCTATTTCAGTTGATTCATTAAATATTATATTATTGTTATACCAATATCCATTATTATTTGTTAAATTACTGGATAAATTATATACATTATTTTCAAAATTAATATAATTGTTATTACCTATAAATAATTCTGTATTATTATTATTTGTAAATGTGCAATTATAAAACATTAAATTTTTATTATTATTTAATATTGTATTAGTGTATATAGTCTCTAAATTATCAAATTGTTTATTTCCACTAAGTATACTAGAAATAATATTTATATTACTTTGATTATTATTTATATATAAACATCCACTTAAATTAATATTTTTAATTGTTAATTGACCATTATAAAAATAATCTATATTAATATCTCCACTAAATGTATTATCTATAATATTAAATGTAACATTATATCCATTTAAATTTTTTGGAATTTTTTTTAATAAATCTATAAATTCAGATGTTTTTATATCAATTGTACTATCTTTATAAAATTGACCAGTATTTGTATAATTTTCACCAAAATTTGACCAAAATACTTTATCTCTATCATTAATTAAATATCCAGAAAATTTAAAATCAGTTTTATCTAAAATTCCTCCATTTTCTTTATTTTTTGGATTTTTTATATTTGTATAACTTCCAATTTGTATTAAATTTATTTTATAAAAACTTGGAATTCTTATTAAATTAGTATATTCATCTTTATTAACTATTGAATTTAACCAAATAACATTTTCATAATCTATATAATTTCCTGAAGCACAATTATATTGTGTTTTACTATTTTTAAATGTAGAAGCATATGCTTTTCCACTAATACATGTACTATATTCTATCATTAATTCACTATTTTCAGATAAAATACCATACATACCTGATGTTGGAAAATTTAATATATTATTTTTATTTAATTCATTATCAAAAATCATATTTTAATATCTCTTTTAAATTATTCATTATTTAATTTATATTTCTTTGTATTTACAATTCCATATATATTGAAATTTTTTATTATTGGAATTACCGTACTATCATTTTCTGATTTTATAAGTTCACCTGATAAATTAGGTAATGAAAAATTACTAATATTCGTGTCATTATTTAAAACTTTATATATATCATATATATTTTTATAAGTTGTTTTATTATAAATATTATCACTTATCATTAATAAATATGTATCTGGTTGATCAGTCAATTTTGAAATTTTATTATTAACTCCAGATAATACCTCATTTCTTTTTATATTAAAATCCCAGTTAGTAGATATAGTATTAAAATCTGTAGCTGTTCCATTAATAGATTGAAAATATATAGCACCATTTGGTAAATTACCAGATAAATTAGTAAATGTTATATTAATATCTGGTTGAATTTTTACATGATTATGATTAAATATTGAACCAATATCATTTAAACCTAATAAAATAGGTAATGAATTAACTCTTAAACTTCTTTGTCCATCATTTAATTTATCTTTATTATAAGTTCCACTTAATTTATCTGTATCATAAACAGGAGTATCATTATAATATAAATTAGTTGATGAATAATCAATTATATCACTAGTTTTAATATTTACTTTACTATTTCTTGTTGCAAATGTTACTACTTGGCGTTTTTTAAAATTTATATTTGAAGAATTTGTATTATAAAATTTTAAATCTCCATCTATACTAACATTACTATTTGTTGTAACATATATACCAATTGCTGAATTATAGAATTTTATTTTATTAATATTAACATTTGAATTATATATAAATATATCATTATATAAGGTAGATGATGTTGATTGTTCTTTATATAAATATGGATTATACCAACTTAAATCAGTATAATTTGTTCCACTACATGTAATATCTTCTAAATAAACATTTGGACAATTTATAATATTTAATAAACTCCTACAGTTAAATTCATTACAAAAAGATGAAATTGGAGTATTAGCATTATTAAAAGTTAATCCGGATAAATAAATATTACAATTACAATTTTTAAAATTTAATTGTTTTGTAATAGTTGTCATTCCGGGTGATTATAATAGTACCATTTATAAAATTAGTAAAATTATAATTATCTGTAACATCAGATGTTATACCAAATATAGCACTTAATCCATATAAATTTTTAGGTAAATAATCAATTAATTCATCTGATATAGTATTAAATACATAATTTTCTTTAATATTTTTAACCATATGTTGAACATTGGTATCAAAATATAATCTATCACCACCATTAATTAATAAACTTGACCATTTTACAGGAATATTATTATCATTTAATTTTTCTATATATGTATATGTATTAGTGTGTAAACCAGATATTGATATATTTTCTATTATATTAGTTTCTGGAAAATTGTAAAGTGTACCATCTGTTACTTGTGATTGGTATATAGAAACATCACTGGATAAATTAGTTAATCTACTATTTTGTAAACCAATTATATTATATATAGCACTAGATAATATATTATTATATAATGATATATTACTATTATTATATACTTGAGCATAAGCTGTACCGACCACTTATATTATCAGTAAATACAGATATTTTAGAATTATCACCTATTATACCATATACACCTTTATTATTAATCCATGGATTAATTTGTTGTTCTGTAAAAATTTTTAATCTATTACTCATAATAAAAATAATTGAATTAATTATATAATTTATTTAATTTATTAGTTTGTTGGTTGATTAATAAATGTCAAATTTAATGATTGAGTATTTTGTTTTAAAATACTTCCTAATACAGATATTGCATGCATATTTTTACAATATACACTACCAAAATATGAATTATTATCTAATTGTGTAAGTGATACATATTCATTTTCTTCTAACCATGGATAATATTTTTTAATACCTTCTTTAAACAAATTGGTTATTTCTGATTGTGATAAGAATTTTCTAAATAACATAATATTTCTAACTGCACCATTCCATACTGACCAACCAGTTATATTATTAGCACTAATTAAATTCGCAAGTTTTACACCAAATAAACTTATATTTACATCATTTTCTTTTTGTGGTATTGTAAATTGATAATCAACATTATTATCTAATTGGTTTTGAGTTGGTAGTAAAATATCATTATGTATACTTCGTTGGCCATTTTTATTTATATATGTTGCTCTAATATTTATTCTCATATTATCAGAAGTAGGAGGTTCTCTAAAAATATCATTATTCCATGGTTTCATACCTGATATATTTGAAATATTTGTTGAATCTATATTACCAGTTTGAAATTCAACTGTATACATAACCCAATTATTTAATAAATCATTTGAATAACGAACAAAATCAGTTTCAATTGCATCTCTAGATTCAGTTGTTATATTTTTTAAATCACTATTTCTAACAATTTCTGGTGATATGTATATACCATTTCCAGTATTACAATTAAAATCACTAATAATTGGATTATTATTTGGATCTTGTTTTGTTTGATAACCCCAAAATACTAGTGAAACATTTGGAGTATTACCATTTGCATTATAAATAATATCTTTTATTTGATTTGATTGAACTTTTTCTGATTTATCTCCATCTATTTCAAAATGATCATCTAACCAGAAAAATCCAGGATCTGTTAATTTACTAATATTTGTATTTAATACTTGTGCTGATACATTATGAAATAATGCACTAACATTAGTTATATAATTTGGAAATTCAGCAGATAATTCATTTAATGCATGTAATTCAGTTTTTTGTGAATTTAATATAAAATGATGTGTACCATCTTCAATTAAATATCCCGTATTTAATATTTGTGGATTATAATCCTTTTCTAATGGCCAATATACAATTATATCAGAATATTCTGGAAATTTAAATGTATCAAAATCAATTGAATCATTTTGTTTTAATGTATTTTCTAATTTTAAATTATATATATATGTTTGACTTGTACAATTTTTTGTACTAATAACACTATGATTTAAATTTATTCCATTGCTTTGAATTGTAATTAACTTATTATCTGAAGTTACAGATGTTGAAAGTTTAAGAATATTATCTTGAATTTTTCGTAATAATACTTCAGTATCATAATTTGATTTTAATGAAGTATATACATTATAATTAATAGTTCCATCTTCATTTAAATCATCTATAAAAAAGTAAGTATTACCATATATAATTAAATTACCGGTTTGAAAATTTTCAAATGATAAATTATATCTTTCTATATCTAATGTTAAATAATCAATATCTATATTTTCTGGAGATATTTTATTAGTATTAATATCTACTGCTGCTAATGCTAATTGATCTTTATAATTTTCTAAAGTAATTTCAACATTATCAATTGTTGTTCCAATTACTTTAGATGCTGGAACAGAAAATGCAAATAATAAAGTAAATCCGATTTAAATTTTTGGCAACACTATTAATTAATAATTTTAATTGTGATATATCAAAATCATTATTATTATATATAGGTAAATAACAAACACTATTTTTAGTCAAACCAACTAATGATGCTAATAATTTTTCAATATCTGATAATGGAAAGTGAATACTAGTATCATTTATATGTGCATCAATTGTGGTTTCAACATATTTGTTAAGTGCTTCTGTTTTTAAATCTAAATAATAGTCATTATTTAATAAATTTAAAAAACCTCTATTAATTGTCATATCTGATACATATTCATCAGATTTAATTGTTACTTTTTGAGGATTTGTCCAAGGTAATCCAGCATGTATTAATTCATTATTTACTGCCATATATTTATATTCCTATATATCAAATAAAATCGTATTTACGTTATTATTATTTATTTTTTCTTCATTATTTTTTTCTTCTTTTTTATTGCTTTTAATATATCTTATATAACCTGTTGATTGTTTTGGTATTAATTTATATGCTAAAATATATAATTGTTCTGCAGTCAATTTAGTTTGCATTATATTTAAGTATTCAGCATATTTAATTAAAGATTCTCTCATAGATATATATCGACATAACATATAACTACTAAAATACTTTTTAAATTCTTTTGATTTAACCAATTCTCCACCACTATATTTCATTAATATATCAGTTAAACAATCAAAAAAATTAATTATATCACCACTTTGTATTCTATTTTTTACTAATTGTTGTTGAGATATTGCCATGTTAAATCCTTTTACATTTAATATATTTAAAATAACTAAAAAAGGTCAGATTTAAATCTGACCTAAAAGATTTTAAGTTGTTATTTAAATTATTAATTATTAACTATTAACTATTATTCAATAGCTAAATATTTTGATTTTGGTTCTTCTTTAGTTGTTAACATTGGTAATTTAATTTGCAAAATACCATCTTGATATTTTACCTTAATGTTATTCTTATCAACATTATCACTTAATCTCCATGATATACTAGATGATCTACCAGCAATTTGGTTTTGAATATACTTACGATGAACAACCGGTTCTTTTATATTTTTTTCTTCTTCTTGTGCATCTTCTAATTGTAAACCAAGTTCAACAATTAATGTATCATTTTCCACTTGTACACTACATTGTTCTTTTTGTAATCCAGCACAAGCAATTTCAATTACTGTATTAATTACTTTACCGTCAATATATTCATTATAAATATCAGTTGGATATACACTAATTTGACGAAGTTTTGGATTTGAAAACATTTTTTCAATTTCATCAAAGATTCCACCAGAAAGAAAATCCTTTTCAAATACTGTTGGAAATAAACGAGGGAAACGATTAAATACACTTACTTCATTACTCATAATTAAACTCCTTTACATTATAAGTTTTTTGTTTTGAATCCTTCTTATTAAGGCATTCATTTATTTTTATTTTAGTTTTATATCATTATAACAACTAAAATCTTTTTCTTTCATTAACTATTTATTAAAATAATTCAATTTTTTGTTTTTAACTCTTTTATTTTTTTCTAAAAATGAATTATATGTCCAACCAATTAATGGTTTAAACTTATTTTTATTATTACTGCATAATATTATATATTTACTATCATCTAATATTTCTTTAAAAAATAAAATAATATCATTTATTTGTAAAATGTTAGTATCTAAAATATTATACCAATATAAATCATTATTTAATTCATTAATATCATATTTTCCGAGTTTTTACTAATATAGATTTTATTAATAAATTTATTTCTTGTATTTTTGCTGATCGTTTATATTTTAAAAATATATTAATTAATCTTTCTATATATGTAGATGAAATTGTAATAAATTCATCTTCATTTAGAAAATAACTTTTACTATCCGGATAATTTGGATTAAAATTTATATTTTGATTTGAATAATGTTTACACACTTCATAATTAGTTTTACTCAAACGTTGTAAAAATATAATAAAATGTCTTATTTCATGACCTATAATTGTATCCTCATTATCAAATTCAAAGTTATCATCAGTAATTGTATTAATGTTAATTTTAATAGTTCCTAAATTAGTTAATTGATTTATATTTTCTTTCATTATTTTTAATGCATTAGACAATGATTTATTTTTAATTTTTTTAATTAAACTATCTTTATATGGTTCATCTTTAAATGGTTTACCATATTGTTGATTCGATAATTCATACAATTCAATTGGTTCAGTAAAACTATTTTCATTATTTGTTAGTTGTATTGTTAATATTTTTTCTTCAGTACTATTAATTAATAGTTGAATAAATTCAAAAAATTGATCAAAATTATGAACTTCATCTTTTTGTATTAATTTTAAATAATTTCTAATATCTATTTCTTGTTCAACCTGTTTATTTTCTTTCATTGTTTTAATAACATTTATCAGTTTATCTGCAAATTGTCTAGGTAATTTGTGAAATGCACAATCTTCAAATAATAAACCATCATACTCTTCTGTAGGTATAGATTTATTCAATATATTTATTTGTGAAATATCTCTATATTTTATTTCAGTAATTATTTGATTGCATAACTGATTAAATTTGTTCATAATTAATTGTTTAAAATATTTAAAACTTTAAAATAATTTTCTAACCAAATATGTTTCTTATTTAAATATAATTCATAAATATATGTTTTATTATCAAATACCATACCTTTATTTTTTAAATATTTTATTGCAACAAAATCTTCACTAAAATGTTTATATATATTTAATAATGCTAATATATCATATGTTAATAATTCTATATTTTTATTACATTGTTTAATTATTTTTTGTATATTTTTATTAGTTAATTTATCTTTTATTTTTTGTAATAAGTCTATATTATAAAAGGTTAATGACGGTTTAGTTTTTTCTAAACAAAATATATCACTATATATCTTTTCAGTAAATACATATTTTTTAAATAATTCTTTAGAATTAAAAGGTAATATAATAGATTTATTTAATTGATATAACCAATCGTTTAATATGGTAAACAATTTATTATTATATGTAATTGCACTTTGAATTTTATTACCGATATGTTGTATTTTCAGCTAAAAACAAATAATCATTTTTATTTTTCTGATTAACTAATCGTTTTATATGACATCTCCAAATAGTACGTTGATAACATAATCCGTTCAAATCCATTATCATCCATAATATCGTCTATAGATTTTCCATCGTTTAAATCTAAAATCAAATATGCAATTAATCCACCGCTTTTCACATAATTTTCATTACTGTATTTAATCTTGTGATCTTTATATGTATTAATTAAATTCATACAAGATAACCATTGTTTAAATGTACTACTTAAAAATATATCTTGCCAATTTTTACTTACTATTAATTTGGCTTTAACCTGTTTATAATGTTCTGGATAAATTTTTTGATATTTAAAAAGGAATTTATTTAACTTGTATTGTTTAGTATAATTTTTATCTAATTGAGTGTTTTTATATTGTACATCTATTGTATTATTTAATATATCAACATCACATAATAAAATTTGATACATATTTAATACTTTATTATATATGATTTCCTTAACTAATTTAGTAATTATTTGTATATATGCATAACTAATATTCTGTTTATTGATTTTTAATACATTTATTTCTTCTAGTATCTGTTGATAATCAATTGTTACCTCGGTTATACATATACGGTCGGTGGTATTAAATATTTGTGGATATTTGTTTTTTTCTCCGTGTTTAAACCAATGATATAATAATTGTTTATGACTATTAAAATTTTCCCAATTACGTTTAAATCTATTAAATCTATATTTGGTTGAATTATTTGGATTTTTTAAATATTTTATTAAATTTAATTCATTAAAATGAAAATATTGATTATTATATTTTAATAAATTTTTATTTAATTCGATGTACAGTTGTTCAATATCATCATCTGATTGTAATTTAAATATATCTAAACCTTTTAACAATTTAATTCAAAACACATGTATATATTATTTCAATATTTTGATATTATTTATAAAATATAAGTTATTAATTAATTGTTTAAATATATTTTCGAAATATATTTAATTAAAAATCAGGATCATAATCTGAACCACCATCAGGATTATGTATTGTCCAACCATTAGGAATATTATTTACTCCTCTAGTTTGAGGTAATGCAGCCGGGCAAACAAATGTACCATTTTTTGATGTATTATTCGCAAACCATCCTTGTGTACTGTTTCCTTTCCATGCTGTAAAATTAACCTTCACATAGTTTAATGAATTACATTTTTCATATAAGTAATAATATTCCATTCGATTTCCTAATGCAGCACTTGGTAATTCAATACCACTTGTAATACTTGTACAATTATTAAAAGTACTATTTACACCTCTATTTTCTATATAATTTATTATATCTAAATTAGTAAATTGTGGTGTTTGAATTAATGAAGTACAATTTCTAAATGTTTCTCTATAACATTGGTCTTTAATTCTTGCTGCATTTGGTAAATAATCTATTCCACCAGTTAAACTTGTACAATTATAAAATGTTCTATAAAATACATATGTTCCAATAGTAGATATTGGATTATTAATATCATATATATTAAATTTAGGTCCAGTTATTAGTGATGTACAATCATTAAACATTTGATAAAAACTTTCATTATTAATTGTTTCTAATTGTGAATTTTCAATTATAATATTATTTGCTTTAATCAAATTTGTACATCCATTATACATTTCTCTAAAGGCATCAGCACCTATAGATATTAATGTTGATGGTAATTTAATTGTTGGTGTTTCTAATAAATTTGTACAATTTTGGAACATTGATCTAAACATATCAGATGCTAATGAAGAAATTGTGCCTTGTGATAAATCTATTAATTCAATACCATTAACTATACTAGTACATCCTTTAAACATATTATAAAATATGTTTGAAATAGATTCCGGTTTACCACTAATAACTTTAGGTAATGTAGTTAAACTTGTACAACCATTAAATACACTTGAATAAATTCCACCGATAGTTAGCATTATATTGATTTATTATTCCAACAGGTAAATAACTGGGTGTTGTTAATAAATTTTTACAATTTTGAAATGCAGAATTAAATGTTCCGGCACCTAATATTTGAATATCTTCATTATTTTCTAATGGTTTAATGTCCGGTGAATATAATAAACTACTGCAATTATTAAATATTTGATAATATGTTCTATCACCACTTATAGTTGGTGCTATTGGCAATATATCCATACCACCGGTTAAACTGTAACAATTGTTAAATGTTTGAAAAAATGCCCATTTATCAATATTTTGAACATTTCCTGTTATAATATTTAGTGCAGTTTGTAATGAATAACAATTTTTAAATGTATTATCAAACGCACTTTCACCAATTGTTAATACATCAGTATTACAAATAAATGTTGGTGGTTCTAATAATGAACTACAATTAGCAAAAGTAGTACAATATGCTTGTTTAGCAATATTTTTAGTTACTGGTAAATTAATATTACCACCAGTTAATGCATAACAATTAGCAAACATATCAGCAAAATTTGCACCAGATATTTCATTATTATAATTTACATTGAAATCAACAGTAGTTAAATTATAACAATTTCTAAATGTTTGATGAAATTCTACATTATTAATTGTCATTAAATCTTCGTTATCAACATTTAATGTTGCTGATATTAAACTTGAACAATAATTAAATGTATTATAAAAATTTGTTCCACCACTATAAGTTTGTCCTGTGTGTTCTATATTTATATTAGCATATTTTAATTCTGTACATGAATCAAACATTCTATTATAAAAATCTTTAAGTGTGTTTTTTGTTGTTTCTGCATTAGCACTCAGTGGAATATTTAATTTAATATTTACATTAACTGAAGATAATGATGTACAATTTTGAAACATTTGAGAAAATATTTTATTACATGATTGGTTATTAGCTAAATTTGATAATGAACTAAAATCTATATTTAAATCTACATTAGTTAATCCAGTACAATCTTTAAACATATTATAAAATGTATTTTCCAATCTATTGTTTTCAGAATTTGTTGGACAAATTTTATTAAATCCAATATCATATTCTGTTAAACTTATACAACCTTCAAACATTGATTCAAATGTTGATACATTTAATTTTCCGGTAATTGGTATTCCATTATCTGCTATTTTTGGTATTTGTTTTAATGAAGTATAATTTTTAAACATTGATTTAAATGTTGAATTATCCGCAAAAATAGAAAAACTATTAGTGTGAGGTAAATAATCAATTCCTCCAGTTAAACTTGTACAACCTTCAAATGTACTAACAAATGAATTTCTTGGCAAAGATTTATCTATATTTTCTAGTATTGAATTATTAATTGATGTAACATCGACTAAACTACTACATCCTTTAAATGTTTCGCTAAATAGATTTGAATCATAACCAGTAGTCCATGCATTTACAAATTCTGGAGTTTTTTCCAATGAATAACAATTTTTAAACATACCTTCAAACCCACATCTACCAGTACGAATTGGTGTTTTAGAAAATATCTTAATATATCCAATATATTTTAATTTATAACAATCAGCAAATGTATTAGCAAATGCACCAAATCCTTCAGCCAATAATAAATTACCAATAGAAACTAAATTAGAACAACCTTGAAATGTATTATTCAAATATTGATTATTGCCGAGTTTAACATAAATGTTTGGCCCAGTAATTAAACTTGTACAATCTTTAAATAAAGACATAAAACATTTTGCTTTACCTAAATCAGAATATAATGTTCCTGAACTATTAAATTTACCAGTCATTACAAATTGACAAAATGTAGCATTATATGATAAAAGTGTATTATTATCATTATTATCCAAATCAATAAATTGCACATATTCACCGAGAATTTAATGTTATAGTATCACCAGCGGTATAATCATTAAATGGTAAAGATGTATCAGTTCTAAATTTAGCACTTATACTAGATTCATTTTCAACTATTTTAACTGTACTATTATCTTCAATAGCAGTTAATGTAAAATAATCTTCGTAATATCTGTCAGATGTAAGTAAAAAATCAATTTATTCATATTTGTGTAACTAATTCATTCCATAAAATTGTTGTATAATTAACACTAATTATATAAGTTTTTCCAGGTTCAAAGTTAAATGGTTTATTTATTTCCATGTTACTATCATATGTAATATTATATGTTGTAAATTGGTTTGTATATGTCTTAAATCTACATACAGCATTTACTAATGTACTTGGAATATATATATTTATACGACCTATATTACGTGTATTATATATATACATATTACTAGATAATACTATGTTATCAATGTCAACCGAAGAATATGTTGTTGTATTTTCTTTATTATCTAATAAAGAATTTGTTTGTTCAATATTATAATAATTAGATAAATCTACATCTGCATCTGCTGCTATTGCAAAATATTCTGCAGATAAACTATTATTTATTTTATAATAAAGTTTATTAGTTTCATCAATAGCTAAAGTATAATTTGTTGTATTGGTAAAGTTATTATATTCATTTTATATTTAAAGTAAATAATTTATTAGTTTTCTGTTAAATATATTTATTTTGTTTTTTCTCAAAATTGTTTATATATAATATGTTATTATATAACAATTTATAAAATAAATTCAAATCTATTTTTAAATACATATTATAATATTTAAATATAATAGTTAAATATATTTTATAAATATATTGGATTTTGATATCCGATCTTTAACATTATCCCAACTAAATTTTATTTCATATTTGGTAGGATTAATCAAATCTACAGCATCTTGTAAATTATTTGTATATTTACAAGCAAAGAAACAATTTTTGTAACAAGATTTTTTTGTTAAATATTGTAAATCAAAATTTTGTTCTAATGTGTGCCAATAGCTTTCATCAAATTGAGCAATTAAATCAAATAGTGAATCTAAACTATATCTTCTAAAGATTACTGCCAATCCAGTTTTATTTTCTGTAACTTCTTCATCTAATGGTAATTGTGGAAGAGTATATATTTGATTTTTTAAATCAAACATAGGGAGTGATCTTAATGCAAATTTATATACTTTGTCACCAGTAGGTTTAACTAAATTTTCAAAATTTAATAATAATGATGTATTAGATTCTTTAACAATTTCACCAATACTTAAACTATCAATATCATCTTTTAGTATAGGGCAATAAAATATAGGTTTACCAGTATCATCCCACATTTCTAATGTTATTGGTAATTGTAAACCATGTCTTACCCATAATGTATTTTCATCCCTCCATTTAACATCACTGGTACAAATATCTTTTGTTATATCAAATACTTTTGTTTCTGTTGGTTGTGGAGTTGGTTCCGGTTTTGGAGGAAAATAATCATTCAAAAATAATACTGTATAAAAATATTTTTTTCTATGTTGTTCACTTACATTTCTTATATCCATAATTATATTAATCCTATAATATATTCAATTATTATAAATATATTTATTTTTAATTAAAGGATTTTTAATATTTTATGAAAACTACTCAAGAAAAACAACAATTAGAATTAGCAAATTTGATTCGTCAAAATACTTATTCAAATAATGCTATACCAATTTATTTATCAAGTTTATTATTTGCTATTGTATTAAATATAGTTTGGTTAATTATTACCTTTTCTTTTTTATTAAGTATATCTATATTTGCTTTTTTAAATAGACATTTTAAATGGATTTACTTTAAAAAAAAGTAATTATTTTTAATTAGTCCAACTTGATGGTAATAAATCATAATTACTTAATTTATTGCATCCTTTAAATGCATGGATACCATTTACATTTATGTTTTTATCAGTATATAAATAACTTGGAACGGTTCCAGATATATTAATACAACCATCAAACATATTGGATATATCAATATCATTAGTTAATATAGTAGTTGGGAAAAAATTAGTTATATCACAATTTAAGTTTGAACAATTTTGAAATAATTCAGCTATTGATTTAAAAGTACTTGGTAATTTAACAGTTGAATCTATTTCTACTAAATCGGTACAATTTTTAAAAATACCATTAGCACCAGTTTCATTTAAATTTGATGGTAAATTAATATGATTTTTATATAAATTTGTTAATTTGGTATTTTGAAAAATATAAGAAATATCTATTAAATTATTATTAAAATTAAAATTATTTGGTAAAGTTGTTAGAGATGAACAATTATCAAAACAATGTGAAGCCTTTAAGGTATTTGGCGAAAATTCTGAATTTGGTAATCCTGATAATTTTATAGCATTATAAAATCCGATAATTTAATAATGATAAATTAGAATTACCCCAATTAACAATATCTGTTAAATATTCCCAATAATTATGCCCACTTATACCATCTATATGTTTTTCATAATATGATTTATTATTAAAACCATAACAATTACCAACTATTGAAACAGTATATATTCCGCCAGATACATATATATGCGATTTATTAATATCAGTTATATTTGTTATTTTGTTTGTAGTGCCATCACCCCAATCAACAACAAAATCATATTTATATTGAGTTGAATCTACATTTACTAGTGGTAAACAAAATATATAATTAGATATATTTTCTGGTATATTTAAAATAAAAGTAAAACCATTACCAATTTCTAAAGAATACATATTTTGTTCTGTAGTTAAAATATGTTGAGGAAAATCTACTAAATAATTATCTTGTATATTTCCATATTTAATTATCTTTTTATACATATTATTGCTCATGCTCTTCTTTTTCCATATAATAATGATCTATTAATTTATATTTAAATTCAGATATTTGTTCATACAATTTATTACTATTATTTATATAACTTAAAATATCATAAGTTATTTTTTCAAAATTTTCCATTGGACCAATTAATAAATTATTATTATCTATTATATCTGTTGATTTATATTTTTTAATAATAATTGTATCATCAATTAAATATCCACAATATACATTTATATCTTCTTGATTAGAGTTTTGTTCGGTTATATCTGATTCAGATATTGAATTTGTTTGTAGATTATTCATAGTTCTAATATAACGTGGTGAAGCCAATAATAATCTATTAGCATTAGAATTAGTAGTTGATGGTGCTGATTTAATATTAATATTATCTGGTAATGGTTGTTCAACAGGTAATGGTATATTGTATTCATTAATATATTCTACTAATTGCCATTTTTCTTTTGCATATTGGTCATAATCATCTAAATTTCGTGATGTTTTATTTAAATTTTCACCAAAAAGTGAATGTTCTTCACTTAAACTCTTCCTGCCTAAGGTATTAACTGATTTAATATCTAATACATGTGATTTAGATACTAAAAATGGTTCGACATTTGAAAATGTTCCAGAAATATTTTTAATAGATATTGTATATCCAGATGGACATCCATAAGAATATACATCAGCATTTACAAATGTTTTATCTTGATTTAATGTTCCAGATACTGTACCAAAAATTGGAATATTTTGATTAAATGTATAATTAGTTAAAGTACCATTTAATGTACCATAACATGTTTTATTATTTATATCACCATAAATATATCCACATACATATCCACTACAATCACTATAATTATGGTTAATATTATTACAAATACTTATTCCACTTGCTGATATACCATCTACACTAAATAATAATGGAAGTGTTTGATTTACAATATCAATAGTATTAATATAACATTCAATATGATCTACGCCATTTAACCAACCATTTGCCGTAAAAGGATCATCATCACTATAGTCAACTATTGGAGTATTTGGTAAATAAAATTCAGATAAATCAGAATTTTTCGTTTCAATATTAAAATTTAAAACACCTATACCGATTTATATATGGTTCATCTGATGAATATTTCATAAGCTAATTTCATCTCCTGATTCTTCAGTAGTTTCTTCAGTAGAGTCCTCCTCATCTCCACCAAAGTCAAATTCATCTTCGGAGGATGTTGAATCATCAGATGATGTTTCTTCAGTATTTGACTGTTCTATATCTTTTAATAAAATATCTTTTAATTTTTCTGATATACCAGCTTCTTCATTTGTATTATCAATTGAACCAGTCTTTTTAATTTGTTCAATAATTGCTTCTTCTTTAGCTCTTCTAATTTGTTCTTGGAAACGTTCTTGTTTATTCTGTTCAATACGATCTTTATCCCAACCCATAAAATATTCTAAGGCATATGATTCACTAAATATTTTAGTAGTTATTTCTTCACCAAGAACACCTTTTAACATATCTAATTTACTAGTTAAAAGTTTTGCTCTTCTATATTGTTGATATTCTACTGGTGGTGTAAATATAACATCTAAATCACTTCTTGTTAATTTGTATAAATCCCATAAACCTTTGAATTTTAAGTGAACAATTAAACCATTTAACAAACCTAATGCAAAACGTTTTTGTAGACTAATAATATATTTAGCAAAATTTAATTCTTCAGCACTTATATTACTTTCAGCACTTCCTGTTTTTATTTCTACATTACTTTCAAAATATCTACTTAATGGAATGTTCAATGATCTATATAATTTCTTTAAGAAATATTCCAAATCATCTAAGTTACCAAAATTATGTGCACTAGTTAATGTATTTACTGTAATACCTTCACTATCAGCACCTTTTACAAACCAGAAGTTTTCTGTCATTTGCATAGGATCATATACTTTACCAATAGTACCTGTAGCAGGATCATATGTCTTTTTTGTATTAAATTGTTTCATCAATTGTGCAACTTTTTGTTGTCCTTTAGACATGCTCATTTTGCCAATATCTACATTAAATACATATTTTTCAGGAGCACGCACCATACGATAAATTAATATTGCATCTTCAATCAATAATAATTGATTATATGCTCTTCTAGCTCTTTCTAATGGTGAATATACAACTTTACTATCAGCACTATATATACCGCTATCTACATATGTTAACTGTTCAAATGGAAGTACTAATACCTTTTCATCTTGTAAATCTTGATAACAATTTAATCTACTTAAATCACCACCAACATTAATAGGACCAGCTGGAATATTTGTTATACCATTTCTAGTAGCAATATTATACATATTAGCAACAACATTAGTAATCATTATTCCGCATTTTAGTTTTTAATTCTGTATCATAACAAAATTCAAATGCATCAGCGGGTATAAAATTAATATCAATTATTCCGTTGTTCTAAATCATCCTTTGCGACAACATTTTCCCAGCATAATTGACCATCAACTAATAGTTTTCTAAAATATTCAATAAAATTATTATCAAAATCAAATAAATCTAAATATTCTTGTGCTGCTTCTTTTATATCTTCTATATCTCTACCTTCAAGATTTTTATTTTTAACTTTAACGGTAACTAATTGATTATTTTCATCCGGACTATCTGCAGCATAACAAATTGTATCTAATGCTGATGCAATTTCTGGAAATGTACTCATTGCACGATAATCTTGTAATCTTCTTATTTTATTGGTAGGTTCTGCAGCATATATACCTTGTAATGATTGATTAACACTAAAAGAATTAAAATCAGAATTATCATATAATCGATTAAAATACTTTTTAATTGCTGACATATTTGCAACTTCAGTATTTTTTGATATAGTTTCAAATAATTCTAATTTATAATTATTTTCTTTAGCTTGGTTTTTTCTGCTTACATATAAATCAAATGAGCCCATATATAAAAACTATTATTTTAATATATTATTAAATAATATAAACTAATTTATATATATTTATTCATTTTTAATTAAGTTTAAATAAATAAAAAGGTATAAATGCTAAAACATTTATACCTTAATTATTAAATATTTAATTTGAATTTTCACAATAACAAAACCTTGAATAAAATACTAAAATTCAAATATTTCTAATATTTTCTGTTTTGTTTCATTTGAAATAAATTTATTATCTTTTATCATATATGAAAATGGATCTAATTTATTTTTATATTTTTTAGCAAATTCTAAATCAATTAGTTGAAATTCTGCAATATATCCCCAATAATATTTTTTAAACTTTTTATGTTTAATAATATCTTCTAATAAAGTTTTACTTAATCTTTGATGTTCAAGTAATTCATCCACATTATATATAAGATATTCATTTAAATATTTTTTAATAAAATTTTCTGGTAATTTTTGATTTCTAATTAATTCAATCCAATTAATTCTAGTTGGATTATTTTCTAAAAATTCTTCAAAAGCTGGATTATTAACATCTATGTAATCAATAGTTTCTCTATCTGTCCAACTTTGACTATCTAAACTTCTATACTTAACTGTTTTTTTATTTCTTGTTTGTTCATTGCTTTTATGTAAAATATTTTCAACTGTTGAACTAAAATTTAACTCTTCAGCAAATTGTGAATCACCATATATTTTTGGTTCTGCTACAAATATAAAATCCTGTTTTGTTTGTTTATCTAATTCTTCAGGATCATCATAATCATCATTGTTTGAATATATATAGCGTTTAATAGCAATTCTTGCAATAGGTTCTTCAATATTTTTATCTTCTTCTTTAATTAAATATGCACACATTCCTCCATATTGAACTTGTCTAAATGCTGTATTCTTATGTACTCCGCTTATTTAAGTTCATACAGGATGTCCAGTTTCGATCTGTACTCATACCAGCTACATCATATGGATTATACGTTATACATACTACACATTTTACTATTTCTTTTCTGTTTGTTTTTAATCTTTCATCAAACTTTTTCTTTAACTGATTAAATTTATTAACATCTTTTACTGATTTATTTAATACTTTAATAAGTTTAACCGGTTTACTTTTTAATTTATCATCTTTTTTATATACATATCCTTGTCTATAATCAGGACAATAAAATCCTTCATTATCTAAAATATTTTCTATTTCTTTAGGTGTTTCTAATGTACTTAAAGCAGATTCTTCTAGTGGAAAATATGTACGCTCTTCTTTAAATAAAGGACCAAATGTCATATTTTGATCTCTTTTATCAGCAAAAAAATCAACATCCTTTTTTTGTTTAGGCGTTAATTCTTCTAGTATTAAATTATATAACTGATTAAACTTTGTTAACATATATCATTCCTTTAATTTTTCTATTATTCAATATTAATTTAAATAAAGTAATTTGAGAATCTTAATTACTTCTTCTGATTTCCTTATTGAGTCATTATTTTCTATAAGACTTTCTACAAATTGTTCTCTAATTTTATAATTACATTTATTTATAATATATTCAATACCATCTAATGTTTCCATAAATGTATCTGTTTTAAATTTAACATTTTTACAAAAATAATCTACATCAAAATACATAGAATAATCTGATATAAAATTCAAAAATATTATTTTATTATCTTCATTCATTGTTTTAACACATAATTTTTCATATTCTATCCAGTTTATATATTTTTGTGCAGATTGAAAAACCAAATGTAGTATTTCTTTTTTATTATTTTTTGAATAATATTCCCAATCCACTTTATCTATATATTTATTTAATATAAGTTTTATTAGGTTACTATTTGTTAAATTAAATGTCATTATAATTTTAGTTAATGGCAACTCATCTATATGTTGTTCTAAAATATTTTCATCTAATTTATTTGTATTTTTATATAAAGTTGAAAAATCTAAATCTGATTTAATTAAATCATTTATAACTTCTTTTGGTAAAAACATTACTTCATTAAATAATTGTGTTTTATCTATTTTATTTTTATATTTAAAATATAATTTATTAAAATTGGTAACATCTTTATCATCTTTAAGACTAATTACATGAGTTTTAAAATATTCAAGTAAATTCAATTTATCACCATGTTCCATTACAAAATCAAATGGAATATTTGAATCTTTTGATAAGGCATCAATCTGTTCTTTAGATAACTTATTTATGTCTAATTTATTATAATTAATTACAGATGTTATATTTTTATTTGAATAACTATTATCATCTTTTCTAGTAAAAACTGTTTCATCTTTGCCTGTTATTTTATTAGATTTATTTAATATTTCTTCTACTTTTTCAGGCATATGCAAATCTATTGCAAATTGTTCATCACCATAAATTCTATCTTCACTCATAAATATGAATGTTCCATTTTCTCCAACTAAACGTTTAATAGCAATTCTAGCAATAGGATGATTAATTTCTTTATCATCTTCTTTAATTAAATATGCACACATTCCACCGTATTGCACCTGTTTTAATGGAGTATCTTTAAACATACCAGTAGATAAATTCATACAAGATGTCCAACTTCGATCTGTGCTCATTCCTGCTATATCATAAGGGTCGTAAGTAATACATAACATACATTTTACTGTTTCCTTTCTAGAAGTACCTAAACGCTCATCAAACTCTTTCTTTAATTGATTAAATAAAAATTTATCAGGATTATCTTTCAATGACTTATCTAAAACCTTAATAAGTTTAACTGGTTTATTTTTTAATTTATCATCTTTTTTATATACATAACCTTTTCTATAATCAGGACAATAATATCCTTCTTGATCTAATAAATATTGTATATCTGTTGGGACTGGAATCACAATTAAATTATTAGTACTTAATTCAAAATATGTTCTTGGAGATTTAAACATAGGGCCAAATGATAAATCAAAAGAACGTTTATTTGTATATGTATCTACAAGTTTCTTTTGATCTTGTGTTAATTCTTCCATTATTAAATTATATAACTGATTAAATTTATTCATACAATATTCTCTTTATTTTATTTTAATAAATCATCTATATTATATTTATCTTCTAAGCCAGAATTTATAAATATATGTCTATAATCACTGTGTTTAGGTATATTGAACTTATCTGGTAATTCTTTTAAATTCTCACAATTAAAAAACATCCACCTACAATTCTCAACATTATTAGGAATAGTGAAGTTATCAGGTAATTTGGTTAAATTTTTACATCTAAAAAACATTCCATCACATCGTATAATACTATTAGGAATTGTAAAATTATCTGGTAATTTGGTTAAATTTGTACAATTTGAAAACATAAAATCACATCTTTTAACATTATTTGGAATAGCAAAATTATCTGGTAATTTGGTTAAATTTGTACACATAAAAAACATATTGGACCAATCATTAGTAACATTTATAAAATTAAAATCAAATGTTCCTTCATCATTTAACCATTCATCTTTAAATTGAATGTAATTACCATTACAATCTATTATTTTTGTTTTTGGATCATATTTACCACCTATTTGATATGCTATCCAGTCTTCTTTACTTGCATTAGGATTTTCTTTTAAAAATTTATAATATTTTAAATCACCCTCTTGATAATCATTTAAATTATCATTAATATTGTATAAACAATCTAATATATTTGGATTATTGGTTTCTAATATTTGATCTGAAGTATCTTTAAATTGTCCACTACCATAATGTAAAAGAGCATAAGGTTTATTATCTTTAATGAATACAAAATATCCATTAAATTTATCTTTATTATCATGAATGTATATATTAAAATAATCACTATTTTTAGCTATACACCAACCAGTATTAAAATATTTAATACCACCAAATAATTTATTGCATTCATTATATTGATTTTTATTTATAAAGTAAACAGTAAATTCTTCATTTTGATAAATTTTCTTTAAATTAGAATATATACCTTCACTTAAATTATGTTCCTCTTTAAATTGATCTATAAATTGTTGTAAATTTTTTAATGATGAATAATTTTGAATATTTTTTTGATTAGGTTTAATATCTGGTCTTTTTGATAATCTTTCAAAGTCTAAAATTAATGATTTTAAAGGATTTAAATCGTTATAATTAACTTCTTTATTCTTTAATACATTATAAATCCAACTCTGATATTGTTTATTATCAGTAATTTCATTTACTTTACGTTCTATATAGCTTAAAGTAGCATTTATATCTTCCTGTAAATCTCGTTTTTCATTATCATTTAAATCATTATAAGATTTATTACCTATTAATCGTTGTTGAATATTAAGAATTAAAGATTTTAAATTAGCTTCTAATAATAAATTACTATTCCATTCATTTATTATCTTTATATATTCTTGCTCAAATCTATTCATTTTATTATACAAAAAATAATATTTAAATATATTTATTTAAAATACTTTAACAAATAATTAAATACATATATCCATTTTATTTTAAGTTTAATTACTAAATATAGAAATATAATACCAGTAATATTATTATTGGCATCATTATAATCTTTAATTATAGAATTTTGATAAAAATGATCCTCATCAATATCATTTTGTAATGTATCTATAATGTCTGTTAAAAATTCGTGTTTATTAATTGTCAATTGTTTATAATTATATAAATTATTTAGACCAATTATAATTTCATCAACATGAACAGCAAATTCCTCAGATTTCATTAAATAATTAAAATATTTTTCATCAATATTTAATTTATTAAATAAAAAGTTATTTTTTGTCAAATTATTAATTATTGGTAAATGTATTTTACAAATTCTTTGTAAATAATGACTTAATTCATGATATATTGTTTGATACAATGATGGTGCATTTGTATTTACCACTAACATATAATCATCATTTGATTTGCTTATTACACCATATGCATATTGACAATGTTGTAAAAATAATTTATAACATTGGTTTAATGTTTCAACATTATTGATATTAAATAATGTTAAATGAAAATTATCAATTTCTTCTCTTTTGTTAAAATCAAATTTACAAAATATCAAATCAGATTTTATTTTGTGTTTTATATTATATTTATGTTTACTATAAGATAATAGTTGTGATATTTCATTTTTATATAATTTATCAAAATTATTTAAACTCAATAACTTAATTATTAATGGATCAGGTATATCAAAAACATTATTTTTATCTTCATTTATAATATTAAAATTTTTGTCAATAATAATTAAATCATTTAACCATTGTTGATAATTATTAATATTCAATTTATCAACATTAATATTAATATTTTCATAAAACATATTGAGATATGTTAGTTTGATATTATCCATAATATACTTAATTAAATCCTATATATTTAAAATAACTTTAATTAGTTGGAAATAATATTGATTGAAGTTTTTTAGATGGTGGATAAGTAATTTTATTATGTGATCCGGTATTTTTTATTTTCCCATAATCTGTGAACATCATCAAATAAAAATATATCAACATTTAATTCTTTAGCATATTTTTCTATTACATGTTTCATATATGGTTCACCTTCTTTACTAAATTCTGTAAGTAACACTGGAATATCATTAAATTTTTCTTTATGATATTCTAGTACTTTTTTAATTAAAAATGTTCCATATCCTTGATGTTTAAATTCTTTATTAATTGAAATCCATCCAATTGTTGGTATTTTTGAATTTGCTGAATATTCCCAATATTTACAAATTCCAACCAAATGATCTTTATCCATTATAATAAAATATCTAACTGGATATTCTGATCTAATTAAATATCTATCTATAAATTCACCCTTGCAATATGTCATATTTTCTATATCTTTAAAAAATAATTCAGATTTATTTAAATTTTCTGGATAATTTTCAAAAATATAATCTTCACATTGTTTTTTATCATTTGCCATAAAAAATTTTAATGTATCTGAAGATTCATTAATAAGATTAAAATATATTTCTTCTAATAGTAAATTAAATTTAGGTGTTTCAATAATACTTTCATGGTAACTACTTGCAAAGATTGCATTCATTTGTTTTTTAGCTTTAGCTTTTGCTGCTGCTAATGATTTTTTATTTCCAGATTTATAATAATATTTCTTTTGATGACCCCATTGAACAAACGGACCATTTGAATCTTTTCCTAAATGTATTGGCATTTTTGAATTATTTTAAAATTAAATATTTAATAATATTTATTTAATATGATAATTAAAAGTACAAGAATATTTCATCTAAATAAAATCAATAATATAATGAACGATATTACTAAACAATATCATATAAAACTTATATTATTATCTGAAGATGAAACAAACAAAAATAATTATGAAATTAATCATGCATATAGTACAAATAATGAAATAATTATTGCATACTTTACATTATCGCCAGAATATATATTAATAACATTTTTTCATGAATTAAGTCATATTATAAATTTAAATAATTTTAAACAATATAATAAATTTATAGAAGAATTAAATGTATCAATATTTGGTATTAATTTAGCTAAAGACAAATATAATATTACATTTAATGATGATGTAATTAAATGGTTAATTCAACAAAGTTTTACATATTGTCATTAGACTTAATTGCTTCAATTAAATACCAATATCTATCATCTTTATTATCATTTAAACTACTTAAATAACAAATTTTACTGAATAATAAAATTTCTTTAATTGATTCATTATATTTTAACATAGATTTAAAAAATAATATAGGATCTTCAATAACTTTTTGATATTTATTTAAAGATATATTATTATATGTTAATTCATCTACAACATTAGCAACCAATGCTTCAAATTCTTTTCCACTTAATAAGTATTCAAAGTTTTCTTTTAAATCACCTTTATCTTGTTGTAAAATATATGTTAATTCCTTTATTTGATCATTAGTTAAATTAAATTTTTTATCATTAAATATTCTATATGTTTTATTTGTTTCACTATTTAATGTTACCTGTTGCCAATATATTAATTCATGTTGTATTATTTTTCTAATATTATTTTGTAAATATTTGTAATTAATTAGTAAGCAACAATTAAAATCTTGTTTATTACCATATGAATATATTAAAGCTTTTTCATTTAATGTTTTATCTAAATCAATATTATTAAGTGGTTTATATTTATTAAAAATTTTAATTACTTGATCTCTTGTTTTAAATAAACATACTATTATAGAACAATGCATATTATGTTTAAGCATTAATGTTGTATTTTCTTTAAATTGTTGATAATATTTCCAGTTTGTTATATATTTGTTTAAAATATCATTAAATAAATATTTTTTTGATGGAATATTATCAATGTTAATAATATTTTCTTTTACAAAGTGTTCTATATCATCCAATAATAATTTTGGTACTGGAAATACATGATAATCTTCTAATAATAATTGTTTAATGCTTTCACAAAATAAAAATGGTTTATAAGTATTTAAAATATTATGTACGGTTGGACATTTTATTTCATTAAGTATTTTATTAATTTGTGAATTAAATTTGTTCATAAATATTTTTTATTTTTAAAATAATTTCATTTTAATAAAAAAAGAACCTAAGAAAAATCTTAGGTTCTTTAAAAGTCTTATAATCAATAAATTGATTATTGAACAAATACACGACCACCTTCAGCTGGAAGATCAGCAGACATACCTTTGAGACCAATGAATTGATAGAATTGACCGGCACCAAAGAGGTTAGTTGTGACACCATAACGTGTACGAGCTGCGGTGATTGGGTTGAAGGTAAATGGATCTTGAGCTTGCATAAGTTCAAGAGGAATATAAGGCAGGTAAATAATACCAGCATCATAAATGTTATTACCTTTGAAACCTAAGAGAACATAATCGCCACCGGCAAGAGTATCACGATAAAGTGTGATTGTACCATTACGAAGGGCACCGATTTCAGTTACACCAATACCATTGTCAATTTCTTTACCAAAGGCATTAGCATTACCAAGACCACCACCAACACCTAGTGGGTTAAAGATGTTAGATTCAAGTAATGCAGCAGCACCAGGTGAAGCTACACACCAATTGGCAGCACCACGACGTGACTTAACAGCGATCTTAGCGCTACGATCAAGAATTGTAGTATAAAGTGTATTAACACGTTCATTTTGATTACGGCCATCTGCCTTAGCAGGATCCCAAACTGAAGCATTTCCAGCGCGGACTGCAGCTTGAATAATTTCACCAAGTAACTGACGGTCCATTTCCTGTGAAATTTCATAAGAAAGAAGATCGCTAATTTCTTGTTGAGCATTAAGACCTTGCATTGCTTTCATGTCTTCTTCAGTTTCACGTGTGATCTGAACACCTAACTTACGGGTCTTAGCAGTAACTGTGGCTTTAAGAATATCAAAACTAGCTTCAGGCATATCACGGCCAACTGCCCAGTTTTCAGCATCAGATACATCAGCACCATCACCAACCATACCATAGGTCTTGCCACCGTATTGTGAAACACCATTAGTACCAAAGAAATAATCCATAAAATTATCACCACTTGTTGCAGCTGGAACTTGAGGATCTGGATTAACTGGATGCTTTTCACCGAGAACTTGAACTTGTTTACCAATATCTTCTGGTTGTAAACCAAGAGCTTCATAATTCTTTTCAGTAACTTGAATTAAGCTAACTGCACCTTGATCTTGAGCTTCGGCTTTGAAACCATCGGTAGGCATATCAACACGAGCAGAACCTTCGACAAAACCATCAATATTTTCATAATTATCAGCATTACCTGAAGCATATGTTACATTATTAAACTTATTAGCTAATTGAGGTTTACCTGAGAAAGCTGCATTAATATTGTTGTAACCAATTTCATCACCTTCACTATTAGCGCCACGGCCAAAACGACCATATTTAGCACGGAAAGCAAATGCCATGCCAATAGGTCCTTGCATTGGTTGAACACCAACAAGCTTGTGAGCAATTAATTGAGGATAGATTCTACGAATCATAGGAATGACGATTGAAGGAACACGAGCATCACCAACTGTGCCATCAGGACGAGCTGTATTGGCATAAGAAGTTGCTGCTGTACCAGGACCAAAGGCACCGCCATTATCAATACCAGCCGCTTCAAAAATAAGGGAACGACCACCACGAGTTTTTGCTTCATGATCGACTAAAGCCTGAGCGTTTTCAAGAACGATAGCTGTTGACATCTTTAAAACGTCATCTTTAATATCATTTTTAGCATTGATCAAATTTTTCCACTTAGCAAAAATTTGTTCTTGATTTTGTATACCACGAAATAACATAATTAGTTAAATCCTTTTGTTTTTATTTTTTAAAATTAAATTTTACTTATTTTTGTTTAAAACTTTTGCATAATAATTTACCAAATCTTGATCTGGATTATTAGCAACCATCTTTTGTTCTGAAATAACCTGTTTTACAGGTTCTTTTTTTTCTGGTTTTGCAGATTCAGTAACGACCTTTGATGGTACTTTATTTACCTTTTTGTCGATAGCTTCTTGTAAAACCTGTCTACGTTCAGATTGTAATTTTTTCCAAGCTGTATGAGCAGCTTCAATTGACTCCTCTATAACTTTTGGTGAAGCAGCATCTTTAAAATACATTCTTAAAAATTTTGATTCACTAGGAGTACATGATTGTGTTTTTTGTTCAAGCAATAATTGTGCTTCTTTCTTATTTAATTGAGCACGAAGTTCAATTTTTTCTGTAATAAGTTTATTTTGTTGAGCTTTAGCTTCATTAAGTTTTGCTTCATAATCAGCAAAAATACCATCTTTACTTTCTTGAATAATATTATGAACTTTAAGTAAATCAGTAACTTTATCAAGTGTTTTTAATGCACTTGTATATTTAGCTTCAGAAATTAATTGTTTCTTTGGTAAATATTGTTCTAATGCATAATTCATATATTTTTCAACACTTTCAGCTAAAATACTAGTTTTACGTTCACGTTCTTTAGTTAAATCAGCTTCAGCTTTATCTAATTTGACTTGATATTCTTTCTTAACAGATTCAACTGCTAATGCTTTATTTTTATTTAATACATCAGCAACTTCTTGAAGTTTTACTGTACTTTCTTTATCAACAGCATCTAATGATTCAGTTAATAATTTCTTATATTTCTTATCTATAGATTCCTTTACTATATTTAACTTATTAGCATGATCTTCACAAACTGCATCATAAAGTTCTTGTAACTTAGCTGCATCTCTTTCATCAATCATTTGAAGAATTTGTGTTAATTTTTCTACAGCTTCAGTGTCCATCTTTTCTGTTAAAGCTTCTAATTCAGCTTTAGCTTGTTCCTGAGCAACACGTTTACCTTCATCATATCCTTCTTTAAAACCAAGAGCTTGACCTTCTGCTGTGGCATCAGCGGTAACCTTTGCTAAACCATCATCAAATTGAGTCATCATATCATTATATACTTCTTCGGTTATTAAATCTGGACATTGTTGTTGTACAGAATCTAATAATTTCTTAAATCCATTACGCATTTATATTTAACTCCATTATTAATGTAATTATATATTTATCTAATTTTATTTATTAATTTTACATAAAAAACTAACAAATAATTTGTTTACTTAGTTTCTTCCTTAGTTTCAGGTTCTTCTTCTAATTCTTCTTCTGATGTTTCTTCCTCTTCTTCAGATTCTTCAGATTCTTCTTCATCTTTAGATTCTTCCTCTTCATCGGATTCTTCTTCAGATTCTTCTTCATCTTCAGATTCTAAATTATTTTCAGCACTAACTTCTTCTGGTGTTTCAACATCTGATATATCTTGTTCATCTTCTGCTGATGTTCCGCCAATTTCACCACTAAGCTGTTCTAATGCGGTAGTTATTTTTGTTAATGCCTCTTCAACTTTAGCTTGATCAATTCCTGGATTTGTTTTTGTTTGTAAATCTTGTAATTTATCACTATAATATTGAATTGTTACATCATACTTTAAATATTCTCTAGAATTTGGATCTAAATTTAATGATTCAATATTATTTTTTAATTCAGCAATTTTATCAAATAATGTACTTATTACCTTTGAATTTATTTGACAATTTATTTCGATTATATCATCAACTTTAGCATTGGTTTCTTCTGAATCTAGACCATCAACACTTTCAGCATCATCGGTATCAAATTCATTATCATCTGCTTCTTCTACTTCTTCTGCTTCAGCATCAGCAGTATCTTCACTATTATCATCTAATTCTAATTCATCCATGACTTCTTGTTCACGTTCCTCTTCAGCTTCCATAATTAATTTTTGAAATATAGAATTAGCAGAAATAGGATCTTTATTTAAAATATGTTCAACCAATAATTCTGATTGCTTTCTTCTTAATTCTTTCTTAGTCATTTGTATATATCCTTTTATTTCATAAAAATATATGTTTTAATAATATTTATACTTTTTTTGCAAAATATTTAATTAAATTTATTTTTTTAAATAAAATATAAGGATTTTTTATTTTTAATTATAAAAATAAAGTCAGTTTTCAATAAAATTAAACTGACTTTATACACATATTAAATTTTTATTTTTTTATTTATTTCATTTCAAATAATATTGAATTTATTTCATTTTCTACTTGTTCAATACTAATATTAGCCATACAATGTGATAATAAATCACCATTTAATAATACAGGACGTTTACATGGATTATCATCATCTAATTTTAGATTATTTATATTTGATAATAATGTATAACGAAGACAATTAACTTCATATTTATCTAAACAATGTTGTTGATAATATTCTGTATTTGCATTAGTTAACATATGTATAACCACATTTGGAGTTGAATAAGAATTTGATCTTTCTAAATATCTAGCACCCATTGGAATTATAATATGACGTGGTTTATCACTTTGTATATTTGAAATATGCCAAATTCCACTTTCTCCAGTAAATACAATATCTGCATTATAAATGTATTTAAGTAATTCAAATACTGTAGTTTTATTAATTAAATCCATATATAAATTTTGTAATTTAGTTGGCTGTAATAATTGATTATATGTACAGTTACCAATAGCTATAAAATTTATTTTATCTTTAAAATCATTAACTATTTGTTGCATTCTATGAAATCCAAAATATCTACAATCAAAATTAAAAAATATTCCTATTGGATTTATTAAACAAATTGGTTTGTCAGAATTAATTTTTTCTTTTTGTTCATCCACTAAATTTATACATGGAATTTTTGTATTATGTGTAATTGATACATTAAATATTCGTTTAAAATAAAAATATGGTGTATCTTGTAATGTCATTTCTCCAATTGATAACAAATGATTTTTAAGTACTGATTGTTCACCTGTATCAAATGCATGTAATTCATAATCATATATTTTATCATATTTTAAGTTTTTATCATATATATTAAAATATGTATTATTTTTAAATAAATCCATAAAATGTTCGTTTGATAATACATATAATGTCTCATTAGGATATTGTTCTTTATAATCTTTTAATAAACAGCTTGTTATTACACAATCACCTAATGGACATCTTAATATAAATAAAGTATTCATATATTTCTCCAATAAAAAATAAAAAAACTCATCTAACTAATTAGATGAGTTTAATATAATTTTTAATTGTTATCTTTAATTATTAAAGAACAATTTCCTCTAAATTAGCTGACGTCTTTGCAGCGACCATATCAATCATGATAAACTCTATAAGGCGTGCAGGTTTCAGATAAATTGCGCAACGTAATTCATTTGCATCAATTGTTTCTGGTGTATTATTTGTATCATCGCATTTGATTAAGTAATCATAAAGACCACCACGAATCATATAATCTTCAAACTTAGGTTTAATAGTTTGAACAAATTGTTCACGTGTATAACTATTATTAACTTGATATTTGAAGTTACGTGCTACATTATATACAAATCGTTCAAGATCTAAGAATAATGTTCTAACATTAATTCTATTAAATGCACTATTCTTTGTTAATGTAGTTTTTTGACCTTCAATGATAAATCCATCAAATGGATATTGTTTAATATAGTTCCAAGATTTAAGATAGATTTGATCTTCTTCATTTGGTGATGGGTTATGTGAAATACCATGAATTCCATTAATTACACCATAACTTAATCCAGCTGGAGCTAACCAAGGAAGATTTACTATATTAAGATACATATAGTTACCAATGATCTTACAAGTTGGTGGTAACCAGAATGATTTACCACTGAAATCATCAGTTGTTCTTAACCAGTTATAATAACCAGCACAATAACTACTATTAATACCACTAATAAATCTCAGTTTAGTTCCAACCATATCATCCCAAGTATTTTGAGGTCTAGATCTACGAATCTTAGGTGCAGCACCATCAAGTGTTAATTGACGAGGAGCATCAATGATTGTCATACAATCTCTACGAATTTCTCTTGAGATTTGATCTAATTTATCAACAACCTTTCTCCAAGTAGATACATCACTATAATCGGTAATATAACGATCTTCACTATCTGGATCATTATCTGGATCGAAATTTTGAGTTACCCATTTCATTGCAGTTTGATCCCATACAACATTATCACAGAATTGTGCAATTGTTGAAAGACCAGCATCAGCAACAAAATATATTGGAATATCATCAATATTCTTTATAAAGCTTATGCAACGATCCATATCAATAATAAAGTTATCACCAATATTAGCTGTTGTACCTGCTTCTTGACCAAATAATCCAGTGGTATTAGCTATAATTTTCTGTGATTCTTTCTTTGAGAAAGAAGTAAATTCAGCTTCTGGATGGTTATTATAAAATATTGTTGTTTTCTTATTAAAGATAAAGATATTTGATTTAGCTAAATCTTCAATATATTTTGTATATGGTTTAACAATTAATGCAGGACAACTTGGTAATCTGTTACCATCTTTATCAAAGTAAATATTTTCTATATCATAGATATCTGGATCTATACCAACCATCTTACAAGCATTATTTAACTGAATACTATCTTTAATAAAGAATTGTGGTACAGCAGTTTTATTATAAGGTTCTGGATCATATCCAGATCCAAATTCTGGTTTAATATAATTGTTACGATAGAATTCTATATAATTACTATTAGCATTAATTATATTACCAATGTATAAATCTCTACCATTTTGAATATTCTTTTCATCAAATAATGATCCAAAGAATTGTTCAAGTATTGATATAGTTATTTTTCCATCACTTGGATTTACAACAGTCTTACAAACAGCTACAACTATATGTGAGCTATATTGCTTATCTATTGTACATAATGGATTATCTGAAGAGGCATTAGAAGCTACATCAGTTAATGGAATTTGTGGGAACATATTCATTAATGTTTTTGATATAGATTCATCATAATAATTACCAGTTAATGGAACACTCCAACTATCAAGTACTTGTTCTTTACCAGGTGTTTGATTAACTTCACCAACCCATATACCATCAGCATTTTTAACTCTTTGTAAAGTGTTCATTGTATTAATTTCATTTTTGAACATTACTTTCCAGTTATATTTGCTTTGATCAGCATAATAATTTAATGTATTTTTATATGAATTAGTTACCATTGAATTTTGTTCAAATGCTTCACATGGATTAACTAGTAATCGTTGATTTTTTAAAGCATCATAAGGATCTATTAAAGTAATAAAATAACCTTCATTACTTCCAGTTCCATCAACAATAGTTTTATGTTTATCAATAATTACAAAGTTTGCATTATCAATATCTTCACCATATTTATTAACACTCATATCAGCTTTAGTAAAGTTATTAGTAGTTACTAAATCATCATATTGTTCATTACTAATATCACATTCTTTACTATCAAGATATACTACATTTTGATAATTGATTTCGTCTGAAGTTAATAAATGAGCATCAACTATAGCTTGACCTTTTATACTGCCATCAAATTGTTTAAAATATGGATCATTATATATAAGTGTTAATACTTCATCTATAGCTTTTTGTTCAGCTTGATCACCACTTGGTGCTGGTGTACAACCAGTAATAGTTGAAATTTCTGCTTCTAATACAGCACTTGGTAATGCCATTAAACCTGAAACATAATTTATTATTACATTTTCTGGTATTGCTAAGCCACTTGGATATTTATCGTTAATCAATAAACTCCTAAACATTCCAGTAGTTGAATTCATTGCTGAATCAGAATATTCTAAAGTAAATATATCTAACCAAATATCAGGTCTAAATGATGTTCCATAAGTTTGTATTACATTGCCATAACTATTTTTAAAACATTCTTGACTCCAATCATTATCAACACTTGATGGAACTTCAACTGCTGTAGACATTGGTATTGTAGGATCATAAGCACCTAATACTTTATCTAAAGTAAAATAATTTCCTGAAGGATCTTTTCCATCATCATCATAAATTTTAGCATCTAATATGTGTTTAAACATAACAGATGTAGATGGAGTAGTTAATAAATTATATACACCACCAACTGTTTTATCATGAGGTGCTTTTTCAGCATTTAAATATATTCTTAATAAACCAATTTCTGATTTTGCTGAATCATAACTAGTTAAGCTTTGACCTTCAACAGTATTAATCTTAAGAACTTTTTCTCTTAAATCCTTTAATTTTTCACCTAATAACAATGTTATTTGTTGTGGAGTATATTGTTTAAAGAATTTTTTAAGAGCATTATCACCATCTATTAGCTTTTCAGTCATTTGTAATATTGGATCTATAGAAATATAAAAATCAAATATTTCTTTAAGACCGCTTAAAACTGGAGAAGAAGCAGTTCCAACATTAAGTTTAGCTTCAAAAATGTCATATTTTTTTAACATTTCATCAGTTTTACCTTTATTTCCAAGAATACAATCATATATAGTATCTAAACTTCCGGTTAAACTACCAAAAGCATTTAATGTTGTAATTCCACTAACAGTTTTTAATTCTTTTGGGTGAACATTAACATTTATGAAAGCATTAATACTATCTATTTCAGAAATAGCATTATTTATTTCTTTATATAATATAACTTCTGGATCATCTGATGATAATGTATCAAAATATTTTTCTACACCTAACTGTGGAGCTAAATTTAATAATAAATCGCTATAAGTTAATTTACCAATATCTTCTGGTGATAAAGAATTATATTCAACCTTTTCCTCAGAATCATAACTATTAGTTGGATAATTAATTAATTTTACAGTTTGTGATTTTAATGTTTCATAAACTGTATTAAAACCATTAGGATTAATATAACTTCCAACTTCAGTTAAACTTACTAATGGAATAGCATCTCTTGAAAATGATTGATCATTATTCCAATCATATACTATATAACCACCATCAGCATTACTATCTTTTTTATAAGAAGCATATTTAATTTTCAAACCTTTATAGGCTTTGCCTTGTTTATTATCATATGGCATACGAGCTACAATAGGAGTACCACCATTATTTAATATGCTTTGAACAGCATAATATAAATATTTTTCGGCCTCATTTTGAGGTTCACCATATAAATTAATAAATTCACTACGTGTTGTAATCCAAGAATAATCATAGATTGGACCGCGATCAGCAAAACCAATAACATATGCGTTATTAGTAGTTACTGTATCTCTATATTCAGTCATATCAATCTCATTGATTTCTATTCCTGGATGTTGTATTGTTCTTGCATTCATTTATTTACAACTCCTAATTATTTAAATAATTTATATTTGTTATATAAACTTTTTTCGTTTATTATTATTTATTAAAAAATGTCAGACATTTGAACCGTTTATTTTTTAAATAAAAATATTATTTTAATAATATAGAATAATTAAAAGGAATAATTATATGAAAGAAATATTAGAACAACAATTATATAAAATTGCACCAATTTTATATCAACAGCATAATTTAAATATGCAACAAACTTGTATGTGTTGGCGGATTTGAAATACCTGATACTTGGTATAATCTTATATATAAATTATCTGAAAAATTAGAAAAGTTAAATCAAAAATTAAAAGATAAAAATATAGAAATTCAAGCAGTCCAAGTTAAAGAAAAATTTGGAAGTTTAAGATTTTATTATGATATAATTAATAATTCAAATAATAACATTAATATTTCTGAATTAAGTAAACAAGTACAAGATTTAATTGATGAAGCAGAAAAAGAAAGTTGGAATATTTGTTGTTTCTGTGGTAAACCTGCAACAAAAACAACAGTTGGATGGATAAGTAGAGTTTGTGATAAATGTATTGAAGAAAGAGGATTAATTACAAAGGAGATTTAATTATGTTAGATGTGGCAAAACTTTTAGTTGAAACTATGAAGAGACAATTTCCAAATAAAGAAGCATATTTAGTTGTTTTAAGAGAACTTAAAACTAAATTAACAATATTGGCAAAAACTGAAAAGGTTACAGTTGAAACTCAATATAAATTTCTAAAGAAAATGGAAAAGGAGCGAGAAGATAGTAAAGTAATTTATGTTAGCCAAAATCGTTTTGATTTAGCTATGAAAGAAAAAGATGAATTATCAGCTATTAAACAATTATTAGCTGAAGTTGAAAAAGAAATGCCTAAACAACTTTCAGAAGAAGAAACTAAAGATTTTATTTTAATTACTTGGGAAAATATAAAAAAACAGGTTAATAAACCAAATCAAGGTATGTTAATGAGAGAATTAAAATCTAATCCAAATATTAATATGGCAATTGCTGCTAAAATAGTTAAAGAATTAAATATTTAAAAAATAAAAAGCCAACTTAAAAGTTGGCTTTATTTTTCTATTCAATAGAACCACCAAATAATTTAATGCATTTATCTTGTACTAAGAAAACTTTATCTATTAAAGAATCATCCCATCCTGCACTAAAAATATTTTCTATTTTAAACCATTCAACTTTTTCTTTAATTTCTTTTATTTCAATATTATTTGAATTATCTGGATAGCTTTCTCCATAAATATGAAGATTACCTTCTTCTAAAACAAAATTAATTGTATAAGTTTCATATTTAAGTGTAAATAAATGTGTACCATTAAATCCATATTCATTATCTATAAATGAAATATCTTCAAATTCTTTTTGTTTTAAAAGTATTGTTTTAGTCTCAATTATTCTTAAAATGTATTTAGCAAAAAATTCTTTAAAAAATTCATATGGATTATTTGTAATACTTTCTAAAATAATATCATAATCAGTTTTCATTTAATTCATTCTCACATCTAATATAAATATATCAAATTTACGTTTTTGCATAATTAAAAACTCTTAATTAATTAATAATATTTATTTAAAAAGGGATAAAATATTAATTTTATCCCTTAAATAATTATGTATTATAAATTAATGTTTAACTTATGATGTATCACTGTATAAATATCTTCTTGGAAAATCTTTTGTTCTTCTTATTTTATTCTAAGCTTTAACTGGTGTAATAAGTTCCAATTCATTTTATTTATACCTCATTTAAATGTATCGTTTAACCATTCTATGGCTTTATTTAAAAATTTTTTATTTTTTATTATAAAACAGGCAGCAAATAATCTTAATGATGTATTATCATTATTTTTTAAATTTGATAAAACTGTTAAAAAATTATTTGGTGCATTTAAAGGATCTTTTTGAACAGCTCTTATAAAATTTGAACAAAATTGTTTTTTACTAAACTTATTTTTATATTTTTTATAAAAAAGTTCAGTTAATTGATTAATTAAATCAACTTTAATATGTGTTTCAAATTCATTAAAATCAAATAAATATCTTAACTGTTCATTATTTAATTGTAATTCATTTATATCAAGATTTTCATTAAATTTAATAATATCATTGTTTTTATTTGAAACATTTTGAACATAATGAAATAATTCATGTTGAATTGTTGTTTTTGTAAATGTTTTAATATTTAATATTATAAATGCACAAGTTTCAACATATGTGAATACTCCATCACAATTTTGGTATAATGATTTAAAATAATTTATTTCATTATCTTGTTTTTCTTTAAGTGTTCCAGTTGTTAATGAATATTCTATATTAAATGATCTAAATATATTAACAATTTCAGTTGGATTAGAAAAATCAAATTTAAATATATAAATTGGTATTTGTTTTTTATCTTGAAAATCTTGATATATATCAAAATGTTCAATTTTGTCAAAATTTTGTGCATTATAAATTTTATTAATTAATTTACTTGAAAATTCAGCATCTTTATGTGCTTCATTGATAATATTATTATCTTTTATTGGTATACTAATTTCATAAAATTCTTTAGCCATAGAAATATTAATATATTGAATTTTTGAAAAATTAGGTTTGTCAATTGAACCATTGGAAGATTCATAAAATAATCTTCCATTTAATTCAACATCATTCAAAATATCTGTATATAAGTTGTTAAACTTATTTAACATTTTATTACTCTATTTTTAAAATATAAATTAACTCATTGGGCCATCTTGATAGCAAAATCTTCTTGGTAAATCTTTAGTTCTTCGAACTTTATTATATGAGCGTTTAGGTGTTTTAAATCCAACAACTCTCATCCAGATTTCAACAGGTGATTTACAACAAGGTGATTCTGTAGTATTTGGTGGTCCGACAGTTACTTTACCACAATTTTTACATTGAATTTGTGCATCATCAATAGCACCATAAATTACACCGTTTTTTGCAAAACTATTTAAAATACCTTTAATTTGTTCTTTACTAATTTCTTGATCAAAATCAGCGTGTAATATAGCACCACCTGAAGTACCTTTATCAAATTCACCTTGTAATCTAATTCTATCAGTTAATAATGCTTCTTTAATTAATGGTAAATATTGATTTGCATATAAATCATAATCATTTGTATTTGCAAATTGTAATTTATCTTTTAAACAGAAAGTAACTGCAGCAGATTCACCTGGAATTTGTTCAAGATTTCTAATTCTACCATCTTTAGCACTTCTTTCAGCATTAAGTTTATTAAAAACACCTAAAATTTTCTTACCTTGTTCTAATCCTTCTTCTGTACGAATATCAAGACCCATGATTTCAAGGCATTCATATAAACCAATAAAACCAAGTGTTGAATATTGTTTATTTAAATCCATAACACCAAATGTATACATTGGTAAATTACCATTTTTAATTAATCTTGCTAATAATTCTTTATGAATATCTAATATATCTTGTGCAACTTTAATTCTTGATTCAAGAATATTAAAAAATGCTTGCCAATCATTTTTATCTGAATATTTAGCAATATATGCAATTTGAGGAAGATTTAATGCAACAACTCGATGAGAACCAATTGAAATACCACCTACACCAAAACTATTAACATATTCTTGTTTACCATCTTTACCAGTTGTTGTTAATTCGTTTTTTAAACGACAATTATTAACATTTATTCCATTAACATTAAAATTATGGTTTTTGCCAACATCTAAACAATATACAAAATCAGTGGCAATCTGTTTTGTTATACGTACAATTTTTTTAAACTTTATCATTTTTTTAATTCCTTATTAGTATAAATATATTTTATATTTTTATGTTGTAAATAATTTTTATCTATTGCTTGTAAAATTCTAGATTTTATATGTTTTTTATTTGATGTATATTTAGATATAAAACATAAATTATTATCTAACATATATTTAATATCTTTATATATTTCACTATTTGTTAATTTATTAATATTTAACATTTTACAAATATTATTATAAGTTAAAATATATAAATGTTTATTAATTGTTGATAACATAGTTTCAATACTTTTATACTTATCCATATCATAATAATTATATTTTGTAGTATTTGATTTTATTTCTATATACATATCATTTATTTTTAAATCTAATATATAAGTATGTAAAATATTATTTAATTTATATTTTAAATGAACTTTTTCATATTCAAACTTAATATTATTTTTTAATAATGTATATATTACTTTAAATTCCTCAAAACTTCTAGCTCTATATTCATTATTATTAAAACTAAATTTAAATTTTAATCCATATGAATTTTCCATAAATGTATTTGGTGAGTTTATATCTAATGTACGTTTAACTGCAGCATCAGATATTTTTTTACGAACTTCTGGTCTTGTTGCTGGATTATTTATACCACTATATTTAATACTTAAACGTTTTCTTTCTTGTAATCCTTTTTCAGATGCATAAAATTTTGTTTTATTAATAGATAAATTTTTTAAATGTTTATCTGAAAAATAGGCTTTATTATTTATATTATGTTTAAATTTATTACAATATTCTTCCCAAGTAATATCATGTTTGTGTGAACTACAAATATGAAAATATATTTGATTTGTTTTTACTTTACATAAATTACATGTAAATCTATATGAATTATAATTTTGTTGTTTATCTAATTCTTTATTTAATTGTATTTCTTTCCAATAATTTGGATGTTTAAACTTAATATGAATAGCTAATTGATTATTATATTTATATGATTTATCACAATATGGACAATTATATATTATACTAGTATCCCTACAATCTTCTTGTAATTTTGTAATATTATATTTGGTTTTAAATTCATTTACTGTCATATTATGTTTCCAAATTATATGATTATTTAAACTTTTAAATTCTTTTTTACATATTGGGCATTCTATCATAGTATATTTTATATCCTTTTATTAACCTTTATATTATTTATAATAAAAGTTAACAAAACCAATAACAAGATGGTAATAAACTATTCTTCTATACCTATTTCATAATCAGTTGGATTATTATATATTTCTCCGGCTTCTACAGTTAATATTTCGTTTGTTGAAATTTTATGAACTGTAAATTTATGATCCGGAGTAACTTCAATCGTTTTTCCATCTTCAATTTCAACTTTTAATAATCCAAGTTTATCACATTTTTTCTTTAATACTCCATTAATTGTTTCTAATTCCCACTCATTTTTATTAAAATTATAAGAATAAATTTTATAATTAGATTTATCAAATATTTTTTCAAATTCTTCTTTATTATTAGAGTTAAACATATTAACAAAATCTTCAAGAGTATAAATTTCGGTTATTCCTGTTTCTTCACATATTACTTTAATTATACCACTTCCTGTAATACAACAACTAGAAATTGAAGATGTTGAGTCGTCTTGGAAAAAATTCAAACACTTGTTTTTAACTGAAACTTCACATAACCAATCTAACCATTCTTGATCTTTATATTCTTTAGTTTCTGGATCAATTAATGAAGCAGCTGTCATAACAGGAAAAGTAAATGGGTTATCTTGTAATTGATTAATTAATTCCTCAACAAATATCTTTTGAACTCTCATTGCATTATCTAAATCAGGATGAGTAAAATCTGGATTCATGTGATTTGAAAATAATGATTTTAACCAATATTTATCATATACACTTACATTAGTAAATGGTGATTGATTACCTCTAAATGAATTATTTACACTATAAATAAAATGTTGAAATGCTTGTTTAATAAATGCTAAATTATTTTCATTTTCATACCATTTATCACCGAAATCTTTTCTAATAAAATATTCAGCATATATAAGAAAATCAGGTACAGCTACTGCTCCAACACATTGAGTACTTAACGTACAAATTAATTGAAATGTATTATTAATAAATGAATAAAAATGTTTTACCGGACCAATTTTAATTCTTTTTACCCACGGCATACCTTCATTCACAATAGAAGCTAGTGAGGTCCCGCCAGCAATATGGCTTTAACCAACCGGTGAAGATCATGGATTCTAATACCACCTGAAATTTCAAGTTCAATCATCTTGTTAGCACGTTTAATACCATGTTTCTTTAATGCATCTTTCCATAAGAAATATAAACCATTTAATTTCATTAATGCTTTAGGCATTTCATAATCCCATGATAAAATAGAAGTATCATCTACGTTTGCATTAGCATCTACACTAACATCAGCAGTTGTTTGTGTTTCTAAGAATTTATTGGTAAATTTAGCAATATCCAAATTTTTCTTATCAATTCCTTCTAATTCAAACATTTCTGTACCATACTTCTTTTCTAGTTTGTCTAATAAAGAAGCAAAATGATGATCGAACGAGTGATTTACAAAAAAGGCCATATTATTATTTCCTTATATTAAATTATATAATTTTTATTTTTTAAATCATTATATGTAATTTGTTTAAACTCAACTTTATTATTAATCCAAATTTTTTGATTAGTATCTTGTTTATCTATTGTTTTACCCTGCCAAGGTCCATCTATTAATATATCAACACATGATAATAAATCAAAATATTGATTAATATTTAAATTAATTAAATTATATCCGTGTAAATGCAGTAATTAATAAATAATTATTAAAATGTTTTAATTCTTGATTAATTTGTATAAAATCATCAAATTGATATAATGGATCCCCACCTAACCAGCATATACCTTGAAAAAAACCATTTCCAGTTTCTAGTTTTTCACCAATTAATGATGCAGATAACACTTGTCTATCTTTATGATTTATATTTTGTAAATCAACAGAATGACACCCTGCACAATGATGAGGACACCCTACGGTATATATATTTAATGTTATTGTATTTGGTATATCAATATATCCGATATTAAATGAATGAAAATACATACTTAATTATCCTCAAATAAATTATTTAGTGAATTTAATAAACATTAATATTATTTATAAAAAAATCTTTATAAATTTCAATACTTATTATTAATTAAAATAATTAAATATCAAAATTTATAAAGATTATTTATTAGAAATACTTAATATATGTATATTTTATATGTTATGCATTTTCAAAATCAATATCTTTAATTAAACCTAGTTCTTTTAATTCTGGATTATCTTTATTTGCTTCATAACTATCAATAGAAATAACTATACCTTTCTTATATCCAAATTTATTAGGTAACCATAAACATGTAGTATATTGTGGTAATTCTTCTTGAGTAAAGTAATCTCTATTATGTTTATCTTTAATTGGTCCTATCATCCAGATTTGTTCTCTTCCTGCAGCGTCAATACCTACAGCCTGAGTACCATCTGTGTATTTAGCTGGATAAAATCCATCGGCATTCATTTCGGTAATAATAGATTCAAACAATATATCAAATTTACTCTTTTTCATAATTATTATATCTCCATAAAATATTAAAACATAACATCAAAATTATCAGTTATCCAAGTCATAACCATTTCTTTAATAATGGCTGGATCTAAAACTGATTTTTTAACATCTTGTTTTAACCATCTTGCACATTGATCTTTAATGTAATCGATAATTACGGCTTTATCGCCATCCATTAATTCATATTCAACAAATGCACGTTCAGCATCATCTTTATCTTCTCTATTTTCTACTGAAAGTTTAACTTCATCAAAAATAGGTTGAACGTATTCATCAAAATAATTTTCTGGTACTTCAATTTTTGTCATTAATTTGTCTATATCCATATCAATGTTAGACATTATTTCTTCAAATAATATATCAAATTTACGATTTTTCATATTTTAAATAAACCTTTTTTTTATTTAATTAAAATTATTTATTAAAAAAGGAATAGATATATATATATATCTATTCCTTAAAAATCAATTATATATTATTTGTTAAATAGTAACTGAATACATATTATTATTACTTTCAATATTATAATCTGTATCAGTTTTTGTAATTGTAATCGATTTACGATTATAATTACGATAAGGATCAAGCATTAAAGAATCTACATATGACTTACCTGTAATATAAAGGCCATTTTGATCTTCACAAATTACTGCAATATCATTCATTGCATTAGGATATACCTGATTTAATTTCAATTCGGTTTCCTTTAAAACAAGTTCTTTCTTAGTTGAAAGATATGCCATACGTGGATCATCATACTTAATCTTATTTTGAACTTCCTTATTTGCAGCAGTTTTAGCTCTTCCCATAGTTATTCTCCTTTATATTGTTATTGTTAATATTAAAAGAATAATATAAATTATTAAAAAATAAACTTACTTACAAAAATTATTTTCAACAATATATTTTCTAAATTTGATAATATTTTTGCCATACCAAAAATCTCTAATTGTTTTCATAGTACTAAAACTGTATGAACACAACTGATTAAATTCACATGGATATATCTTATCATTTTCAATATAAATACTAAATCTGGTGGCATCACAATCCATAGGTAACATACACATATTTGGATTCTTTTTATTAAAATGATTATTAAAACATGTAGCTATTCTTGCATTATCAAAATGTGCAACAATAAATGCATTTTGAATATCTTTATATTGTTTAGCTGTTACAAATGGTTTATTAAAATATAATTTAATAGCGGTTTCTTTATTTAAATCATTTAATTTTTTAACTAATGTTAAAACTTCTTTTAATGAATTTTTATTAATTAAAAGTTTTGAACTTAAAATAAAATCATTTTTCTTTAATAAATTAATGTTGTATATAAAATTATCGCAATTAAATGTATCACCAGTAGTAATCTGTATAGATTTTCCTAATAATTTAATCTTTGTTAATAATTCATCAGAAATCTTTTTATCTGTATTAAGTTGAATAATAATAGAAACTTTAAATTTATTTACAAACTTAATAAATGTTAATACATCATTTAAATTAAGATCATTTAAGGTATCATCAAAAATTAATACAACACTTGCTAAAGTGCTTAAACTTACTAAATTATCATTCGTTAATGCAGATAAGGTATTTTCAAGTGATACAAATTCTGTTTTATCTTTTTGTTCTTTAATATTACCTAAGAATATAAATTGTTTTACATAGTTATTTAAATCAAAACTATTTGAAATTTTAAAAACTAATTCTTGAGGACTAATAGGATCATATTCTGGACTATCATTAACCGTTTTACCCCAACATGCACTAACTCCACTATTTTTATCTAATGCAAAGTTAAAATTATTACTTAATAACATTTTGCTATTTTCATCATCTGTAAATACCATATTATCTGTTTTTGATTTTGTAGACATATATGTTCTCCTTTTATTTAAAAATACAATACATCATTATATTATTTAATATAATTTTAAAAAATATTTTTTTTTATTTTTTAATAAATAATAATAAAATTAATTAGTTACATTCATATTATGACCATCGAACAGTTAATAGCTTCAGCAAATCAACAAAAAGATTTTAATGCTGCAACTTTATTTAAACGCATTTTAAATACAGCAAAAATTAATAATATTTCAATTAATGAAGCAATTACTTATTTAATATCAAAAGAAACTAAAAAATATAATTTAAATTTATTGAAATTGGCTGAAAAATATTTTCCGGCATTAGATAATAAATATATTAAACATGATTCAAAATTATGTAAATTAAATGTGCAATCGAAAAAAATTCGGTTGTACATTAGAAGAAATATTAAATAAAAACCGATAATTAAAATATAGAACGACATTATTTTACCCAAGGTCGTCAACTTTTAAATCGGTTTAATCACACGAGTGATTAAAATATAGTAAATGTTTTAATCACTTTTTTTGTATATATATATATATTTATTTATCAAAAATATCAAATTTATTAAACAAAAAATGCTTCTTTTATGAAGCATTCAAATAAAAATAAAATTTTTAATAAAAATATTAAATTAATGGTTCGTCAAAAAGAATTTGATATATATTTAAAATTTCTTTTCTTTTATCTATTTCGCCAATTTTATCATATTTATCTAATTCAGATTTAACAAATTCTTTAGCTTGTTCTTTATTATTTAATAAAGATTTTAAAATGTTAGTAATTCTTTCTCGCCAAACACTAAATAATTCATAATCAACATATGAATCATTGATATCTTGTAGTATATTCTCAAATAAAATATCAAATTTTCTTTTCATTTATTATTATTCCTTTATATTATTAAAATAATAAATATTATTAATATTATTTATAGTTTTTTTTATTAGGTATTTTTATGTTACAATTAAACAAATTAATATATGAAGATTTATTTGAAAAAGCAATTGCTAAAGAAGGTGGCAATGCGGTAGAAGGTGTAGATCGAATTCAAAAAGAAAACATTGAACCTACATTTAATCAAATAAAAGAACAAATAATATATCCATTATATCGGAAAAAATGTTGATATATTTTTATTAGGTAGTACTGGTAAAAAACCTAGTTCTGGAGATATAGATATTGGAATTGATTTTAATAAAATTCAAAGATCAAATGAAGATACAATATTAGATAATTTGAAATTAATATTTAATCAAATTTATGATCTAAATTTAAACTTAGATATTAAAATCAATAGTGTAACATATGATATGATACATTTTAGTTTTCCACAATATAATATAAATAATGAACATATTGATAAAAAAGTACAAATTGATATATTATTAACTAAATTTCCAGTATTTTGTAAATTTTATATGTATTCGCCAACTGAATTAGAAAGTAAATACAAAGGTGCACATAGAAATGAATTATTAAGAGCTATATGTTATACAATGACTTATAAACCACTATATGAAGAAAATAATGAAGTATTAAAATGGAAACAAGATGATTTAGATAGTACAGGTTTATATCATCATATAAAAACTTTAATTGATGAACAAGGTAATAGATTAAAATATAAAGACACTAATGAAGATTTAATTCCATCTTATGCAAAAGTTATATCGAGTAAGTTAATATCTCATGAACCAAAACGAGTTATAAAACTTTTAGTAGGACCTAAATATTCTGAAGAAGATATTGATACATTTGAAAAATTATTTAATATTATTTTAAATGATCAAGACTTTAGATTTTATACAAATAGTGTAGAAATATTAACTAATTGTGCAAAAGCTATTAAAGAAAATACAAGATTAGCATTTCCAATTGAATTAGAAAAATACTTAAGAAATTAATAATTATGAATAAGTTTGAGCAAGCATATTTAAATATAATAAATGAATGGAATTCTAATTTGATATTAGAAGCCAATTTAAAGTCTTTAATTCCTAACATTCAACAGCAGTTAATAGGTAATAAATCATATCAAGAATTGACTAACAAAGAAAAAGAAATTTTACAAAATAATATAAGTAAACAACTTAATAATATTGAACAACAAGTCAATAATATTACAGATAATAAACAATATCAAAGTTGGATTTATAATATTTTAAAGAACAAAGAAATTAGTTTAGATGATTTAACTCCATTAAAATCTATTATTTTAGATTTTGAAAAATTAAATAAACGCCCTGATTTAAAACCAAATCAGAAAAATATTCAAAACTATAGTACTTTAAATGATTTACAGCAATTTATAGATAGTTTTAAAAAAGAACATAATTTATCAAGTAATATATATAAAAACCTAAAGAAAATATATGGTAATCAAGAGTTTACTATATATTTCATTAGTGAAGATCAATATAATGAATGTAATAAATTATTTGGTGGAAATGACTTTAATACTGGTTGGTGTATTGCTAAAAATAAAGAATATTTTGATCAATATATAAATAATAATCCAGATAAATTTAATGGGTATTTTGTATTCATTAAAGACAATAAACCATATGCACTTTTACATTATGGTAGTCAACAATTTAAAGATACTTCTGATGATGCATTAATAACTAATAATCAAAATGCTGTGGATTGTTTATTATACATTAATGATAATTATAATGATTATAAAGAAGGTGATTTAGAATATTATACTAAACAAATATTTTTAAAAGAAAATCCAAATGAAACTATAGGAGATTTTATAGTATATCAAATAGGTGGAAAATATGATCCAAAAACAAAAACAATAGATTGTTATGGTAATAAAGTAAAATTTAAAAATGGTTGGTTAGATAAAAATGGTACATTTGATTTTAATTTTATAAATGCTACAGATGATTGGTCTAATATGTTTATTAATTGTAATAATTTATTAAAATTACCAGATATTTTTAAAATCCCAAAAAATGTTAAATATTGTAATTCTATGTTTAGCAATTGTAAAAATTTAACTAAATTACCAGATAATTTTACAATTCCAAACAATGTTCAACGATGTGATTTTATGTTCTATAAATGTTCTAATTTAACTAAATTACCAGATAATTTCAATATACCTAAACATAGTGATTATGAATATATATTTAAAAACTCAGGATTAGAAGATAAATACAATATAAAAGATTTATTAAAATAGGATATATTTAATATGAAAGAAAATCCGTATACATTAGATAAATTTTATTCAATAATAAAACGGTGGAGTTGCTAATACACAACAACAAAATAAATCGGTTGGATATGATAATAAAAAGATGTTAAAAGAATTAAATAAAGAGTATAATGATTATAATCATTTTTCAACTATTAATGCAAAACGTTTTGGTGATAAAAAGAAATGAAATTAGAAAAATTTGATAATCTAATAGAAGAAATAAAAACAAAATATTTAGTTGATATTCATCAAGCATCTGATAAAGATGGAGGAAGTAAAGTATATGAAATACCTGGTTATAAAGGTACTATAACTCGGATATTGTGCTAAATATATTAATGGTGAAGATCCTAAAACTGATAAAAAATTTAAGTTAAAATGAAAAAATATTTATCTTCAGATTTAATAAAACAATTAAATCAAAATAATCCAGAAATATCTTATGTACAAACAACATATTGTAATAAATATGGTGATATAATTCCATCAAGTGATCCATCTATATTAAAATATAGACAATATATAGAAAATGGTTGGATAGATGAAGGAGAAAATGAACAAGAAATGGAAGATATTTGGAATGATTATGTTGTACATTTTAAACAAAAACATGATTATGAATACCAACAAAATATCAAAAAGAAAAAAGCATCTAACACAATATTAGATGCATTTAAAATGCTTTGTGGTATTAAAACCAATTAAATATACCTTTATTTTTTATACTAAAAAAAATGTATCTAAGTTTCAAACTTAGATACATTTAAAGTATTTATTTAATTAAATATTAAATATCGGTTTTTGTCCAATTGTTAGGTATTTTACTATCACCTCTTTCATCAGGTAATGTAGTAGGACATTTAAATGTACCACTTGTAGTTTGAACTCCAGTTACCCATTCATGTGTTGAATTTTCTAATTCATTCCAATCAGTAAATCCAACTGTTATATTATTTAAGTTTTGACATCCAGTAAACATATATTCATAACAAGCACTTGGTAATATTTCTGCAGGTAATTCTAGTGATCCTGTTAATGAAGTGCATTCATAAAATAGTCTTCTATAACATCTTGGTGTTAATGTGGTTGCAGGTAATTTAGGAGCGGCGGTTATTGAAGAACAACCTCTAAACATTTCAGAATATGCTTCTTCACCTTGTGGTGTAGCAGGTATTTCTTCAGGAAGTCCAGTTAAATTTGTGCAGAATCTAAACATTGAATAATAACCAGTTTCATAAACAGCTGATGCTGGTAATTTTGGAGTATCAGTTAAAGATACACATCCTTGAAACATTACTGAATATGCTGATTTAGGAACTTCTAAAGCTGGTAATTCCGGTGCATAAAGTAATGAAGAACATTCTGCAAACATATGGTGATAACAATTATTAGCTAATGTTGTAGCAGGTAATTTTGGAGGATAAAGTAATGCACTACAATCTTGAAATACCCAATGATAACAATGTTCGGCTAAAGTTAAAGCTGGTAATTCTGGTGCTTTTTGTAAAGATTTACAGCCAGAAAATAATTCAGTACATGCTGAAGGTGCCATAATTTCAGCATGAATTTTATTTGCATTTACTAATGAAGTACATCCAATAAATAATCTTGAATAGCATCGATTTGTTAATGTAGTTGGATATAATTCAGGTGATCCAGTTAATGCAGTACAATTTTCAAACATTTCAGTCATATTATAAACTCCTGAAAGTTTATTTGCTAAAATTTTTGGTGGTGTTATTAAGTTTGAACAATTTCTAAACATTCTATAATATGTTCTTTCTCCTATAGTTTTAGCAGGTAACTTTGGTGCAGTTGTAAAAATACAATTTTGAAACATTGAATTATATGCATAACCTTCTATAGTGGTTGCCGGTAATTTAGGAGCTTCTAAAATACCTGTATCACGTAACATAGAAAAATATCCAGCATATCTTACTGTAGATGCAGGTAATTCAGGAGAAGAAATTAAACTGCTACATCTATTAAATAATGAAGCAAATGAATAATTTGGCACTTCATCTATATAATTTAATAATGATTGAATATTTCCACTGCCTTGTATTTTACCAGACATATCGAATTTTACATAATTATTCGAATCAAGTGATAATTGTTCTTCAGTATTTTGAAATTGAACATAATTACCTTCGGTTAAATTAATTGTTTCACCTGGTGTATAAGTATTCCATTCTTGATTATCTTCTAATCTATACTGTAAACCATTAGTTACTGGTGTACCTTTTACAATATTTAAGGTAACTGTTGCTGGGCCATCTACAGCAGTAAATGTTAATGGATATTTTTTAGTAAAACTTAATGAAAACATAAATACTCCTTCAGTTATGTTAATATTTAAATATATTTATTCTCATTTAAATAACTAATATTTATAAATATTATTAATTAGGATTAAATAATTATAAAGGTAATTAACAACATGGCAGATATAAAAAAAGAAAAGAAATCAATTATTGAAAAATTAGAAGATGCCTCTCAATCAATAGAAAAGATGGCATTTGTAAATCAAGATATATCAAATTTAAAACTAACTAAATTAAATTTAAATGGACATTTATTTAGAAAATGCAATTTTTATGTAAGCAAATTTGTTAGTTGTATATTTGAAAAATGTGAATTTTTAAATTGTAATTTTAGAAATACAGATATATTAAATGTTAAATTTATTGATTGTACATTTGTAAATTGTGATTTTACTGAAGCCACATTACAAGATGTATTGATAGAAGGTGGATTTAAATCTAACAATATATTTGTTAAATTAGATATTAAAGATAATGTTATTGGTTTAGAAGACATTGAAAAGAATTTAATTAGTGATGACACAAATATATTAAATAATTCTGTAGAAGAATCAACATCATCTGAAGAAGATTATGATGTAACTGTTGAACGTTTAATAGATAGAATTGAAGATTTAGAAAAACTTGTAGAACAACAAGGAAAAAGAATAGAAAACCTTATAAAAGAGTTTGACACGCATAAAGATATGCATTTTTATAATTCTCAAAATGAAATTAATAATTATAGAGCTAGATATGGAGGTAGATAAAGTTTAAATGAAAAAACGTAAATTTGATATATTATTTGAAGATATAATGTCTAATTTTAATGGAAAACCTGATTCATTAAAAATGAGTACTTCATTATCTATGGTAGATAAATTACAACAAATTTATCCTGATTTTGAAGTTTCATCTGATGATAGTTGTTTTGTTGAAACCAATAATTTAACTCTTAGTATATATCCAGAAAGTGAAGAATATGGACAAAATATTTGGAGAATTGGTATATATAATAAAGATAATTCAGAAGGTTTAAGTGAAACAATTGATGGAGATATATCAATTTCTGAATTACAAAAAGAAATTATATTGATTTTAGATGGTTTTTTAAAGAAAACTAATAATGATATGTATAAAGTTGAAATTTTAGAATTAAAAAACAAAATTGAATAAATAATAATATTAAACAATTAAATAAAATTTTAAAACTCATTTTTGTGATCTTCCATACTTCCCATTTTTCCTTTCACACAAAAATGAGTTTTATTTTTTAATAAATATTACTGATTTAAAAATAAAAATTATTTTACTTATTGAAAAGTAATTATTTTTCTGGAAGTGAAAATGGGAAAAAGAATATCTCGAAATAAAAAACTTAAATATCAAACTGTTGAACAATTAGAAAAGGAACAAAAATATATTCCATTTCAAAATATTATAGATCAACAATATATTCGGTAAAGATAATTTACCTAAATTTACTAGAATATATCAAAATGAATTATTTTGCACACCAGAAGAAGCAATAAAATTAAATAAACATAGATTAGCAACTTATATAACACAAAAAACATTTCACAAAGAAAAAGACAATTTCGATCCAAATAAATTTAAACAAAAATTTGAAGAACGATTAACTCAATCAAAGTTAGAAAAAGAATTAAATGATAAAGTTAAACATTTAAAATATTCTATACCAAAAAAACTTTATGATAGGATTAATGAAATATTTAAATTAGAATTATTTAATGAATATAATAGTTCTGATAAACGAAATAAAAGAAAATATCAAACAAAACTAAATAAAGCATTGTATTTAGTTTTAGCAATCTATAATTTCAATGAACCAAAAAATATATATTTACAATATTTAAATAAACAATATAAAGAAAATGGAGTACTACCAAATTTAGAAAAAATAAATGCAATTAAATATAAATATGATGTTGAATTTGGATATCATATTAGTAAAAATGTATTAAGTAAAATTATAAATGAAAAAGATTTATATATTGTAAAAAATATATTAATAAAATATGATATAATTGGAAATATCCCATTATTTAAAAATAGTATGGTAACTAGTACTTCTTTACACGATTTATTATTAAATCGGTGAAGAAAATAATATACAGTCTGAACAAATTAAATTCTATGATGAACAAACACATCAAGCATTGCGATATTTTATAAATCCAATTTATTTAGATAATTATCAAAATGAAATATTAATTACAAATAAATATTGTGATAAACATCAATTCTTTTTAAAACATCATTTATTATATGGTAATAAATTACAAACATTACATAAAGATTATTTACCTTTTTCTCATCCATTAAAAAATGAACAATATTTATTACAAAAGAAAATGAGTTTTAATATTCCATTATTAAAACAAAAATTTTTAGAACGTTATCCAGATTTAATAAAAGTATATAATTGGTGGAAAACATTAAAACAAATTAAATTAAATAAATCAAATATAGATAAAATAATATTAAAAGATGCATTAAAAGATAAATATCAAGAATGTATTGGTTTATTTAGTAAATGTATTGATTTTCATAATCATATATTTAAAGCTACTGAAAAATATGGTAGAATATATATGCCATTTCATATGTTGCCCAAAGAATTTAGAAAAGCAATTAAAATAGAAATAAATAATAAATTTTATAATATTAAAGAAATATTTGATCTAAAATGTTGTTTTGTTCAATTATCAGCTTTAATTGCCTTATCTCAATTACAACCTGATGATAAATTTTATAAAGAAAAATTATTAGAATTTACTAAAGTAAAACAACAAGCAAAAAATGATATATATTCTGATATTTTATTGTATATTAATAATAATAAATTAACTAGATTAGATATTAAAAAACAAATTATGTTTTGGCTTTTTAGCAAAGAACATCAACGTATAAATGTTAGTAAAACTAATATAGTTATAAATGGAATTAATGAATATTTTAAAAATAAATTTCCGTATTTTTATGAATTTATAATTCAATATCCTGTATGTAATTCTGATCAAGTATTAAAATCCAATTCATTTAAGTTAAAGTCTATTAGTAAATTATCTATAGATTGTTTTAATATGGAAGCTCAAATAATGTTTAATAATATATTACCATATTATAAACAACAATATAACACTATCATTTCTCTTCATGATGGTATATACACATTAAATAACACATTAAATATTACAATTAAATATATATATGATATAATTAATATATGGAAATTAAATATACTTAAATATATAAAAAATAATAATAAAAATATATACTGTATAATTAATTACTATTTATGTGGTGTTAATTGTTTTGAAAAATTTGTTCCACGGTTAAATAATTAAAGAAATGTAAATAAATAATAATAAAGTTACAAAATATTTATTATTGAGATAACAAATGACAAATAATATGTATAATAATGGAAATCAATTAGATTTAACTGATCGATTAATTCAATATTTAGGGTCAATTGATATTAATGAACCAATTGAAGTTAAACCTAATGAATATGTTTTTACTCAAGAAAAGAAAAGTAAACAAACTAATATTGATAATGTTGATTTAGAAGTATTAAATAAAGATTATTCAACTAAATTAGATAAACAGTTAAAAAATATTGGTAATAATATTGTTGTTAAATTTTTTGAGTTAAATGATGAAAAATTTAAAGCTGTAATGAGTAGAATAATAATGTGGGGTTATGAGCTTTGCCTGGAAGAATTTATAACTAATTATTATTTAATAATCAAAAAAGATAATAGATTAAGACAATTTGTATTATTACATTTAACTAAATTAATAAAAATAGTTAAAGAAATAATAGAAAAACAATTGACCATTAAAATGGATAAATTTGATTTTACAAATGTAAATGATAATGAATTAAAAGTTTTAACTGATAAATTGGCTCAAAAGGAATCTGAATTATTAAATGTAAATCCTGAAAAATTAGTACAAGATAATAATGAAGATGAAGAACATATTATTAATGTAGATGATATTGCGGCAGTTAAAAATGAAATATTACAGGATTTAAAAAATAATAATCCTGAATTAGAAAGACAAACCTGGATATAATTGATTATGGCAAATTTATCTTTTGATTTTAGCAATAATGCAGTATTTAATCGTGATAAAGATACAAAAACATATATATATCGAGATATTGGAACAGAAAATTTTCAATTAGTTAGAAGACCAACAGAAAATTTTTCTGATAAACAAACTTTAAAATTATATAGTGTTAATACTAGTAATTTTGATGAGCAGGCTGTTAAAAGTGCATTAAATAATATTTTTAAATTTAGATTAGGTGAAGAAATATTAGAACCAATGTTTGGTAATGATTTATATCGATATTTATATGAACCAATGAATAAATATACTGCTGAAAAAATAAGTAAAACTATAAGACAAATGATAGGAGCTTGGGAGCCACGCATAAATATAATAGATATTCCAATTACTCGGAATTGAAGAAACTCGGCCAATATCAAATTAAAATACAATATATAATTCCTGAATTATCAATTCAACGGAACGTATGATTTAACATTGAATCCATAAAATAATAAAATAATAAATAATAAAAAGGTTTAACTATAAAAATACAATTATGAATTACGATTATTTACGTTGGGATGCACAATCAATACAAGAATTATTAAGAAGAAAATTATTAGAAAGTGGTATATTAACTGACCAATTATATCCAGCAAGTGATATTAAAATTTTAATGGATTTATTTGCATGGACATTTGATGTATTAACATATATATTAAATAATAGTGCTGCAGATGTATTATTTAGTGATACTGCTATATATGAAAATATGAATAGATTAGTTAAACTTTTATCATATTCTCCAAAAGGTTATTTAACTTGTTCATCTGAATTTTTAATATCAACAAATACCAATCAATCTACAACAATAGATGAAGATATATGTACTATTCCTAAATTTGCATCTATCAATACAGGTAAAATTGATAAATATGGAAATGAAATTAAATTTAGTTTTGTAAAAGACTTTACATTTAATATATATAATGGTGTAGTTGTTATACCAAAAGCTTGGCCAGTTTTATATAATGGTCAATTTAAAAAATATTCTTCAGTATTTACCTCAGATGGTACCCCATATGAAATATTTACAATGGCTGGATTGAATCCAAATAATGAAAATAATCCAATATATATTGATCATAATAATTTTCATGTATATATAGAAACTATTAGTGAAACTACTGGTGAAACATCTTATAAAGAATGGACACGAGTTAATAATCTTGTATTAGATGCTACATACAATAGTGAAATGTATGAATTACGTTTAGATGAAAATAAAAATTATACAATTAAATTTGGCGATAATATCCATGGTAAACAATTAAATATGGGAAATAATATCCATATTATTTATCTTCAAAGCAATGGTGAAGAAGGAAAAATTGATACAAACGAAATTTCAAAAAATACATTGTCTTTAGATATAGATGGATTTACCAGTACAACTGAATTAATGGATATATGTTTTGGTGGTTTTGAAAATTTTAAAAGAAATTATAGTACATTATTTGTATTAAATGGATTATTTATACAAACTTGTAATAAATTAGTTTTAACAAATATTAATGAATCTACTTTACCTCAAGGATATGAAGATGTTGATTCTATTAGAGAAAATGCACCAAGTATATTTAGATTAGGTAATAGATTAGTTACTGAAAATGATTATAAATCATATATATTAAATAATTATAAAGATAGAGTACATGATATATATGTTTGTAATAATACAACTTATACTTCTTTATTTTTTCAATGGTTATCAAAATATAATAAGTTAAATATAGATATTAGAAAATATTATTATAGATTTGCAGATGCTTGTGATTTTAATAATATTTATTTATGGATTAAACCAACATATGATGGACAAGTAAGTGATAGTGACTTAAATTTAATTGTTGATGATTGTAATAAAATTAAAAGTGCTACAGCGGAACTTGTTCCATGTAGTGCAATAGAAACTTATTTTATTCCATATGTTGAACATCCTAATTATTCAATAAATTTAACTGAAATGAATTTAACTGCTGATTGGAATCCACCAATTAAAATTATTTTAACTAAAAAATCAAATGCATTTATAAATAATGAACAATTAAAAATATTAATTAATAATATTTTTATTAATTATTTTTCATTGGAAAATCAAAAATTAGGAAATATAGTTAATATAAGTGAAATACATAAACAAATAATTGAAACTGGATATATTGAAGCTGTTCAAACAAAATATATTCCTGAAAATGATCCAAATGATGTTTGGATAGAAGATGGATTATCTTTTGCATGTTATAGTCCAACAATTGTTAATGGTTTAGATTTTGAAGTATTTAAATTTAGTAAAAAATTACAACCATTTCAATTTGCTAAATTATATTCAAATTCATTATTAAAGTTAATCGAAATTAAAAACGAAAATACATATAATATAATAAATACAGGATTTTAATTAATTGTGAGTGATAAAGTTTTTCAACAATATAGAGATTCTGAATTAATATCAAAATATTCAGATTTTGAATTTAGTGAAATACTTAAAAATGCTTCTAATAATCAATTTTGGAAAGGTAAAGAAGCATTATGGACAGTAATTTCACGGTGCATGTAATGATGCAGCTAAAGAATTTTATATCAATATGCAAGAATATATTAAAAATCTTGCTGATATAGATACTTGTAATATACATGCATTAAAAAGTATGGCAAAAAGTATTGATGCCGAACATTTAACTAATTTTATTAAAGAGAATTATCCAGTACAATTAATAAATTTAATTAATTTATTTTCAATTAAAAAAAGTATATTATTTGATAACTTTAAAATATTAAATATGTCAGCAATTGCTCCAATTGTTGGTAATATTGATAATAGAAGTGCTACATTAATACCATCAAAATATTATATATCTATATTAAATGATATAATTAATAATATTGATAAATTAGCTGAATTATTTAAAGTTAATAAGCTTCCATATATTGAAAAATATTTATCAGTTAAAGATATACCAGAATATAAAGAATATATGTTATATACTTTATTTGATCCTGAACAATTTGAAAAATTATTTAACATTTCTCTTTCCAATAAAGATAGAAAAATAGTAATGTACAAATTATATAATAATGGAGTACAAGAAAAACCAATAGAATATATAACATTATATGATATAATACAAACTATTAAATATTTTAAAAGTCAAAAAGATAAAACTGAAGATTTTAATTGGATTAAATCTTGTACACTTACAAAACCATATTTTGAAGAAAATGATTTTACAGAAGATGATACTGCTAAATTTATGATAGGATGGATTAATCCATTTCATATTTTAATGCAAGTTTTTAAAGGATATTTATTTAATTATAATATTAATACATTTTTTCAAACAATGTATATAGAAAAAAATACAAATGTATTAATAGATTTATCTGATTTATACTGTAAAATAATAGAAACAATGCAAATATATGATGAATCATATATAAATGATTTTATTACATTTCATTTTTATGGATTGTTTTATGATATGATTATTAATGATTCATTAAAAAATGATTGGGATGGAAATAATTTTATAGCAAAAACTCGGTGATTATACTTATGAAGAATTTTGTGAATTAGTTAATAATTATATTACACCACAAGATAGAGATGAATGTGTAAAAAATATAATTTTTTATAAGAAAATACATGTTGATTTTATACAATATTTAAGTATTATTAATAATATTTTAAATAGTGCATCTTCTATAAATAATGAAAATAATAAAGATATTGAATTTAAATATAATATATTAGATTTTAATTGTCAAAATCCTATAGAAAACAGTAGTGAATATAGACGTTTATTAGGATTAGATAATGAAGGTAATATAGATGAAAATGGTACTGATTATATATTAAAAATTGCTAAAGAATTCACAGATATTTGTTTAAAAATATCTTATGCCAGAGAAAATATTAAAAATATTATTCAACAATATTCATTTATAGGTACAAATAAAATTATTAAAGATATTACTAGAGAATATTTTATAAAAAATTTTTCTAATAGATCTGATTGGCGTTTTGTAAGTGATAATATATTAACATCATCTTCATATGAAAGCATTAAAGATTTAAGCGGTTATGACAATGAATTAGGTTATACTACTAATAAAGATGCTATTTTTAACATTGATATTAATACTTTAAATGGACTAACTAAAGAAAAATCTCAATTTTTTGATGTAGATTTAATTGAATATTATGATAATACTCAATATTTTAATATATATAGTGATTTACCAAGTTGTATTATTGGATATCAACTTTCTGGACAAATTGAAGAAACTTCTTCATATGTAACAACTTCTGATGTAGAAGTTGTATCTACTTGGATGGTTAAAGATAATTTAGTATCAGCACAATTTGATCCACCAAGTGGAGAAATCTCTTGGGGTATTCTTTCAACAATATATGATAACTTTAATTATTTAGTACCTGAAGATAAAAAATGGCCATCAGCCAAAATGATAGATATTACCATAAGTGGTGTTGTTATATCATCATTGCCATATTGGGATATAGATACAGTACCAACTGCTGTGTTTATACCAAGTGGTACAATTTTATCAAGTGTAACTATTATTCCTGCAGGTTCTGTTGTTACTAGTTCATATTATGTTGATAATATAATACCAATTACTGGATTATGTGCAACATATGTAACTGATTATAATAGCCAATTTTGGATTAGGGATTTTTCAAAAGAATCACCAAGTTCACAATATATTAAAAAAGAAATTTCATTTTATGAAAACTTTTTTGATGAGTTAAAAAATGCAAAATCCGATGAATTAAAATACGAAATTTATAAAGATAAAGTATATCCATTATTATCAGCAGGTTGGCAAAGTTTTGCTACAAGTGGATTTTTATCTAATCCTAATTTAAGTGCTTTACAATTAAAATACTCAGGAGAATATCCAGGTCAATTTTTAACTGAAAATCATGCAAATAAAACATTTACTACAATTGCACCAATGCCATATATACGAAATTTATATGAAAATACTGGTATGTATGAAGAAACTTCATTATATTTAGCTAAGCCATTTTATGAAAATGTTGCATATTATGTTTCATTAATGACTAAAGAAATATTAAATATGCAAGATTATAATAATAAAACTCGGTTATGGTATACCAATTGATGGCTGGAAACAATCTTATATTGAATTTAAAGGATATAATAGTTATTACGAAAATTCTAAAAATTTATCATTAATGTCAGTTATACCTTCTGAATTAATAGATTGTGATGGACCTTGGGTATATATTGCATTACAACATTTTATTAAATTATATTTAGATAACAATAAACATATTCCATATAATATTATACAAGACTTTGTAAACAAATATTATACTAATATTATATCCACAGTTAAATATAATATATCAGAGCAATTATTTAAATATCAACATGAAATTTATAATAAACAATATTATAAAGTATATGATTTCCAATATGACCAATATGATAATCAATTTACTTTATATAAACATATAGATCATGATGCATATACCGATGCTGGTGAAATTTGGATAAGAATGAAGAATTATCCATTATCTATACCATTAATGAATTATTGTAAAATACCAGAAGAACAATATGGTACTTATGAAAATGATATATATGATACAATGCAATGTAACCAACATATTAAATATGCTAATATGTTTAAACAATTAGTAAATAATGCTGTTCAATTTGGAGTATTTCAAAATACAATATGGGTATTAGGTTATACATCATATATTGAATTACATAAAAAATTAATTGATAGTACTAATCATCCATATTTAAAATTAGTATGTGCACATTTTTATAAAAATGAAAACTTAAATACTTTAGTTATTGATACTCCAACAATTAAAGCATTTAGTTTATATGATGAACAAGATAATTTAGATAGTATAGATCAATTTATTGGTCAATATTTTAATCAAACTAATAAATCATTAGAATTTGCATTATACGATAAAGATAAGCATATAAGTAATTTAACTTCTTTAAGCGGTATTTCTAAAGAAATTTCAGGTGGAAATTTAACTGTTATTCCTATTAGAATTGGACAATATTTATTAGAAAATAATGTGGTTGGATATATACCAATGAATATTAGTGGTGTTATGCCAAGTATAAATTATGCTAAATATGATACAGTTAATGATTTACAAACATATAAAAAATTCTTAACAATAAAACAACTAGAAGAATATTATGGAAATATAATTACTGGTGTAATTACAAATATTAATTATGAAAATATTATAACTGGTAATATTAATTTTAATGGTGAACTTTTTTATGATTCTGAAAAAAATATGCCAATAATTACTGGAAGTTGGAAGTATAATAATACTTGGAATTATTTGTACCGGTAATAATATTAATATTGAAGAAAATAATAATATCAATATAAATAATATATTTTTATATAATGATACATTATTTAAAGGCAATAAAACAAACATTCAAATTAATGATATTACTGGAAAAATAATTGAAAATAAATTATATACCAATAATAGTAATATAAGTGGTATTATATTTGATCAAGTAGAAAATATATGGAGATTAAATTCTGATTATACCACAGTTAATATAGGTTATGAATCCTTCAATCCATATATATCAGCAAATTTTGAAGAATATATTACTGGTAATAAACATTCAGTATATGCTGGTGTTATTCAATATACATGTTCATTAGCAAATTCTAGAGTATCTAATACAAAAAATTTATATATGACAGGAATTAAATCTGTAACTTGTAAATATAAAAGTGTAGAAACAACAATTAATGTGAATAAAGAAACTTCTGAAATAGATGATGAAATAGGTATATTATTATTAAATAATAAATATCCAAGATGCGAATTAAATGCTAATGGAGAATTAATAGTTGAAAGTTTAATAACTACATTAGGTGGAAATAAATCCTGTAAATATTTACCAAATATACAAGATATTGCTGAATTATCTGAGTTAAAAAATAAAAAAGAATTTGATTTATTAAAATCAACATTAGTTTCTGCAAAAGATATTCCAGCTGGAGTTGAAATTTCATCATATGTTATTAATACATTAACAGGTACAATATTAACTGGTTTAATAAATGATTACCCATTATCAACAGGAATAATGGAATTAAATACCACATTATCAAATATTTCTTCTAATTTAGAATGGAATTCACAAACATGGAATATAGATTTTTATTCTACTTATGAAGAATATTTATTAAGTAGTACATTACCTAATATTAATAAATCAGAATTAACATCAATATTAAATAAATACAATGAATCATTATCTGGATTGACAAATATACTTAATTTTACTCCAGTAATAAATGAATGTTTAGTAGAACCTTTGAAAATAATATTTAATTTTGGTACTAATCTATATGTATTAAATGATTTCTTTGATTTAGATATTAATGTAAGTATTTCAAATGATCCAATAGAAAAGAACAAATCTGTTGGTTGGAAGTGTGGATATAAACAAACAAAATATTTAAATTGGGAATCCGGTGATAATATTCATGGTGGACCGGAAATAGTATATGTTGATATAGATACATATAAATTTTATAATTCTAATAAAATATTAGATGGAACAATAAAAACATTAGATTTAGACATAAATGTTTGTTGGTTTAATGAATCTCAGATAATAAGTGATGATGTTATAATTAATATTGTTTGGAAGGGATATTTGTATGCTATTCCAGTAAATATAACTGAATACAACATAGCATGTTGTAAAAATTTAGTATTAACACTTAAAATAGATTTAACATCAAATACAATATCTTATAATAAAATATATTATGTTGGTATTATAACTACATATGGTTCAATTGAAACTAATGATTTTAATGCATCATTAGGTTATATTAAAATGCCAAATGATGTATATAATAAATTTGTTAATGAACATAATTTTGAAAATGTAATAGAATTAGATAGTATAAACAATAAAAACTATTATTTATATTCTAATATTGCCGATACATCTGCAAACATTCTAAAACAAGAATTATATAAAGCCTGGTATTTAGATTTTAATAAAACAAAATATAATGGAAAATTATTAACAAATAAAGAAATTAATTTAAATTGGCAAGAAAAAATTAAATTAAATATAAATAATAAACCAATTGATTATACATTAATAAATTATAAACAAATTATTATTTATAATGAATATGTAAAATAAATATAAAGGAAATACCATGTATATTCATGAATCAGTAAAAACTAATGAATTTATTCAAGATAAAAAATTAAATTTATTAAAAAATGGAATAATAACATTAGGTCAATTTATAAATTTAATTGATAAAAATGATCCATATACAATAATTCGGTCCAGCAATTGTAGCTAAAAATAAAATTAATGAATTTATTGAACAATGGAAAAGTTCAACTGTTAATTTAAAAACATTAGAAGAAGCATTTTTAGAAGATGTTAAACCACAAAATATTGTAAATAAATTTGATCAATTTATCGAAATTTTTCCAGAAATTAAACCATTAATTGATCAATATAGAGAAACAATTAATGATGCTACTTGTCCGGTATGTCAACGAAATAAGTATATAATTAATATTATTTCAAAAATTAAAGATTTATATAAGGATGGTAGAGATTTAGGCGAATTATCTGAATTTATTAATTTTGTAGTTAATAAATATTTTCCAGTAAATAATAAAATTGTTACCGAACAAAATGTTAATGAATTTGATATAATGTGGGTTAAACCAGATACATTGGTTGGGTTAGGCGAGGATTTAATTTATGGATTATCAAATTGTTTTGAATGTACAAAAAAACATTTATCTAGAGCTAAAGCATTATATGAAGAATGGCATTTAGGATATCCAAATCATAGTTCAATTATGTATAATGAATTTACAGAAGCAAATAAAGATATTGAAGAAGGATATACAAAATATTGGGATAGTTTAGGACAAATTGATATGGCTTCTTGTGAATTAGTTGGAGATAATTTTGGTTTATTACCAAATGAAATTCAATTAGATATGATTGAATTAGCTAATAAAATTAGATCAGCAAGAATATTATTCCAAGAAGATAGTACAAAAGTTCCTAATTGGGATCAATTACGAATTGATGTTCAAAAATTACAAAATAAACTTACTAAAACAATTAAATAAATAATAAAAAACTTATTTATATTGTTCATTAAATATTAACTGAGCTGAATTAACAAATAATCCTAATTCAGCATCAGTTAATTTTTTTGCTTGTTTTCTATTTATATTTTCTAAGGTTTTATTTAATTGCATTTTAAATTCATCTACTGATAAATTAAGAGATTTACTTGCAGTTAATAGATTTAAACTATGATTTAATTGTTTTTTATAATCTTCAATATTATATATTGATTGACGTTGCTGTTTTAATATATTGTTTAATGCATTATTTAATAATAAATTATAATCGATTTTATTTGAAGACATATTTTGTTTAATACCATTATTTAATATATTATTAGATTTTTGTAATATATTTGTGTTATTTGATATGGTTTGATTTACTAATAAATCATTATTATTTAAATTAGTATTATTTAAATTAGCATTATTTAAATTACTATTGTTTGAAATTGTATTTAATTTTGTATCAGTTAAATTACTATTATTTTTATTTAAATTATTATTACTATTATTTTTAGAATTATTTGATATTATAGAAATTGGCATATTAGATGCTATAACTACTTGATTTTTCATTTGAACTTGGGTTTGAATTTGAATATTTGATTTTAACATATTTGAATTATTTTCAACTATATTGTTATTTTGTTTATTTGAAATATTTGTTAATATAGTAGTAGATATTTGTTTTTCTTTATTATTATCTATATTAATATTTCTATTTGTAGTAGTAACAACATCATTAATATCAGTATTTATTTGATTAGTTTGTGTTAACTGATTTAATTGTGTAATCATTTGTTGTTTTTCTGGAGTATTTTTAACAGATTTTAATGTTCTAATAACATTTGCTGGTGTTGTATTATTATTGGTAGCATAAGTTTGAATAACTTTATAAGAATCTTTTGTAATAACGAAATTATTATTACCATTATTATTTGAAGAATTATTAGTTTGAGAAATATTTGATAATAAATTAGTAGATATATTTCTTTCTTTATTTTTATCTATATTAATACTAGTATTTGATGTAGAATTAACATCATTTATATCATTTTTAATTGTAGTATAATCTTGGTTTAAACTAATATTAGACATAAATGATATATCAGATGAAGCATTTATTAATGATGTAGTATTATTTGTTTTAATATATGAAAATTTAATATTATTTGATTTATTTAAACGATTTGGTAAATATGAATTAAAATTATTAAATGCTTTAGAATAATTAATATATTTATTTAATATATTACCAAATAAATTACCAAATGTATTATTTGAATTATTAGAGTTTGGTGAATCTGTATCATACCAATAATATAAATTGTTGTTATTTTTATTTTTATTTGGTAGATCTGAATTTGTATCGGTTTTTAAAATTATATTATTATATACATATTCTGATTTTAAAAAACCGTTCGAATCCATATTGTTTAGCATTAGAATAATTTATACATGTCATCATATTATAGGCAAAGGTAACTGAACGATTAACAGAACCACTATTTCCATCAGAATGATCGTATTTTGTAGTTTCTACATCATCTGGAAATATACCTGTTATATAATATGCAAATAATGGTTTAATTTCATATTTTGTAGTAATAATTGTAGTATCTGGTAATTCCTGTTTTTCTTCTCCAACTGGAATAAAATTATCTGTACGAAAAAATCTTATAACTAAATTTAATCTAGGGAATGGATAAGCATAATTATTACCACGAGTTTGAGTTTGAAAACATGCCATATACCAATTATATAACCAATTTTCAATAATAGGATTTTGAAGTTCATATATATGTGCAGTAAATTCTGATTTAGATGTAAATGCTGTAGTATTATTTAATGTTCTCCAAGCTCCTATAGGTGTTGTAATTTCTATTGCATTACCAATTTCTCCACGTTGCATATTAAAATTAGGTAAATCCAATTTTTGTATAGACATTACAAAACGATATAAATTTTCTTGACTAAATATTTCATTTGGTTTTTCAGCATTTGATAGTGCAGAAGAATAAAGTGTATCTCTTACTGGAACAGGTATTATAGAAAACAATCTTTGTGGTGCTATAGAATTTTCTGGTTGTTTTATAAAATTATAATATTCCGATAATGGATAAAATCCTTTTAACACATTATTAACTTTACTCATACTTTAAATCAATTATATATTAATATACTATTTTATATTATTTATTCTTTTAATTGTTTAGGTAAGCAAGGAATATCAACTATATCATTTTTACTTCCAAGATTTACTTTAATATGAAAATGTTCTCTATCTTCAATTATTTCATCATCTGGATTTTTATGTGATTGTATATAGTTTAATAAATCATTATATGCATTAACAATATCAGTATATTTAGTATTATCTAAATATTTACCGGCAGTAACATGTAAATTATTCATAATTTAATTAAATTATCCTTATTTTATTTTTTTATTTTTTATATTGAATATGGAACAATTTCATTTGTTGGATTTATTTCAAATTTTTTTAATAATGAATCCCACTGAATATTATCTTCATTTTTAGTAGAACCTAAATATATTATACAATTTTTACATTTATTATTTACAAATGAAATTATATCTATCATAGGGGATGGATTTTTTGAAATAATAACATTAACTTTATTTTGTAAATTATATTTATTTATATATGTTTCAAATATACCTTTTGATATTTCTGGTGTTATTTCTTTATCATTAGTTGTTTTTCTTATAGATTTAAATAATGATTTATCTAAACTATCTTTAATTTTATTAATTTTATTAATATATTCATCATATATATTTCTATATAAATTAAATTGTTCTATTAATTTATTTAATAATTCTATTAAAATATTATATGTTAATGTATTACTATTATCTATTATTTGATTACATATATTATCAATTGTTTGATTTTTTAAATTTAATTCTTGAATAGATGAAATAAATTTAGCAGTTTGTTGTAAATTTGATTTTGATAAAATTCTATTAGAAATTGATTTAATACTTGTATTACTAATGAAAATATAAATAAAATCTGCAATATTACAATATTGTAATATTCTATTTATATCTTTAATTTGTGGTGGTTTAAAAGAACCAGGAAGAAATACTATTTTATTATTTTGATATTTAGGACTATTAGGAATAATAGGACCAATTAAACCATTATTTTCATATGAACGTTGTTCATGTAAAATTTTATTATATAAGTTATTAAATCTAGTTATCATTATTAACTGTTATATCCTCATTAATCGTATGTATTTTAAATATATTAACATCTAAATTTGTAATATTATTTTCAGTATTTGGAAAAACAATTAATATTTGATTTTCATTTAATATATAATCACTATAATTAACAATTAAATCAATATTAGAAATGTTATCATCATTTTTAGATTTTCTTAACTTAACATCAACATAACTATTTAAATTATGAGTAATTATAACAGCTGGATTATTTTCTAACATTATCCATTGAATATTATCAGAATCTTGGTCAGTTATTGAAATACATAAATTATTTTCATTTGTATATAGTGTAATTTCATTAATAAGATTCATATATACTTCATTATTTGGTAAATTATAATTAATAGTAGTATTATCTATTGAATAATTAAATAATGCTCTATTTCCACCATTTGTACGTATAATTGAATCAAAAAATATTTGAGAATATTCAGGAGAATTAATACTATTTACATTTTGATCATCTATTGTAATTTCATTTTTTGAAAACACTTTACAATTAAATGGATATTCATCAATTCTATATAAAATTAATTCAAAATATTCATCATTTGTTAATACAATTTGTTCAGGTAAATAAATTTTAATTTGATTATTATTTAATATAATATCAGATGTTAAAATTCTATTTAAATTTTTAAAACGTAATACATAATTAATTATACCTGATAAATTATGATTTACAATAACCGATGTATGATTATCTTTCCATGTATAATCTTTAGTATTATTATTATATATTTTAATATATTTAGAATTAGCAGCTTGTTCTGCATTACAATATTCAGATAAATTAAAATCATCAACAATATAAAAATCTATAATACCACTAACTAATTCTAAATTAGATGATGGTGTATTTATTATATTGTAATCTTGAGTTGTAGTAAAATATGAAGTAAAATATTTTGTTGGAATAAATTTATCATTTGGTTGTTTAGCAATAGCTTCACTTAAAACTTCTTCACCAACATTAACACTTGGAATATATTCACGATCCTTATATTTATTAAATGCACCAAATTGACGAAAACCTGCCCCATATCTATATGGAGAAGCAGTAGATGGTCTTGAACCATTATATAAATTATTTAAATTTCTAATGACAGTTTTATTATATGTCATATTATTAATAGGTAACTTAGCCATGCCACACCCCAAATACTGGGAATCTTGCTCTCAGCTCATCCCTTAATGCTGTTTGTTCTTCATTACCCTGATTTAATAGTTGTTCACCATTAACTTGAGCACCTCCTGGTAAAGTAATTCCACTATATGTGGTTCTTAAATTACCTAAAAATGATTTAGCTTTTGCTAATGTCATTCTTTTAACCCATACTTCTCCATAATGTTCTTCTTCAGGCCCTAAACAAAAACATTCACAAATAATCCAACAACCTTCATCACCATTATATTTTGTTTCTGGTGTTAAATGAAAATATTTAATAGGATCTGGATTTAATACCAACAATTTAGTTCTTGGATTATATTCCCATTCAAATCCTTTACCAGTCATTTGATATGTTAGATCCAACCAACTCATAGCTAAATGATAGTCAAACCAACCACTTCTGCCACTTCTACCATTAAATGGAGATGGTACAAATCCACCATTACTTAACATAAAATTAAAATTAAATGGATTTATGCCTGTACTAGTTGAACCATGAACACCATAATCATATAGATTTGTAACTGATTGCACATTACTTGGCATATAATATCCTTTACCACCAATATAATCCTTTAAGTTAATTCCAAAATATCCTTTTTCATTTGCAGCATATTCTGTATATTCCTCAACTGCATCATTAATACAATCATCTATATGTTCTTGGCGCAATTCTACAGTAACAAATGGATAACCTAATTGACGCATTACCCAATTACCAAGATCTTTACGTGTTTGTATACTAAAATTTAAATAATCACTCATATTTTAAAAGTTAATTATTGTTATTAATTAATATTATTTATTAAAAAAGAAAAAGTAGTTAAATTTAATTAACTACTTTATAAAGATTAATTTTTATTTTTATTAATGATTTCCTAATGGATTATTAGAAGTATCAAAATCATCATCACGATAACAATACTGATATTTAAATTTGCAATCTAACATTATAGGATTGTTATCATCTTGTTTATATTCTAAAGAAATTGTTGGAATATTAGTTGGCCATACACCTTCTAATACATAAGATGTTGTAAAATATTGATGAGTTGAATCAAGTAAATTTAAACGCATTGCAACACTTGGAATAGTTTTTATACCACCACCATTTAATCTTAAATCACTTATTTTTTTCATCCATAAACGAAGTCTTTCATACATAATCATATCTTGTTCTATTAATATTTTAACATTATAATCATGATCATATTGAATAACTGTAGGTACTCTAAATTGTGTACCATAATATGAAGCAGTTGCTTTATTTATTTGAAACTTTGGTAAAGATGCACTTTGCGCATAATATGTAAAATTAGTATCTGGGTTTTCTCTATTATTAAATAAATCAAACTGTTCATAACCTATGGCATCATTTCCCATTTGTCCTCCTTGCACAAACTCAAGAATAAACTGATAACCATAAAGCATTGGTCTAGTTTTCATTATTTGATTATAAAATGCTTGTATATTATATTCATTAGCTTTCATTATATATTATTCTCCTTATTTATGCTCGTAATGGATCACCTTCAGTATCTTCTTCATACCAATATTGCATAGTAAATGTACAATCACATGATTGCATGATAGTATCGCCTTCTTTATATTCAAATTTAACTTCACCTAAAGATTCAATCCATACTCCTTCCATTATATAGGTTTTAATAACATGTTGCATTGTACTATCTAATAGATTAACTTTAGCAATTACATTTGGAATAACTTTATTCCCACCACCAGATAATCTATAATTTGAAATGGCTTCTTGCCAACTTTGTAAACGTTTATATTGATATAAATCTTGATCTAATAAAATTTTAACTGACCATTGTTCTGGGTATTTAATCACTCCAGGGACTTCAAATCCAGCTGAATAAAAACTAACTTTAACACTATTAATATCTACTTGTGGTATATTAGAAGATTGTACATAATAAGTGATATTATCAATTACATCACCTGAATTGGATGGTCCAAATGCACCAGTAAATTTACCTAAAGAATCACCTTGAAATTCTATGGTAAATTGATGTCCGTAACGTAATGGATGTCTTTTAGTTATATTATTATAAAATTCCATTAAATTATATGTATTAGTTCTACCTGCCATATATTAATTTCTCCAAATATATATTATATAATTATTTATTATTTTATTAAATAGAATTAATTATTGTATTTACTATTAAATTATTTATAAGTTTTTTTAATGTTTTTAATATTGTTAATAATTGGATTTTATATTCAATTATTAAATTGGTATCTTCTTTTATTATTGAATATGTTTTATCTATTAATTTTTCTGTTTGTTGAATTTCATTAATAGATAACTTGTTATAAGTATTACACAAATCTATTAATTGATTAATTAATTCTATATTTAATTGAGATGATAATAATAATTGCAATTTATTTTTTATTTTAATAAATTGTTGTTCTATATTTAATTGTTCTTCAATTATTGACATTTACTTTTTAATATCATTTAACATTTTTTTAAGTGTTCTATGACGACTTATATATTTTTCTTTATCACGTTGAATTAATGTTGTATCAGCATTTACATATTTTAAACATAATTCGCCATTTGTATTTATATAATCATTTAATATTATATAAAATGGTTCTTCTTTTGGTTGATTACAACAGCCAGATAAATAAGTTAAACATAAAAAAGAAAATATTATTACTATAAATTTCATACTTAATATTATGTATAATCATACTATATATATTTAAATATATTTATTAAAAATGCATAACAAAAAAATTAATAAATATTATTAAATAGAGAATTAATTGGTAAACATTATGGCTGTACTTAATGAAATTTTACAAACACAAATTACTGCTTTACAAACAGATATAAAAAACATATCTTCTAAAATTGAAGGTATTTTAGCTGGATGTACAGTCAGACATAGGCAAGATATTTCTGCTGAATTAGTTAAATTAGATTTACAGGTTAAAACTTTAGAAAAGGAATTGCATGGATTTGAAGGTACTATTAATAATAATGCTAAATCTGTAGATGAATTAAAAGAAAAATTAAATGAATTAACTGGAAGAGTAAATATTTTAGTTTTAAAATTTGAAGAACATGAAACACAAGTTAATAAAATTAAAGATAATAAATCTAATTTTTTAATGCAAATTGCAATATTAGTTATAGCAGGTTTGATTACAGCCATTATTAGTATTGCCGGAACATTAATTTGGTCCGGCATTAATAGTAGAACAACTCAGAATTATAACCATACATATTATAAACAATATAATAAACATTATAATAACAATAATAATAGTAATACTGATGATATAAAATCATCATATAATAATAAATAATAATAACATATGGAGAAACATTGAAAAATGTAAATAAAGTGATTATGAGTACTGACTTAGAAAAATCATTAAATATATTAGTTATTCGGACGTATAACTTGGTATAATAAATTAATACCAATTTTAAATAATTTAACAAATCATTATACTATTGAATATATTAATGATATTGAAGTCGCTAATAAACGTTTATGGCATAATTCATATGATGTTTTATTATTAGATGAAAAATTTAGTAAACAAAATACAATTGATTTGACTAAAATGTCTTATGCAATGTCAAGACCATCCATAATTTTATGCAAAGGGTTTTTTACATTATTTTCATATAAATTATGGAAAGCTTTAAGTAAATTTACAAATAAATTTGTAACATCAAAACAATTAATATTTTTTGTTAGAGATAAAAATGATGAATTAATTTTACGATTAATTAAAACATTATCTCATAAAAGTCAATTATTTAGTATAGTTACTTCAGAAATTTGTAAAAATTGTTAATTAAATATCAAATATTTTGTTTATTTATTTAATATTTCTATTATATTAAAATATAAATAAAGGAATATATTGATATGAAAAAGTTTATTTCAGATAAAACAGCTAAAGCTAAATCTTACCTTATTTTTGTAGAAGTTCTTATGCGGTTGAAAGCTTACTGCAAAGTACATAATTTGAATTCTTTTTATGATATTGCTGAAAATCATTTGAAAAATACTCCTATTACTTGGAAGAAAATTGGATTTCTTGTTGCTGGTAAAACCATTAAATTTAGTGAACAGTATGATATTAAATATGAAATAAAAATGAATATCAATTATTTGTATAGTGAAGATGCAAATGATTTCATTAAATTTACTCTAATACATGAATTAGCTCATATTATATCTGATTGTTATGATGGTTCCTTTGGTCATAATAAAACATTTAAAATGTTTGATAAACTTCTTGGTGGTCGTGGAACTCGCCTTGCAAATTATAAAACTCCTACCAATATTGTAAAAAGAAATAGAATTGAATTTGTATGTCCAACCTGTGGCAATAAATTTAGTTTAACTCCATATATGGTAAACAAATGCAAAACTGGTAATTATCAGTGTAAAGGTTGTAAAACCAATATGTTAGATATTATGAAAATTGCTGGAATTTAACATTAAAAAAAGGTCTAATGTAATTAGACCTTTAATTATTTAATAAATTTAAATAATATATTAGAATTTGCGTCTTAATTTGTTGCATTCTTTAATAATATCTTCTTCTGTAAGTGAATTACCACGTTCTTCTACTAGGTCTTCTTCATCAAATTCTTCATCTTCTTCAGTAATTTGATTATCACCACATTCTTCTACTGTGTCTTCTTCAACATCTTCATTCAAATCAAGATCTTCATCTTTTTCACATTCACAAGGTGACTTACCACATTCTTGGCAGGTTTCATCATCACATTCACAAGGAGTTTTACCACATTCTGGGCATTCTTCTGTTTCTTCTTGTTCTTTAACTTCAATTTCACCAAATGCTTCAGGACCAAATTCAACATCAGTTGTTTCTTCTTCATCAGCAGTTTTAACAGAAAAGATAACTTTTTCAAATCCACTATTAATAACATCGATTAAATTTGGATCAGTTGTGCAAAAACAAATACATTTACTAGGTGTTTTTGCTTCTTCTGGTTTAACTTCTTGTTGTGATTGAGATTCAGTTGCATCAACATCTTCTTTAATAATGTGAAGTGATTGTAAATATGCACGTTCAAATGATTTATCAGTATACATAGTTTAATAATCTCCAATTTAAATTATTTTTATATATGAATATATATAATTATTTTATAATTATTTATTAAAAATATGGTGAAATATGTTAAAATTTACATTAACTTCTCGGAATGAGAGGAAAAATTATATTTGATGAAAAATGTAGAATTGAATTTGATCAATTACGCAATTTTTTTAAAACAGAAAATAAAAGTATAATGTTTGCTAAGCAATATCGTTATGCGGCAAATCCATATACTTATTGTATTAGTCCATTAGGTACATATAATATTCGGACAAACTATTGAATTTATTGAAAAATGTAAGCAATTTGGTATTAACACTGAAATAGAAGATACATTAAAGGAACAAATATATCCTAAATTATATATAGATCAAATTGAACAAGTACCTAATTCACAATATGTATATAGAGATTATCAAGAAAGATTATTACAATCATTAGTTATGGCTGGAAGAGGAGTAATTGTATCACCAACTAGAAGTGGTAAATCATTAATTCTTGCTGGATTATGTCATAATATGTTATTAAACAGAAATAAAAATGATATACACAATATATTAATTATTGTACCTAATATACAATTAGTTAGTCAGATGTATAATGATTTTTGTGAGTATGGGTTAAATACTAAATGGAATATAATTAAGTTTAGTGCTGAACAAGATAAGAAAAATAAAAAGAAGAATGAAGATTTTAAATTTGATGATGATAATAATATAATTATAAGTAATTCACAATGGTTAATGCTGCACGGTGATGATGTACCATATATTGATTGTATAATACAGGATGAATGTCATGGAGTAAAAAGAAGTAGTGAATTGTCTAAATTAGTTAAAAGCGTAAAAATACCATTTAAATTTGGATGCACAGGTACTTTACCTAAAGAACAAATAGATAGATGGAATATTTCTGGAATATTTGGACCTGTTGTAGATGAAATTGAAATTAAAGAATTACAAGAAAAAAATGTATTGGCAGATGTTTCAATTAATCCAATTAAATTTGTACATAGTTTAAAACAAAATTTTAAACAAGTTAATGAAGATGAATTAGTAGATCCATTTGAACTTGCACAAAGCGAATATAAAAATGAATCAATGTTTTTGGCACAAAATCAGCAAACAAATAAAATTATTACAAATATTGCTAAACAATTAATTATTAAACATCCTATATGGAATGCATTAATATTATTTGATTATACTTTATCAGGTGAATCATTATTTGAATTATTAGATTGGAAAGATAAACATTATATTGATGGTACAGTATCTTTAGATGTTAGAACTGATATAGTAGATCAAATGAATAATCCAAATGGTGGACATATTACTATTGCTAATTGTAAGTGTTTTGGTACAGGTATTACAGTAAAAAATATTCAATGTATTATATTAGTAACTAATCAAAGCGCAGTTACTAAAGTTATTCAAGCTATTGGAAGAGGTTTAAGAATAGAAGATAAACCTACTTTATATGTATTTGATATTTTTCACAATTATAAATATAGTGAAAAACATTTTAAAGAACGTACAGAATTATATAAGAAATTTTATGGTAAAGAATTAAATAAAGATTATAAAATAAAGTATTTAAATATATGAATATCAATAAAGTAAATGAAATATTACAATATTGGCATAATAAATATGAAAGACCAATACCTATACAAAATTATCAAGGTGTTGATAGTAATGCTATAATCATATTTCCGTCTACAAATGAATTTTTAAAAAATTATTATTTTAATGAAATAAAAAAATTAAAACATTATTATTTTATTTCAATATATGAAAATGATGATAATTTGTTTATTATAGGTATATATGATTTAGATAAACAACATTTAATAAATTTTAGTGAAACTGGTGTATCATTTAGTTTTGATGAAATAGTAATAGATAAATAGATGGATTTAAAAGATTTTGAACAATATTTAGAAAGAATTATTGAATGAATACTAAAAAAATAAATGATAAATTATTACTTTGGCATAATGATAATGAAATACCAAAAACAGAAGATTTATTATTGATTATTCCAAAACATATTAGTAAAATTTATCAAAATAGTTATACACCATTTAATATATATTTTATTGGTAGAATAAACAAATTGCATATTTCAAACATAAATCATAAAGAATCATTGATAATAATAGGTGGTGGCAATGGTAATTATTGTTTAAATGAAAGACTTTGTAGTTGGAATACTATTGTAAGAAAATGGGCATATTTATCTGAAGTTAAAGGTATAATTGAATGAATACACAAAAAATTAACAATAATATACAATATTGGCATAATAGTACCGAATTTCCAAAAAATAGTGAATTAATTCTTATTGATTCAAATAATCCAAAATATAAAAATATATATTTTGTTGGTCAAGCATTTATTGATAAAGCTGGATCAACAAATCCATCAAATTATACACTACGTATAATTGGATTAGATGAAGATAATACCGTATTAGTTGGTTATAATAATTGGTGGCATAATGTTAAAAAATGGATGTATTTATCTGATGCTAGGGAAATTTTACAATGAATATTAAAAAAATAAATCAAATATTACAATATTGGCATAATAATACTGAAGTGCCAAACAAAACAAAATTAATACTTATTGAGCCAAAGAATATTGATAAAATATTTCAACAATTTCCTATATATATTGCTTCTAAAAATAAAAATATATATTTTGTTGGTAAATTGTATAATAGTAATTTTGATTTAATTGATATTTATATAGATCATGATAATGATTATGAAAAAAAATTATACATTAATTACATATAATTTAGATACATTTAAATTATCTTTAAATAGTCGGTTATAATAATTGGGATTTACTTGTTAATAAATGGATATATTTATCTGATATTATTCAATTATTAAAAGATACTAAATATTATCATAATAGTTGTTCAAATATACCAAAACGAAATAAATTAATTTTATTTGAAGTTATTGATAAATTACAACCATTAAAATCATTTGACGAAAACTTATGGTGTATTGGGGCATTACAATTAGAAAGAACAAATGATTTAATTTATAAACTACCAATATTTAATATAACAAGTAATAAACATTTAATACATATGTATGCAGTAACACATCAACAATTAGATAATGCAAATCAATGTATTAAAAATTGGATATATTTAGATGATATTAAGGAATTTTTTGAATGAAAGAGAAAAAGAAAACAATAGCATGGGATTTAATTCCTAATCAATATGAATATAAGATAATATTAGTTTTATCAAATGAAAACTTTGATAAAATATGTATTAAATTAAATAAACAATTTAATTTTGGATATATTAAAAATAAAGATTTTAAAAAAGATGAGCCAAATCCTGGTCCATGTGTAATATGTAATGATGATGAAAGAATTTGTGCAATAATATTAGATGAATTTTCTAATACTGTTCATAATCAATGTACATTGGTACATGAATTAACTCATGTAAGTACATTAATATCAGATAATGTTGGACTAAAAATTAATGAAGAAACTACAGAAGGTTGGGCATATTTTATTTCATTTTATTATAAAGTTTGTATAGAATGTTTATTAGAATATTTAAAAGAAGAAGAAAATAAAGGAAAAGAAAAATGAAATTAGAAACACCAGATATAGATTATATACTTAAATATAGATATATTGAACATGAAAATAAGTATGTAGAAACTAATATTATTACTGAAGATATATATAGATTTGAATTGTTTATAAAACTTAATACTTATATTTTAAATAAATTATTTCTAGATAAAAAACCATATGTGTATTTAACAGGAGAAGAAATAAAAAGTTATTTACCAAAAACATGGAATGGATTAAAATATATTAAATCAAATAAAAACGTATATGTGTTTGATGAAGATTTTGAAAATCCAACAATTTTTACTTATATAAAATTTACTGAAGAAGAAAAACAAAAACTTTTAAATAAATTTAAATCAAATACTACTAAAGGTGAATTTATTACAAATTTGACATATTTAAAAACTACTGATTCTATAATATTGATAAATAAAGATATTTCAGTAGAATTAGCTAAAGGTTATACCATTTTATCTCATGAATTTATACACTATTTTCAATGGAATAGTGGGAGATCAATTTATAATATTAAGCAAACTAATATGTTTGATATATCAAATATTTCGAATAATGAATTATGTGAAATTTCAAAATGTTTAAAATTAAAAAATTTAGATGAAACTAAATTTTTAATAACAAACACAATTAATAAAGATGAATATGTTACAGTTTCTCAAGAAATATTTGAAGAATTATTTGTAAGTGTTAATGAACATTATGATAGATGTAATATGCTAACACATAGTATTTTTAGTTGCTTAGATAAAAGTTATGACAAAAAATACTCATTTAAACAATTTTATGATAACCTTCAATTTAATTTATATAAAGAAAATAAAATATGTATTTGGTTAGATATTGATTTATTTAAACCGGATATACGTAAATTAATAATATATAAATGGTTTGGTATAGGTTATAACACAATAAAAAATCATGTTTATAGTTATTTAAATAGACAAAAGAAAAAATAAAATTATTTTAATAATATTAGAAAAATTAATAGAAAGGAACTAATATTATGGCAGGAATTAATAGTTTTTTACAAAAGATTAAGGAAGCTACTGGTGGAGAAAGTTTTGCACAATCTCGTTTTGGAGATGTAAACAATTGGATTTCAACTGGTTCATATGCATTAAATAGAATTTTATCTGGTTCAATTTATAAAGGTATACCAAGTGGAAGAATTGTAATACTTGGTGGTGAATCTAGTAGTGGTAAATCATTAATTAGTGCATTTGTTGCAGCTAATGCATTAAAAGAAGGATATGATGCTGTATTTTATTTTGATAGTGAAGGTGGGGCCTTAAAAGAATTTTTTGAAAATGTTGGATGTGATACAGAAAAGATTATTCAAATTCTTGTTTCATCAGTTGAAGATGCACAAAAACAAATTTTAAAAACTATTGATATGATTCAAGAATATAAAGATAATAATCCAGATTGTAAATTTCTTTGTGTATTAGATTCTCTTGGCGGGTTAGTGCCAGAAAAGCTATTTAGAGATGCAGAAAAAGATAAAGTAACTTCGGAAATGGGTCGGAAGATCCAAAGTCATCAATAATATGGTAAAATCAATTACAATTCCAGCATTAAAGACAGATACCGCAATTTTAATTTTAAATCATATTTATGATGATCCATCAGCCATGTTTACTTCTAAAATTAAAAATCAAAGTGGTGGTCGTGGTATTCAATATATGGGAACAATTAATGTACAATGTTCTCGTTTACTTGAAAAAGATACAGAAAAAGATGCTAATGCATTTCATAGTGGTACTAATTTAAAGTTCTTTACTGTTAAGAATCGTTGTTGTAGACCTTCTCTTGAAACAAGTATTTATCTTGATTTTAAACACGGATTTACAAATAAATTTGATGGATTATTTGATGAAGCAGTTAGATATGGATTTATTCAATGTCCATCTCAAGGATATTTTACTGTACCAAGTTGTGGTGATCCAGAAAAAAAGTGGCGTAGAGCACAAATTGAAAGTAATGAAGAAGTTTGGAATACATTTATTAAACAATTTGATGAAAAATCACAACAAGATTTAAAATATTCTCAAGCTGCTAAAGATGCAATTGAAGAAAGTGAAAAAGAAGCAGAACAACAATTAAAAGAATTAGAATAATACTTAATTGGTTATATAATGAATAAATATAAAGCTATAACTATTCAAGATTTAATTGACTATGTTAATGAAAATAAAGATCAATTTCCAAATGGACTTAATACTGTAATTATGACCGCTGATTTTGAAGGTAATTATCTTCATGAAAAACATGAAATTTATTCTGATAATGATTTAAATAAATATGGTCCATTTATTGCATTATGTTATGAAATGCATGAAAATTATGATAATTATATTGATATAGATAATGAAGATGAAGATAATGATGATTAATTGAATTATTTTAAATATTATGTTAAAATATATTAAAAATTTTAAAGTAAAGGAATAGTAATATGGAAAGTGTAAATTTTGCGCCAGAAGATGCTAGATTTTGTTTAGATAATAATGAAGGTTGGATTTCTTTAATTCGTAGAAGTGGTGAAGAAATTGATATTGTTAATGCTGCTCGCGTTAGTTTTGGAAAGCTTAAAACAACATTTGATGAAAAAGATAAAGTATTATTGAATTTTCTTATTCAAGAAAAACATTTTGCTCCACTTGAACATATTACACTTTCATTTTTAGTTCATTGTCCATTATATGTTAGAGGACAATGGCATAGACATAGAACTTTTAGTTATAATGAAATCTCTCGTCGTTATACTCAAGTTGATATGGAATGTTATACTCCTTCAAAGTTTAGAAAGCAGTCAACTGATAATAAACAAGCATCTGAAGGTACACAATTTATTGATAATAATGAAAATGCTAAAACAGTTATGGCAGAATATAATGATATGGCATTAAAAGCATATAATTATCTCTTAAGTATGGGTGTATGTAGAGAACAAGCACGTGGTATTCTTCCACAAAATATGATGACTACATTTTATTGTACTGGTAATTTAAGAAATGTGCTACATTTTCTTAGTTTAAGAATGGATTCTCATGCTCAATGGGAAATTCGTCAATATGCTAATGAAATGCATGATATTCTTGCTCAATATTATCCAAATGTAATTGCAGCATTTGATAAAGGTCTAATTAAGTAAAATGCAAAATATTAAAATAAATAATATTGATGATGTAATAGAAGCTATTGATAAAATGTTTATGCATTTTTTCAATACTTCTTATCATAATTTAGAATTAATAGAAAATAAATTATATTATATATATGATACATCATATCATGGATCTCCACATTATCAATATAAATTGATAACAGATGATAAAAATAAAATAAAGGTATTTAATAGTTTAATTACATTGAGACAAAATGTATTATCTACTAACAATTTATAAATAGTTAAATTTTAAGGATAATTAGAATTAATGAAAATTTTCGTATGTAATAAATATGATATGGAAAAAAAAGAAATCGAAACTCCTGAATTTTTTGATGATGATAAATTTTTCATATCAATAAAAAATGGTAATGAAAATTCTTTTCCATATACATATAATGAAAGAAATGTATTAAAATTAACATTTGATAATTATACAAATATTGATCAATTAGAAGATAAAAATATTGATGATTATGTATTATTTACAAATAAATTAGCAACTACTATATTTAATTTTATTAATACATTAAATCCTAAAAAATTATTATATATTAACAGTGAAGATGGGTTGGCTAGAGCTCGGCGCAATCGGTATAGTTGCAAATGAATATTTAAATAAATTTTTAATTAATAATACTGAAGATTATTATTTCTTTTTTAAGATTAATAAAAATATTAAACCAAATAAAGATATTGTTAATATATTAATTAATAGGTTTTTTCAAGGATTTGATAATATTCAATTACCAGAATTTTAAAATTAAAATAGCTTGAAGTTGGATCTTCAAGCTATTTTAGTATATTTTAATTAGTTTGTTTTTGTAAATACTAGATATTGATCATTTATTAATGATAAACCATATCCATCAAATATTGTTCCACTATTACTGATTATGATTGAATTTCCAGATATAAATGTTCCCAATATTCCACTTGCCAATAAAGTATTATTGTAATAAATTTCACACACATCTTGTTCATGTTCACTAGAAATATCTTCGGCAAATTGAATATGATCAATTAATTTATAGGTAGATAAAGTATTAGTTTCACCAATTATTAATTTAATAGCTGTAGTATTTTGTCCACTTGTCATAGTAATCATAGGTATATCGGCATTAGAAATGTTTCTATGACTAATATCAAAGGTCCAAATATCAGTATTATTTGTTATAGTTGTATTAGATAAATCAACAGAACAGTTTTTAGTAAATTGAATATCTTTAAATTGTTTAATGGTTGCACCGCTTAAAGAACCAGTATAATTTTCAAATATTATATTACATTCTATAGTACTTCCATCATTATATCCACCAGAAAATTTGCAACTATAATTTGATTTACCATTTAAAATTACATAACTTTCACCATATATTTTTTCTTTATCACCAACATCTACATGTCTTCGTCCTGGATTAACTATTCCTTTAATAGTTCCTCCATTTATGTAAATATAACTATTACCAGATACATGCTGATATCCAGTATTTGATGTTATACTTGCTGCCGTTTCTACTGCTAATATATGTCCAATGATACCATCATTAAATATTATTTTAATATCACCTAAAATATCTAATTTTCCATCTTGTTGTACATATCCACCACTATATAAAGTACTTACATCTCCACCATTCATTTCTAAATTACAGTTGTTTACAGTAACAATACCATGTAATATTGCAGGACCACTAAATATACCTACAGCATTTTTTAGATCATCACTATCTAGCCATTTACCACCATTAATTACAGTATTAATATTATTAACTGTTGCACATGTTTTATCGGTTTGACCTGAGTAATATCCACCAACCCAAACTGAATTTTCTTGTGCATTTCTTGTAGTTTGACCACTGTTTAAAGTAGCAAATATATCATTGGTTTCAAAAATTATATCAGTATCAGCGGCTTTAGTTCTAATATTAGGTCCAACAAATAAATTATTATTAAATGTGCATTTATCACATGTAAAATAAATATTGTTTATTTTTGTTTTAACATTATTTAAATTACTTCCTCTTTGAAATAAATAAACGTTTGTAGTACTTGATGAAGTTGTTCCATAATTACCAGATATTAAATTAATATATGCATTATTACATTCTCCACCTATACAATATATAACACCAGAAGGAGAAACATTATATAAATCAATATAAACATCATTACATTTACTTAATGCACCACCAGTAAATACCACATTTTTTAATGTTAAATTTTTTCCACAAAAGTGAATATCACCACTTAAAATTTGATTTGCTTCCAAACCATATATTAAATTATCATATGTATGGTTTTCTATTTTATGCCAAATATTTCCTGAAGTAGTTCCTGCATAAACATATTGAGTTCCGCTTGGAAGAATTGTATTTTCTGTCCAATAAGTAACTTTATTAGAATTATCTAATTGAACATTAAAATTTTCAAATGTTGTAGCAGTACCAAATAATTCGGCATCTTGTATTTTAAAAATAAATGGATCTTTAAACATACGAATATAATTCCTTAAAAATTAAATAACTTTAAATATATTTATTTTAAATATGTAGTAGAATATTAAATAAAGGATATTATGTATTATGGATAGATCACATGTTGCAAATATATTACCAAAAAGATTAAATGAATATATGTTAGAAGCAGAATCTGATTTAAAATTAACTGAAATGAATATCAAAGAAAAATGTTTATTAAGAAGCAGTTATGCTGCTAAATGGTTAAGATATGGATATGAAGAAACTGCATATAAAAAGACTATATGTAAACAAATTGATGTATTAAAAGACAATATTAAACAACGTATATATCAAGAAAAACAAAATGGAATAATTAATAAATCTACAGCATTAGATAAATTAATTAGTTTGGATGTTGAAAAGGAATTGGTAAATGATCCACAATATAAAAAATTAAAAATGGCATTAGCGGCCCAAGAAGATATTATACGATTAATTACAGAAATTCAAAAAATTATTAGTAGTTTTGGATATGATTTAGCCAATAGTAGAGGAATTTTACAATTAGAACAAATTTAAATTTATTTTATTAAAATTTTTATTATATTTTAACTGATTTAAATAATTTAATTAAAGGAACTTTATATATGAGTACACGCGGAGCAATTGGTATAAGATTCAATAATATAGATAAAGTTGGATATAATCATTGTGATAGTTATCCTACAGGATTAGGTAATTCTATATTAAAATTTTTACAAAGGTATTCAATAGAACAATTACAAAATATTTATAATTATATTGAATTTTCTGATTCAAGTGACGATTGGGGTTGGGATTGGGATAATAATTGTTTTTGTTCAACATTTTATGATAGATTAGATTTTTTATATGATTCATTATTTTGTGAATATGCATATATTATTAATTTGGATTCTCAAACACTAGAATTTTATAAAGGATTTAATAAAAATCCAAATGCAGAAGGTAGATATGCGAATATTAAATCAGATGATGACAATGAATATTATGGTGTTGAACTTATTCAAGAAATACCATTAAGTGAAATTAGTGCTTATGAAACCTATGAAGATGATACAGGAACTGGATTTAGAAAAAAGAAAGATAACTAAATGTTTAGTTTGCAAAAAATTAATGATAAATTTCAAGCATTAGAATTTTATGAATATCAAGTATCAAATTATTCTAATGATGATATTATAGGAACAAAATTTTGCAGTTTATCTAATTTCTTAAAACCTAAAAACAAATTTAATTATACATTAATATTTGATGGTAAACCATTTATTATTTCAAATAAAGAATTATTTATGGAACATTTAATAAATATATTACCATTATCTGAAAAATATTTATTATATACAATATTTTTAAAAAGTAAAAATCATTTTATTACATCACGACCTAATTTATTAAATATATTTAAAAATAATATAGAATTTACTAAATATAGCATATATAAGTGTTTAGAATTATATATGTCAGTTTATTCAATGATTTCAAGCTTTGAAAAAATAGAAACAAATTGGGGAGATTATGTTATAGAAAGAATAAAAGAAGATAGTGAATATAATGAACGTGCATTTAAAATGTGTTTAACAAATTTAAATAATTGTTTTAATGATTATAAATTAGTTATAAATTTTAAATATTTATTTGAAAACAATACTTTTACTAAAAATTTTTGGAAAGTATATCAATTTTTAATTTTTCATCCACATATTTTAAATGATAGTATAAATTTATCTAGATTATTAACATTAACTAATGATTATCAATATGGAGTTAAAACTTCAGATTGTATATTTAGATATTTAAATGAATATTTAAATGAATTAAATATTAATAATATCCGTGAATTATTTGATTCTAGATTTATTTCATTTATATTAAATAATACAATTGATGGTAAAATTATTTCAAATAGTAATAATACTTATGATATGAATTTTAATCAATTTGTTAATTACTGCAGAAAAAATTTAATAAATAATATTTAAATAATATAAGGAGTATACATTATGCTGCGCAAATTACAATTAATAACTAGTTTAATATTAGCAATCGTATTAGCTATGCTAGTAATGTTATGTATTACTGCTATTATTACAAAAGATGATCCAAACATTAATAATCCTATTCCACCATTAACAAAACAAGAACAAAAAACATTAATTACGGAAATTGAAACACAATCTTTACCTATGCCTGGAATAAATGAATAATTTTTGTTTATTTTATTAAAATTTCTATTATATTAAAATATAAACTTAATAATTAATTGAGGTGAAACAATGAAGTGTGATCGTTGTTATAATGAAATTAAGTTTTATTCAAAATTGAGTGCATTTAATAAAGATATTATATGTGTTGATTGTGCTGAAGAAGAAATGCATCATCCAGATTATCAATATGCTAAAGCTAAAGAAATAGAAGAAAGAAAAAAAGGTAATTATAATTTTCGTGGTGTTGGTTGGCCTGGAAAATATGGAAGAATTAAAAAATAATATATAAATTAGTTTATTTTATTGATATTTCTATTATATTATAGTTATAATATAACAATAAAATAAAGGTTAAACGAATGAAGTTTAAAGATTTGAAGAATATAAATAATTGTATTCCATTTATTTGTGCGTTAATTTCATACTTAATTATGATTTATATTTTGCCAATTCTTTTGACAATATTTTTTACTATAATTTTTGTATCGTTATTCTTTTATTGTTTGACTTTTGATAAATAGTAAAATTTTTAGTTTATTTTATTGATATTTCTATTATATTATAATATAAACAAAAACAAAAGAGGTGAAAAATGAAGTAATAAAACTAAATATTAAATTGATTTAACTTAGATTTATTGATGTAGATTAAAGTGAAAGTGAAACAATTTAAAGTGAGTTTGGTTATGATTCGAGCAGGTCCGAGATAAAAATTTAGTTGAATAGATTGATAAATTTTTAAGATTGTTTGAAATAATATTGAAAAGAAATTTAAAAATGCATAGGATTAGAGATGAGATGATGTGAGGTTAAATTAATTGTTTATTTAGATTTTTAATGTTTTTGTAGTAATAGCTTTTAAATAAAAGGAATCAAGTAAAATGAATAGAATTCGAGACAAGACGAATTAAATAATTAATTAATTTAGATTTTATTGTTAATAGTGATATCTTAAAAACGAGTGTAAGAGTGGTATAAAGTCTTCCGAAGATGAAAGTGTTGAATAAATACTAGGGAGCATCTGCGAATAAAGAGTTACACAAACGCCTTCAAAATAAAAGTGGATTAAATGATCGCGACATTTAATCCACTTTTTGTTTATTTATTTAAAATTTCTATTATATTATAATATAAACAAAATTATGAGGTAAAATATGTTTGGCGTTATTAGGTGTGAAGATTATTATAATATTCATAGTTATGATTTTAAAACTATTCCCATTGGTATTTGTGATGATATTAAAAATGCATATAAGCTAATTAATCGAGATTTTGAAGAAGTTCTTAAAGAACAAAATAGTAATTTTGCTGAATGGAATGTTAAACAAGAAAAAAATGAAAATAACATTGAGTATTATATTCATACTAATATAGATCATGATGATATTGAGTATGTATATGTAATATTTCCATATGAGTTGAATACCAAATTGGAATTGCCTGAAATAATTAAAATAGAGGATGTTTTTAAAGATATTAAAGATCAACTTCAACTAGATTAAAATCTTTAAATATTTGTTTACATTCATTAACAATATGAAGAACATCAGTTGGTTCCTTTGTCCATGGTGTTCTTTTTTTATTTGCTATTATTATAACAAAAATTGCTTGAGGTAAACCATTTTTTGGATATTCATTATCACATGTCATGCGTGAATTTGATGGGTTTAATGCAATTACATAACATAAATCAGTTTGTTTAAAATATACTAATATATTAAATTCTTCAGTTATATTATCAAAATATCCGTAATTTGTTAATTTCTTGCAATGCTCTTTTAACTTTTTCATTTAAAATAGAACTAGTTAACTTTCCTAATCTCTGATTAATTCTAGTTTGAAAATGTTTTACATTAGAAAATACATTGCATTTATTTGTGGAAAACCAATAATGATTAATATCTCTATCTGATTGTATTACTTCACATATTAAATTAGTTAAATCATTAAAAATCATAATATATTTGTTTAAAATATTAATTAATATATTATTATTTATTAATAGAAATATATTTTTAATAAAGGAGAATTATTGATGAATAAGGTTTATATTGTTTTTGTTGAAACAGAAAGTGGACCAGATAAAATTAATAAAATTTTTAAAACGCATGAAGCAGCAACAAATTATGTTAAAAGTAAGTGTGGTCTTGGGGGAGTTCACAAAGTGATAAACCAGAATATGTATATACGTTTGATAATTACATAAGAGAATCATATCGAGGTTATCATATTAATATATAATGTTGAGGATTAACCTATGAATAAAATAAAATTTATTTCATATACTGGAAAATATCCAAATCTTTGTAGAGGTATTCTCACTATTGAAATAAATGGTAGAGAATATAAGTTTGGACATAATTTTGAATATTATAGTTTTAAAGAAGATAGATATTTAAATGAAGATTTAAATAATCCAAATTTTGAAAAATTTTGGAAATCTGGTGGATCAATTGAAGTTGAAGAAAATTCATATAAAAATATGTATTCTAATAAAGGGCCTTGGGAAGTAAATGAACATTTTAAAGCTAATGAAAAATATCCACAATGGATTAAAGATTTACTTCCTCAATTACTTTATGTATTTAATGAAAATGTTGAATATGGATGTTGTGGAGGATGTATTTAAATGAAAGCATATTATTTTCAAATTAAAATCAATAACAAGTTAAGAACAGCCGAATTTTTAGAACTTAAAGGTGAATATAAAAAGAAGAATGATGTTCATATTATTATTGATGATCGTATTGGACCTCAACAAATAAATGGTGAATGCTTTAAAGAAGAAAATGCTTATTCACAATTTCTTGATGATTATATATATTTATCAAATGAAAAATGTGTTATAGGTTCACATGAAGATGAATATGATATTTATTCAATAGGATTTACATATAAAGATGATGTGGTTGATTTACGAGAAGTTGATAGAGATATTGTAAAAGAAAAAATAAAAAAAGATTTAAAAGAATTTGTAAAATCAATAATTAAATCTGAAATAGATGAATTAACTGCTTTAATGTATAAAGTGGACGAAAATATTTAGTTTACTTTAAATTTTTTATTTTAAATTTTTAAAAAATAGAATTTAAACATGAATAAAATTTTAAAAAGTATTAAAGAAAAATCTGTTCAAATTATTAAATTTATTATACATTTATTTTGTAATATATTATTAAGTTTAATGTATTTACCATATATTGTAAGTTTATTTTGTTTATTAGCTTTTTTATTTCCGGTGGCAATAGTTTTATTATTTTTTATTTTTGCTGAAAATTATCTTAAAAAGAAAAAAGAAAATGATAAGCAAAAAGCAAGAGATCACCTATATAAAAGATTTGAAAATGATGAAATTAATGAAGATGAATTAGAATATGAATTAGAATTTTTTTAATTAATAATATTGTAATTTTTATTTATAAAGAATTTTTTAAAATAAAAGCATTAATACTTATTGTAAAGGATAAATAAATCATGAATGAATTTGTGATGGATCCGGTAAATGTTTGTTATTTACCTAGCGGAAGAGTATTTATTTATAAACTTGAAGATGGGTATTTAATTGAAAGTACAGAAATGAGAGATGTTGCAGTTGATGGAAAGCTACATAGTGAAGTTAGACAGAGTTTGGATCCACACGTAATTTGGAAACATTTAGTTCCTTATAGAAAGAAGTGGTTATTGACAGTAAGTACACAAAAAGGATGTGTACACAATTGTAAGTTTTGTGATGTTGCGCCGCTTAAATTTGGAGGTAATTTAGATAGTTTAGAAATATATGGACAAATTGTTAGATTACTTAAAAATACACCATATGTTACTAAATGTGATAAAGTAAAAATTGGTTTTGCCAGAATGGGTGAACCAGCACATAATTTAAATAATGTATTAGCAGTTATTAAACAATTACCACAAATTAGTGAATCACTAGAAAGAGATTTTAACTGGTTACCTTGTTTTAATAGTATTTTACCAAGTAAAACCATTGAAGGTAATACTGGATTTAACGTAATTGATAATGTATTAGAAGTTAAAGAAAGGGATTACAATGGTAGATTACATTTTCAAATAAGTTGTAATAGTACAGATGAAGAAAAACGAAAAGAATTATTTGGTGGTGCAGAAGTACTATCAATAGAAGATATTATTAATTATATTAATAAACAGAATATAACTAGTAGAACAGTTACTTTAAATTTCATTGTAATGAAGGGTGTTGAAGTATCTGTTGAAAAACTAAAGAAAATGGGATTGAATGGTAATATGTTTGCTGTAAAATTAATTCCATTAAATAAGACAAATAATAGTATTGATAATGATTTACAAACATATGCTAATTATGATAATTATCAAGATTTAGTTAATTTAGCAGATCAATTTAAAAAAGAAGGTATTCCTGTAATTTTTGATGCAATTGCTAAATGCGAAGAAGCTGGATTATGTTGTGGTCAATTAGCTCAAATTTTTCAAAATAATGAAGGGTGTTAATATTATGGATTGTAAAGATTTACAAAAAATGGAAAATAGAAATATTAGTATTATTACAAATTTTGGATGTAGGGCAAATTGCTGGTATTGTATATGGAAAGGGCATAAATTGGAAAATGTTAATCCAGATACTGATTGGAATAAATTAGAACAGTTTCTTGAACAATATAAAGATAAAGGTAAAGTAAGTTTATCAGGTGGTGGAGATTGTTTATATAAATTTGAACAACATAAAGATTGGTGGGATAGATTTTTACAGTTAATTGAAGATAAACAATTAAAATTAGATATTCATACCAGAGAAAAAGTTGATTATTTAGATCCATTTTGGAAAACATTTTTTAATAGAATTAATCGAGTTGTATTTAGTAGTGATCATTTAGATATTATTAATCAAAATATTTCATGTGGTAAAAGTAGATATTGTATACCAGATAGAGATTATTTAGTTTGGTTAAAAGATTTTACTAAAGTTAGAGTAACACATTTGGTAACAAAATATACATCATTTGGAATGATTGAAGATTATATCGATTTTACTCAAAAATATAATATGCAATTTACTATTAAACATTTAGTTGGATATGATGATGGTTATATGTATAATTTAATTTTAGAAAAATATCCAAAGTTATTTCATTTAGATGTTGGTGATTACAATATTTACTATATGCCTGATAATACAATTCAAACTAAATTTTTGTTTTAAGTTATTTTAAATATATGATGTTAATATTAAAGGATTAAAATATGGTAAATTTTAATGAAATAATTAAAGATAAAACTATTTTACATATACCAATTTATTCTATGTTTGATAGAAAAACTAGAAAATTAAATATGTCGTGTGATGGTAATGTAAATAGATATTTAACTACATATTATCTTAATAATACGTATAAAAAATTAAGTTTATATATTCCAAATAAAAATAATATAATAAATGAAGATAAATTTAATGAATATATTTTATTATTAAATAATGTTAAATTATATAGAACGTCTTATATAAAAGAATCTGCATTATATCAAAGAGAAAAAGAATTTGCAACTAAGATTATTAATAATATTAAAAATAAAAATGTTGATTATATAATTTTTGAAGGGCAACAATTAGGAATAAAATTATTAAAGACTAATAATTTAAAGAGTAAATTAATATATTGGTGTCCAGTATGTGCTACTAATACTAAAACAAGAAGTTTTTTAAATAAAGATAAAGAAATTAATGAATATATTTTTAAACATAAAAATATTTCATATATTATTGTTGATTCTATAGATCAATATGAATATTTAAAAGAATTAGGTATACCAGAAAATAAAATATGTTTAATTACAAATCATATTGATAGAACATTGCCAATGTTTTCAGAATATATAAAGGATATGACTATAATTTCATTTATAGAATATTTAAATAAAGAAAATAAAAAAATAATATATTTACCATTTAGATTATCAGATGAAGGATATAAATTAGAAGAAATATTTAATATAATTAATATGTATTTAAAGGATAATGAATATTGTATTTTATATCCTAATTTAAATAATATTTCAGTAGAAGAATTAACAAAAATTATTCATAAAAAATATGAAAACCTTGATGTAAATAAAATATTAAGTAATTCTTATAAAATATCATCATCTAGAGATACATTTTATACAATTTTAGATAATTGTAAAGAAATAATTATTCCATATTTTGAAGATATTAATTTTATTAATCATTCTACTATTCAAGAACTTTTTAATAAAAATAAACTTCCAATATGTGCTGTTGTTACAAATGAAAGGGAATTTATAGAATGTCTAAAAAAACATTGATTGCTATTGAAGGGTTTGATAGAGTTGGTAAAGATACTTTAATAACTACATTTTTACAAAAATATTCAAATGTTAAACAATATAAGCAACCAACATCTGAAAGTGTTGGAATAAGTTATAGAGATACAAAACAGTTTGAATTATATTTGTATGATCATTATACTCAAGTAATAAATGAATTAATTGAATTAAGTAAAACTAGTGATATAGTAATTACTTCTAGATTATTTGTAAGTGATAAAACATATTCTGAATTATTTGGAAGAAAATACCAATTTGGAGAATTAGCTGAAAAATATAATTTATTAAAATATTTTAATGTAATAAGTTATTGTATGCTATGGAATTCTTATGATGAATATTTGAAAAGAGTTGGTAATTCAAATATAGAATATAATAAAGAAGAATTTATTAAGTTAAATGATTTATTTAGTAAAAACACTTTAGCATTAAATGGTTATGTGGCATATATTAAAAATAGTGATAGTATAGAAACAAACTTTGAAAAATTTAAAAAAATATTAATTAATAAAGATCTGATTTGATTTATTTTAATAATATAATGATTAATTATTAAATATGAGAGGTACAAATGGAATTATCTAATTATATTGAAAATGTATTAAAAAAGAATCAATTTATGTTAGAAGTATTTGCAGATATATTAAAATCTGAAAATTTTGCAAAGTTAGTTAAAGAAATAACTAGTATTAAGAATTCTAATGATTTACCAGAATTTATTTTTTCAGGAGTTGGTAAAAATTGGTATATTTGTGAAAAAGTAACTAAAGTATTTTTATCATTAGGACTATCAGCAAGAGCATTGGATTGTATTCATGCTATTCATGGTGATTTAGGTATGTTAACTTTACAAAGACCAAAATATTTATTTTTTATATCTAAGTCTGGTACTTCAGATGAATTATTAAAATTAGCTAGAATTATTAAGTATTTAAGAAGTATTAATCATTTAGTTAATATTAAGGTAATTGGATTGTTTTTAAATACAAATCAAGAAAAAAATAAAGATTTATTTGATATGATTATTACTCCATCACATAAGTATGATAATGTATTATATCCAGAATTTGATGATAGAGATATTATTCCATCATTAACTATTAATACATTACAATCTATTTTAGATTTACTTGGAGCATTGATTTATGAACAATATCCAGATTTAATTGAAAAGTATAAGTATAATCATTTAGCTGGAGCAAATGGTGTACGTTTAGGTGTAGGTGATTTATTTAAAAATCTTTAATTTAAAGGATATAATATCAATGAATGTAATTATTGTTGCTGGTGGATTATGTACTAGATTTAAAGATTTACAAATATTTCCAAAAATATTATTACCTACATCTACAAATTCATCTATTTTAAATGAAGATATAAAATTATTTAATGGTAATAATATATTTTTAGTAATAAATGAAAAGTATTATGATATGGTAATGAATTATATTCAAGTAAATGATATAAAAATTACTGTAATAAAATCAACTAATACTAATGGTTCATTTAATACTTTGAAAGAAATATATAATCAATTGCCTCAAAATGATTTATTATTTATTTGGTCAGATTTGATTTTAAAAGATTCTAATAAGATATTAAATATATGTAAAGATAAAAATATTATATTTACATTTAATGGTAATTATCGTTATCAAGTTTTTTCAAATGAAAATAATTTAATTACTGAAATTAACCAAGTTAAAAATACTGGAAATGTTCCTGGCATTTATTATTTAAAGGATAATAGTATTTTTACTAAATTTGAAAATAATTCAAATAATAATTTTGATATAATAGATGCTATTCAATTAAATATGAATAATGATGAATATTATCAAGTGAATTATGATAATATTGAAGAATATCGAGATTTAGATGTATATATAAAATCAATGAGTAATGAACATAATTTTAATAAATTTCAAACCAGATTTTTCAATAAATTAACAGTATTTGATAATTATTTAATTAAGGAAGCAATAGATAAAAATTATTATCATTTAATAGAAAAAGAAATAGATTGGTATAATTTATATTTTTCAAATACTAATGATAATTATATAGTTCCAAAGTTATTAGATCATACTTCTACTTCAATGAAATTAGAATATTTAAATGGATATGATCAATTACATTCTGTATTAGATGAATTTGAAGAAACTAAAGAATATGATAAAATAGATAAAATTTATTCTAATATATATAATAATGTAGAAAGATTAGGAAATACTTTAACCAAAAATATTGAATTTGAACAATTTAAATTAGATTTATATACAGAAGTTGTTGGTAAGGTATTAGATCGATGTGATAAAATTAAAAATATGTTAATTAAATATGATAGAGAATATTTAAATAAAATTTTAAATAAATCATATGAATATATTTTAAATGAAACTAAAAATTCATCTGATTATAATAATATAGATAATACTGTTAAATATTATTTTTGTCATGGCGATTTAAATGGTTCAAATATATTAGTTAATAAAAATACTTTAGATATTAAATTTGTTGATCCAAGAGGATATTTTGGTAAAACAAAAATGTATGGTTGGAAAAATTATGAATATGCTAAATTATTATATTGTTTATATGGGTATGATGATTTTAATTTATATCCATGTGTATATTTAAATTTAGGATATCCAGAAATTAGAAAATCATTAAGTAATTGTAAAGAACCAAATAAATTAAATACTAAAATTAATATTATATTAGTTGGTATAATATATGTTGCATTAGCTGGATATATTTCTCAAGATATAATGAAGGCTAATATTGCATATGAATTTGGATTGAGTATTTTAAATAAATATTTTGATTAAGGAAATTGATAATATGTCATTATTAAATATAATTGCAGGACCATGTTCAGCTGATACAAAAGACAATTTATTTAATACAGTAAGTGAATTATATAATATTGGAATTAGAACTATTAGAGTTGGAATTTGGAAGCCAAGAACTAAACCTAATATGTTTGAAGGTATAGGAGAAATAGGTTTGGTTTGGATAAAGGAATTAAAAGAAAAATATAATGATTTGAAATTTGCAATTGAAATAGCAACTTCAGAACAATTATTTTTAGCAATTAAATATAATATTGATATATTTTGGATTGGTGCTAGAACAACCACTGATCCATTTGCAGTATCAAATTTGGCATCTGCTATATTTAATTTACCTAAGAAAGATAAAAAAGATAAAACTTTATTAATTAAGAATCCAGTATGTCCTGATATTGATTTGTGGGAGGGTGCTTATCTTAGATTAAAAGATTGTGGAATAAAAAATATTGGATTTATTTATAGAGGATTTAAAACATATAAATCTATTAAATATAGAAATGAGCCAATTTGGAAAATTCCAGTACAATTAAAATTAAAATATCCAGAACTTATAATGTATTGTGATCCATCACATATAGCTGGAGATAAAATATATGTAGAAGAAATAATGAAAGAAGCAAAATTATATGGTATAAATCATTTTATTATTGAATCACATATAAATCCAGAAAGCGCATTATCTGATGTTAATCAACAATTAACTCCAATGAAATTAAATGAAATATTAACAGATATTAATTTATTTAATGAAGAGAATCAAAATAAAGAAAAATTATTAATTTATAGAAAAGATATAGATGAAATCGATAATGAAATTATTAATTTATTAGCTAAAAGGATGGAAGTTTCAAAAAATATTGGGATATATAAAAAAGAAAATAATATTGAAATATTTCAACCTGAAAGATTAAAATCATTAATCGATAAATTAAAAATGGTTGGTAAAGAATTAAATTTAACACCAGAGTTTATTGAAAATATATGGATGGAGATACATGATGAATCAGTCAGAAATCAAAACTAATAAAAAACAATTACCAGAAAATAAAACTTGGTTTGATTTACAATATGAATCTACTCCATTTTTATATATTAATTCATCTAAATGTGCAATTATTGATTGTGATGGGGTAATTACAGATGGAAAAAGTATTTATAATAAAACTGAAAAAATATATAAAACATATGGTGCTTACGATAAAGAAATATTAAATTTTTTAAGTAAATCATTTAACTGGAAATTTATATTTGTTTCAGATGATAAAGCCGGATTAGAGATAACACAATGTAGAATTAATCATTTAATAAAATCAAATAAAAACATTTCTTTTGAAAATTTAAATGATAAAGAAAGATTTAATTTATTAAAAGAGATTAAAAAAACTAATAAATATGATGTATTTATTGGAGATAGTTTAAGTGATATTCCATCATTATCTTTAGCTTATATGTCTGGATGTCCAAATAATGCACCAAGTATTGTTAAAGAATATTGTAATTATGTTTCAAATTTAGATGGAGGAAATGGAGGTTTAGCCGATATATTATGGAACATACATACATATATTGCTAATATAGTTAAATTATATGGAAATATATATGGAAATAATATTAATTAAAAAGGGAAATATATGAAAAATTTGTTTAAAGTTGGTTGTAATTTCGATCCAAATCTGATTAATATAGTTGCAAATTTAAATGAGAAATATAAAGAAACTGCTCAGGTAATGGAATTTTTTGGATCTACAAAAAAATATGCTGAATTAACAGCCAGACCTGATTGGCGTTTACAAGATCTTTCTGATGAAGAATTTGAAACTTATGTAAAAGAATCTTTAAAGAATAATATTAAATTTAATTATACAATCAATTCAATTCTTCCTTATGGAAGTAAACAAGAAATAATTAAAAATAAACAAAAGTTACAAGATTTTGTTAAATATTTAGAAGATATTGGTGTATATAGAATAACTATTGCAAATCCAATTATTGCTATGATTATTAGAGAAGTTTCTAATATAGAATTAGAAATTTCATGTATTTCACACATTGATACTGTTACCCAATTAAAGTATTTTCATGAAACATTAGGAATTAATAAATTTTGTGGATCAATATTAAAAAATAGAAATAAGACATTTTTAACAAATGTTGCAAAATATTGTAATGAACATAATTTGATTTATGAATTATTAGCAAATGAATTTTGTGGAGTAGCAAAAGATAATTATGCAACACATTGTGTTTATAGAGATAGTTGTTATCTTTGTCATGCTACTTGTAAGACTAAAGAAGATTCAGAGTTATATAATAATTATCCTATGAAATATTGTATGTTTTCTAGAAATAATAATAATGAAGCTTGGATTAAAATGAGAGTAATTAGACCAGAAGATCTTCATTATTATAATGATATTGGTTTAAATTATTTTAAAGTTTCTGGAAGAACTGGTACAAGTGAATATATTTCAATGGTATTAGAAGCTTATATGAAACAATCATTTGAAGGAAATTTTCTTTCTTTATGGAAGCCATTAGAAACAATTTATAATGGTAAATCCGAATTAACACATGAATTTAGTAATTACATAGATAATAAAAAGTTAGATGGATTTTTAGATCATTGGTTTGATAATAACTTTAATTGTGAAGATCAAATTTGTGGAGAAACTTGTAATTATTGTAAAGAATTTTATACAAAATATTTAAGTTAAAATGTATTATTTATTTTTAGATTTAGAAACAACCGGTATTAATATAGAAAAATGTGCTATAATTCAAGTTGCAGGAATTATGGTAGATGTTGATGATGAATTAAATCTAAAACCAATTGATGCTATAAATATTAAAATGTGTCCAGCTTATGGAAAAATGATAGATCAAAGAGCATTAGAAGTAACTGGATATACTATAGAACAATTAGCATGTTTTCAAACACAAGAAGAAGGTTTTAATAAATTTATTCAATTTTTAGATAAACATATAGATAGATTTAATAAAATTGATAAATGTAAATTAGTTGGATTCAATAATTTAAAATTTGATCAATCATTTCTTAGACAGTGGTTTAATGAAAATAATAATAAATTTTATGGAGCTTATTTTTGGTCAGATTCAATTGATGTTTTATCTGAAGCTTCTAGATATTTAACTAATTATAGACCAGCTATGCTAAATTTTAAACTTGGAACTGTTGCTAAAACTTTAGGAATTGAAACTAAAAATGATGAATTACATGATGGTCTATATGATATAAAGATTACTTATAAAATTTTTAATAAAATTATTCAATCTAAACAATATATAATGCCTTTAGATGAAGATACCGCCACTGAAATGTTTCTACAAATGAATATTGATAAAGCAAAAGAAGTAAAACAAATATCAAAATTTACAGAAGAAACTGCTTGGGTTGAATCAACACCAGAATTGTTTGCACCATTTTAATAAATATTATTAAATTAAATAATTGGTAATAATATGAATAATATATTTGAAACTGCATATTTAAAACAATTAGGATTAATTAAAGAAGATATTAATATTCCTAAATATTATAAAATAGAGATTGCTATACCCGATCCAAATAAAGTAGCTGAATATATAACTAAAATTGATCAAGGATTTTCTGATGATAGAGTTAAGCAATTTGTTAAAAAAGATATAGCATTTATGAAAAAATATAATGCTAAAGTAGTTAAACCATGGAATATACAAAATACTAGTTCATATGATTCTGGTTATATTTGGTCATTTACAGTTTCTGAATGGGATTTAAAAGACTTTTTATCATATTCTTTTATTGGTCCTGCCACTTCTTCAATTATATATAATATTACTTATGGCGAAGTTTATCCTCGTTTTATTGAAAACATGGATATTGAAGATTTAGCAGAAATGTTAAACCAACATATAAATACTGAATCTGATTTTCATTATTTTACAATTAAAGAAACTACAGATGATATTTATGAAACCAAAACAATTACTTCTGATCCAGATGAATATTATAAGTTAAATGATTAATTATTAATTAAATATATAATTTAAATAATATGAAAAATCGAAAATATTTTAATATTTTTAAAATTAAAAATCAAATAATGTATGAAAAACCAACATTTGATGAAATATATCAAATGATTATACATAGAGAAAATAAAAATATTATTAATGAATCTGTTTTTAAACTATCTTTATTTGAACAATTATTTAATTATATAAAAAACTTAGGTAAAATAACTTGTTTTACTACTGATAGATTATTAGATTTTTTTCCAATAAATAGTAAAGTCTTTAAAATTTTAAATCATAATAAAAATTTAAATAATTATAAATTATATATATTTAAAGATAATTTTTCTACAAAAGATGATATTAAAAATATATTAGAACAAACTTGTGGAGATGAATTTAATATAACTGAAGATGTATTAAATCTTATTTATGAAGATTTAAATAGTAGTTATGCTATGTTTACTGGGTTAGAAGATCGAAAAGATTTTGGTATTATATGGTTATATAAAGATAATTTTAATATTGATGATATTCAACATGAATTCATTCATTATTTAGAGTGGATGGATAAAGAATATGGTAGAAAAATTAATATTGATGGTTTATATTTTGATGAACAAGAAACATTTCAATTAATGTTTTTAATTACTAATAATGATTTTGAATATATTTTTGATAAATCTGAATATCAAACCTTACTTAATAATTTTTTAAATCAATTGGAAAATTTAAAAGATAAATATTTTAAAGAATTATCTGATTATAGATTTGCTCGTTATATAGTTTTTAATATATTAAGGGATAAAAATGAATCAGTAAAACAATACTTAAATAAAGTACAATCATTTAAATATTTTAAAGAATTACTTTTATGTTCAACATTTGGATTTGAAATGGTTGTAGGATATAATTGTTTAAATTATAAAATTACTAATATTAAAAATCATATTTTTGGTAGATTTAAAAATAAATAAATATAATTATTATATAATACTATAAAGTGTTTAATTGTTCAAGCTTAATAGTAAGTTGAACAAATAAAAAATGATTAAGTCTAAATATAAGGAGATTAATTAGTATGAGTAAAGTATTAGGGATCGATCTTGGTACAGGGTTTTCCTGTATGGCCGTGTATGAAAATGGTGAAGCAAAAATTATTCCAAATGCAGAAGGTGCAAGAACAACTCCATCAGTAGTTGCATTTACAAAAACTGGTGAACGTTTAGTAGGTACTCCTGCCCTTCGCCAAGCAATTACAAATCCAACTAGAACAATTCATAGTGTAAAACGTTTAATTGGTCGTAAGTTTAGTGAAGTTCAAGATATTGTTAAACTTATGCCATATAAAATTGTTTCTGGTAAAAATGATCAAGCAGCAATTGATATTGATGGTAAGGTTTATACTCCTGAAGAAATTTCTTCTATGGTTTTAGCAAAACTTAAAGCTGATGCTGAAGCATTTTTAGGAGAAAAAATTACAGATGCAGTTATTACTGTACCCGCATATTTTAATGACTCTCAACGTACGAGCACGCGCGATGCTGGGACTATTGCTGGTTTAAATGTATTACGTATTATTAATGAACCAACAGCCGCTTCTCTTGCGTATGGAATTGATAAAACTAAAGAAGATAAAGTTATTGCAGTATTTGATATTGGTAAAGGTACTTCTGATATTTCTATTCTTGAATGTGGTGATGGTATTTTTGAAGTTCTTGCTACAAATGGTGATAGTTTACTTGGTGGTGCTGATTTTGATGAAGCCATTGTTAAATATGTTGCTAATAAATTTAAATCTGAAACCGGTATAGATATTTTAAAAGATCAGCAAGCATTACAACGTTTAACTGATGCCGCAGAAAAAGCAAAATGTGAACTTTCAACAGCAATGCAAACAGAAATTAATATTCCATTTATTAGTATGAATGCTGATGGTCCAGTTCACCTTAATGAAACTTTAACCAGAGCTAAGTTTGAACAATTAGTTAGTGAAGTATTTGATAAGTTTAGAACACCATGTGAAACCTGTATTAAAGATTCTGGAAAAAATATTTCAGAAATTAATGAAGTTCTTATGGTTGGTGGTTCTACTCGTGTACCATATATTCAAGAATTTGCAAAGAAAATTTTCAATAAAGAGGTAAATAAATCTATTAATCCGGATGAAGCTGTTGGGGCTGGAGCATCAATTCAAGGAGCAGTTCTTGGTGGTGATAAATCAGTAGGTGATGTAGTACTTTTGGATGTAACTTCTATTAGTTATGGACTTGAAGTAGAGGGTGGAATTATGGTAAAACTTATTGAATCAAATACTACAATACCAACAAAACGAAGTCAAATTTTTACAACAGCCTCTGATTCACAACCAAGTGTTACATTAAGGATTTTCCAAGGAGAATCTAAAATGGTTGAAAGAAATAAATTAATTGGGCAATTTAATCTTGATGGAATTGCTCCAGCACCAAGAGGAGTTCCACAAATTGAAGTTGAATTTAATATAGATAGCAATGGTATTCTTTCAGTAAGTGCTAAAGATAAAGCTACAAATAAAGAACAACATATTACAATTCAGCCAAATGGTGGACTTTCAAAAGAAGAAATTGAAAAACTTAAGAAAGAAGCAGAACTTCACGCTGAAGAAGATAATAAAGCAGCATCTTTAGCTGAAGCTAAGAATAAAGCAGAATCAATTATTTATCAAACTGAAAAACAGTTAAAAGAGTTTAGTGATAAAATAGATACATCATTAAAATCAGAAATTGAAGCTAAACTTCAAGCTATTAAAGATGTAAAAGATTTAAATGATGTAGATAAGATTAATTCAACTATTAAAAACATGGAAGAAAGTCTTATGAAAATTGGTGAACAAGTTTATAAAGCTCAACAAGAAACAACTACCAATAATACATCTACAGAAACAAAAGATGGTCCAATTGATGCTGAAGTAGTTGAATAAAAAATAAATAAAATATTAAAGTATAAAGTCTTAATATGGAATTAAGACTTTATTTTTATTTAAAAAATTTAATATATATTATTAAGCAGTTCATAATGGTTTAAGGAAACAGGCTAAAATGTATAGTAAAGAAGAAATAGAAAAAAATAAAGAAATTATAAAAAATATTATAAAAGAAAATCCAACTTCTTATAGTGCAATTTTAAAAAATAAAAAAAATTTAAATATTTTAAAGTTTATCATAGATATGACACCAAAATTAAATGATAAATTTTATTCTTTATCTACTAAAGTATTTTGGGTATTAAATGATTTAACAGATTTTCCTATTTGTCCAATATGTAAAAAAACATATGGACAAAACATTAATATAGTTTTAAATAGAGGATATTCAAAAACATGTAGTGTAAGTTGTGGTTCAAAAAATGGAACAATTAAACGAAAAAATACATCATTAATTAGATATGGTGTAGATAATCCAATGAAAACAAAAGAAGTAAAAGAAAAATTATTTAAAACTTGTTTAAAAAAATATGGAACTAAAATTGCAAATCAATTTTCTACAAAAGAATTACATGAAAAATATAAAAATAATTGTTTAAAAAAATATGGAAAGGAAACACCATATATATCTCAACCAAATAAAACTAAAATAAAAGAAAAAATTAAACAAACTTGTTTACAAAAATATGGCGTCGAACATGTATTTAAATCTGAAAAAATAAAAGAAAAGATTAAACAAACTTGGTTAAAAAAATATGGAGTAGATAATCCAAATAAAAATAAAAAGGTTAGAGAAAAATTAGAAAAAACTAATTTAGAAAGATATGGAAATATAGTTTCAACAAAAAGCCAATTGGTTAAAGATAAAGCAAAAAATACATTTATTAATAAATATGGTGTAACTTCACCTATGCAATTAAATGAATTTAAAATAAAAAATGAAATTGCTAAAGCTAAACGACAATTTAATAAATTTTTTACAAATACAATACCTTTATTTGATTTTCATACTTATTTTGAACATAGATTAGATTGCTTTTTTGAATATGATTGGAAATGTTCTAAATGTAATACTATATTTAAAGCTCCAATAAATAAAAATTGGTTTAGATATACAAGAGATTATTCAAGATGTACAAATTGTTTTCCAATAATTGGTGGAATATCACATGAAGAAAGTGAATTAAGCAATTTTATTAAAACCATTTATAATGGTAAAATAATTTTAAATTCTAGACAAATAATTAAACCATTAGAATTAGATATTTATTTACCAGAAAAAAAATTAGCGATAGAATTTGATGGTTTATATTTTCATTCAGAAAAAACAACAATAACAAATGACTATCATTTAATAAAAACTAAATTATGTGAAGAACAAGGGATACAATTAATTCATATTTTTGAAAATGAATGGAGATTTAAAAGACATATTGTAGAATCAAGATTTAAAAATTTATTAGGTATATATGAAAGTATTGTATATGCAAGAAAGTGTAAAGTAAAAATTGTTAATAAATTAGATACTGATAAATTTTTAAATGAAAATCATATACAAGGAACATGTATTAGTAAAATAAATCTTGGATTATTTTATAAAGATAAATTAATTAGCATAATGACTTTTGGAAAATCTCGATTTAATAAAAAATATCAATGGGAATTATTAAGATTTTGTAACTTATGTAATTACCATATTCCTGGTGCAGCTTCAAAATTGTTAAATTATTTTGAAAAAATATATAAACCACAAAATATAATAAGTTATGCTGATCGACGTTGGTCTATTGGAACTTTATATAAGACATTAAAATTTCAATTTATTCGGGTATTCAAAACCTGATTATTGGTATTGGAAAAATACAGAGTTTAGTCATAGAATAAAATATCAAAAACATAAATTAAAATCAATTTTAAATTTTAAATTTGACGAAAAATTAACTGAAAGTGAAAATATGATCAACAATGGATATAATAAAATATATGATTGTGGAAATATTATTTTTTCAAAAATATATAATGATGGTCCAATTGATGCCGAAGTAGTTGAATAAAAACATATAAAATGTTATTTTTATTAAGAGCTAATATTTACATTAGCTCTTATTTTTTATGAAAATAATAAATATTATTACTATATAAAATATATAATGGAATTAAAGTAAAAATGAAAAATGATATATTTGTAAAAACATATTTAAATATAATTAAAGAAGATGTATATGATGATAATTTACCATATTTTAAGTTTGAACATCTCAATGATAAACAATGCAAAATAATACAAGATATAGAAAAGAAATATCCTGAATTACGTAATTTCGGTTTACATCATAAACACGGTACATATGATTGTGATACATATTCTTTATTATATTATATACCTCGTAATAATGCTATTGCTATACCAATAACTGGTATTATTGAAAAATTTAATTTACCTATTCCTAAAGAAAAAGAATATATAGATACATTAAATTATGGCGAATATCAATCAGAATATGGTACACCATTATCATTAAATGATGAATTATATAAATTTGATATATATGGATTTACAATATATTATATTAATGATAAGGTTAGGGGCTTTACAAGTTATTATATAGCCGATAATCAATTAGAACAATTTATTGAATACGTACTTAATAAATAATATTAATTTAGCTCCAAATACATTTGGAGCTATTTTTATGTTTATTTTTAAATAAATAGTTATAATAGATATAGATATAATCATGTGGTAAAATATAATGAATAGTAAATTTATACAATTATGTAATATATTATTAGAAGAAATTAATCCAATAAGTAATGATATTAATATTTTAAAAGAAGAAATAGAGCAAGAAGTTGGTTTAGAAAATGCATCTATTAAACAAATAGAAGATCTATTAAATAATCCTGAATTATTTAAACAAAATGAAAGATTAAAATTAAAAGTTAAAAAATATTTAAATCTTTTAAAAATAGATAAAAATAATGATTTAGATCATTTTGATACATTACAATTATTATTAGAAAATGATATTAATTTACCAAGTACATGTGCTAAAGAAATTTGTATAAATTTGGAAGATGATTTTGATTTAATAACTATACAAAAATTAATTACATATTTAAAAGATAGAACATTAGATATTAATTCATATTGTAATAATACAATACATACGTTTAAAGATTTATTTTCTGATGCTAAATTAGATAATACTAATGAATTTATAACATATTTAAGTAATAAAATTTTACCAACTATTCCATCTACTGGCAGATATGAATTATTATTTTCAATTTTATTTAAAGATGGAAAACGTCCATTAAGAGGTGATGGTGGTGGAGATGTTAAAATAGGAAGTTCTACATTAGAAGTTAAAGGTAATACACGGACGATTAGGAGGTCAAGATGGATATGGCAGTGGAAATGCTGTTGCAAAAGCAATTAAAGCCATTTTTAATACTCCAGAAAAACATTATATAGAATTTCCAGATAATATGTTTAATTTTAATACAACAAATTTACAAAATAATTCAAATGCCTTTTTACAATTATGTACAGCAAATATTAATAATGTATCATTAGACTCAGCAAAGACAATATTAATAAATGCATTTCAACATTTATTTACCAATATAGATGCTTGGAATTATGCATTTAATATTTCTGATTTTATAGAACCATATTTAATAATTAAAAATAACCAATTTTGTATTGAAGATATTCAAGGATTTATGGATGCCTTTTTAGTATTTGCCTTGAATTATTATGCTCATGTTGAAGAGTTTAATTATTTTGCAGTTGCTTCTAAAGATAAGTTTATAATATTATCAGCAGAAGCATGTAAAGATGCAAATATTGTAACAAAGTATATTCGTATAATATCAATGCCAAATTTTAGTGAAAAATCTACAGATCAAGATAGAAAACCATCAATTGGATTAAAGGGATAATTATAATATGCGTAAATTTGACACATTATTTAACTTATTAATAGAAGAAATAACTAATAATATTGATACTAGGCGTAGAGGCTTACAAAAGATTGATAAGTTAAATACTAAAAACTTTTTAGATTTCTTGAGAGAGATTTTACCATTATTTAAAGAAAATAAATTAAATTTAGATGAAGTTACTATTACTGAAAAACCTGATGGAGGTGCAATTAGATTAATTATGAATAATAATTTATTATTTGAATCTTCATATTCTGGTGTAGTTGAATGGGATAAAATGCCATTTCCTGAACAAGCTAAATGGATGAAATTTAATTTAGAGGATAAATTAAAAGAAATTTCTCATAAAATTGGATTTAATTTTAAAATAATCGGTGAATTAATTTGGTGTGATCAATTAGTTGAAAATGAAAAAGTAACTCCAGTTGGAGCATCATATTTAGCAAAATATTTTGGAACTAAAGGTGGAATTATTATTATAGATTTAAAAAAGATTGAAAATAATATATTAATAGATTTAGAAAATGATGAATTTTTTAAATTGACAGCTTTATTAAAAGGAATAAGTGATAATGAATTTAAATTTTATTCAAAACAAGAAGATATGAAATTTAATAAAAGTATTGAATTATCATTAGATACTGATCAATTAATAAAAATGCTACAACTTCCTGAATATAATAAAGACAGATATACAGTAAAAGATAAAAAAATTATTGAAGAAGTAGATCAAATTAAAAATGAATTTTTAGATCAATTAGAATCAATTATTAATTCAACACAGGGGCATTTTAGTGAAAAAGGAGATTTAATAGAAGGTCTTGTTTTAACTGTTTTAAAATCTGGTAATGAATATGGTGTATTTTCAAGAGGTTATAAAAATATGAAATCAAAATACAATCATTATTCTGCTGATTTAGAAAATGCTGAAAATAAACTTTTACAAAACATTTTTGGTTATCAGATAATGTCAAAAATTCGTTCTTCATATGATAATTCAAACTTTAATGAATATGAAGAAAAATTTAATGATGTATGGCCTGCTTTTTTAAAATTGTTTAAAACCAATTTTAATTTATTAAAAAAAGATTCAACAATTCCATTAGCCACAAAAATGGCACAACTTCAAATTTTAAATAAAAAGTTAAATAAATTTAATAGAATTTCAAGTTTTAAAGATTTTTTGAATGAATATAGAATAGGAGAGAAGTTTAATATATGAAATTACGTAAATTTAATATTTTATATGAAAATATTATGAAAACCTTATTATTAGAAGGTGGTCATGCTATATCAGATATAACAAATAAAATAGCTCGAGAAAATATTCAACCAACTATTGATTTTTTTGAAGATATTGTATTTAAACCACTTAAAATTACAAAGGATTGTTGGACTGCTGAAATTGGATCAACTGGAAAAAAGGAATTTTCAGGTGACATTGATATTGCAATAAATTATAATGAAATTAAACAATTAACTGATTTAAAAACCGATACTGAAATTGATGAAAAGATTAAAGAACAATTAATTAAAAATGGAATTGAATTCGTTACAAAAAATGGTATAAATATAAGAATTCCATTACAAGGTTCTCAGATAGGTGAATATGCTCAAATGGATCTATTTAAAACTTCTAATATCGAATTTACAAAATTTGCTAAATTTGGTCCATCTCCGACAGAATCTAAATATAAAGGTGCTATACGTTCTGAAATTTTAAGACAAATGCTTAAAATAGTTTCATTAAAAGCCGCTGAAGAACTTGATAATGAAACTTATACTGCACCAGATGGTATTATTTATCCAGCTAAAAAATTTACTCAATATTCATTTTGTAATGATGGTTTATATAAAACATATAAATCTTTTATAGGTAAAAGAGGTGGAACATTAACAAATCCATTAGATTTAAAAGATAAGACTGAACTTATAACACAATGTCCACAAGAAATGATAGATATTATTTTTGGAAAAGGAAAATATGTACCAAGTGATTTTAATAGTTTTGAATCTATTTGGAATAACGTATTATTTAATAAAAATTTTCCATATAAAGATAAAATTAATCAAATAATATTAAGAACAAAAAATATACTTGAAAAGAATAAAATGCAAATTCCTCAAGAAATGTTAGATTATTTGGGAGAAAATAACAAATGACAGATCAAGAATATAGTGCTATAAATAATCGGAAATGGATTTAAATGTATTAATAAATCATTAGTATTTCTTCCAGGATCTTTTAAACCTCCTCATAAAGGACATTGGGACATGGTAACAGATACTATGGATTTTGCTGATGAAATTCATATTTTTATTTCAAATATGTCAGAAAAAACTATGTTAAATAAAAATTTGTCAAAATCAAAATTTGCAAAATTACATTCATTTTTATCAAAATCTATAAATGAAATAAATGATACCAATATAACTTCAATTATTTCTGATATATTAAATACATATCTTACTATTCCATATAAGGAGGTTAAACAAAAACTTGATAATTTAGTTAATTTAACAAAAAATGATATAAAATTTAATGAAAAACTAATATCATTAATTACATCATTAAATAAAGATGTTTTAAAAGAAGTAAGATATTCGGCTAATGGTACATCAATAGATGCAGAAACTTCTGAAAAAATATTTAACATTTTTGCTAAAGACTATGGAATTTATGATAAAGTAATTACTCATATATGTAATAATCCAATGCCATTAATTTCAGCAGTTGGATTTGGAAATCATCAATGTAAAAATTGTGATATATATATTGGTTCAACCACTAATGATGAAGCAAGTGAAAGAGATGCTGGTTGGACTGGATTAATTAGTAAATTTAAATATAATCCAACAAATAGAATTCATAGATTACCAATAGCAACAAAAATTCAAGCGGCAAGAGATATTAGAAAAAATATTAATAATTTAACTAAAGATATGTTTCCTGAAAAAATATCAAATGAATCATTTCAAAAAATAAAAGAATTATTAAATCCAACAAATACTATTAATGATGGCAAATCATATAAAGGTATATTTTATATACTATGTGAAAACATTATGAAAAACTTAATATTTGAGTCTGGAATTGCTATACATGATATTCAACCAGTTAAACTGGAAAATATACAGCCAACCATTAAAAAATTATATAATGAAATTCTTAAACCATTAGGTATAAAGTACGAATCAATTGTTTTACTTGGATCAACTGGAAAAAAACCAGTTTCTGGTGATTTAGATATTGGATTAGATGTAAAAACCGCATTATCTGATAGTGGTTTAAATGATAAATTTGAATTAGCTGAAAAAATTGAAAATGAATGCAAAAAATATGGTTATCAATTTTCAAATGCATTAAATTCACAATTTAAAACAGTTCACATTGGTATTCCAATAGTAAACCAAGATGGTATTGCACAAGTTGATATTATGATGTCAAATAATATTGAATATGCTAAATTTAGATTTCATTCACCAACTCAAAATGAATCAAAATATAAAGGGGCCATTAGAAGTGATTTATTAAAAGCTATATTTTTGGAATGTTCAAAACAAATTGATAAAAATGCTTCAATAGAAGATCAACAAGAATATATTGATAAAGATGGAAATAAACATGATAGCATTCAATATTCTCAATTATCATTAGATATTGATGGTATATTAAAAACTGTAAAAACCCATCGTGGTAAAAAAGGTGGAATAAACTCCTCTGCAAGAATTTTATCAAAAAATATTATAGATGAAACTGATGTTCAAAAAATGATTGATATTTTATTTTATGGATTATATAAAATATCAGATTTTAACAGTTTTGAATCTATTTGGAATAATGTATTATTTAATGAAAATTTTCCATATAAAGATAAAATAGATAAAATTATTAAAACATTTATTGATATAATTAATAGAGATAATTCATGGCAATTAGAAGAAAATAAATTAAAATTACCAGATGAAGTTATTGAATATATTTCAAACACAACCAATAGTAAATTCTTAAAATTATATAATACTTTAATAAAAGATATTAAATCAAATTAATAAATAAAAGTTGTATATTTATAATTTATAATATATAATTATGTATCTATTACTTAATTATGTTGATAATATAAATGATTTATAAAAAGATTGGTTTCATAATAAACTAACTAATATGGACTTTCGAAAAATTAAAAATATTCTTTTAATTTCAAACTAATTTAAAATCATATATTTAGCTATTTATTTTTTAACTATTTTTATTATATTATAAATGTATAATATGAAAGGCTAATTATGATTAATATTAATTGGAAAACTGTTGATGAAATAGATAAATCTGGTTTAATTCTTACACTTTGTCAAGATAGTACTGGTATATTTAATCAATTAATGACAGTTATTATTGATAACAAAGCAAAAGAATTAAATAGGAAACAATTTTATCAAAATGGAGCATTAGGTTGTTCATATAGAGTTAGTCCTGATAAAATTAAAGCAGTATTATATTTAGATGAAGTTTGTCCAAAAGAAATAATAGATAAATTTTGTGAGGTTTAAATGAATACTTATGTAAAATATCCGAGAACATATCATCTTCCATATAGTTTAACAATATCAGATGATGATAAGCGATTAGAATCTGATGAAATGTTTGAAAATATGGATCAGGTTTATTGTACTATAAAAATGGATGGAGAGAATACTACCATTTATTCTGATGGGTTATATTCATGCAAGAAGTCTTGATGGAAATAAACATCCTTGGCAGTCTTGGTTAAAACAATATATTCAAATTTGGTATAAACTTATTCCAGAAGGTTGGAGAATTTGTGGTGAAAATCTTTATGCCACACATTCTATACAATATACATTTCCTAATGAAACTTATTATTTTCAAGTATTTGGAATATATAATGAAAATAATATACGACTTTCATATGAAGAAATGATTGATTGGTGTTGTATGTTAGATATACATTTTGTTCCTACATTTTATGTTGGTCCATATAGTAAAAAATTAATTATGGAAGCATTTAATGATTATAAAAGTAAATCTGAAAATGAAGTTGAAGGATTTGTAATATCTAATATTAAATCATTTAAATATCAAGATTTTTCTAAAAATGTTGGAAAATATGTAAGAGCAAATCATGTTCAAACTGATCAACATTGGTCTGAACATTGGATAAAAAATTTAACATTAAGGTAAAAAATGAGTAAAAACATGGATAAAAATGAAATCAAAAAGATAGCCTATGTGTGGAATGGTTTGGTATACGTTGATGAAGATAAGTTATCTTTATGTGCTTGTGGTGGTCGAGGTATAGTGAATTTTACTAATACCAAAAAAAGATTTACCTCTATGGAAATCTATTGTAAGGATTGTGGTATGAGTACCGATGTTTGTAAAGATGAGATAGATGCTATCACCAAATGGGAAAATTGTTTTGGCGATTTGCAGAGAGTAATGGAGGATGCCGCGGCATACCAAAATGAATATTATGATGATTGTCTTGCTTTTGCCGGAAAATGCAAATACGATTGAAATTTAATTATTTTAAGAAAATGAAAGTGGAAACAAAATGGCTAATAATGTTAATTATGAAATGAATAAAATTGTATGTGAACAACTTAATTTAATAAAAAAAATTTTTCATACAAAAGATGAACAACCAAATATTAACTCATTAATTTGTGTGCATTACAATCATGAATATTTTTTTGATATGTATAAACCGGTTGATGATAATTATGTATATCATAATGCAAATAATTTTCTACTTTGGAAAGATATTGATTATTGGTGTTACATGTCAGATATAGAAAAATTTTTAACATTTGCATATAATCAAGAACATAAAGAGGATTAATTAAATATGAAAACTTGGTTAGAAAGACTTAATTGGTGGAATATTAAAGGTAATCCGGAACAAGTTATTACAGATGAACAAATTGAAGAAATGTGTCAATTTGTAAATAGTATTAAAGATGAAAACACATTATATAAAGTTTATGAAATGGCTATTTTTAAAATTTTAGAAATGTATGCTGAAATTGAAGTAAAAGCCATTAGTGATATTGATAAATTAAATATGGTATGTAATGAAGATTTTAAAAATAATCTAACTAAATTTATTTTAATTGCTGAAGCTATTAAGAAAATATTAAAAAATAGAAAGAATGAAAAATGAATTTATTTTGGACATTATTTTTAGTTATTTTAGGAATAGTTTATTTTAATATTTTTATTTATGCATCAATGGTAATTTATTCTGATATGAATGATGTATTAAACTGGAAACGACCAGTTTATGCAGTTATTGGAGGATTATGTTATATGGTTATTTTTATAACAATTTCTCCATTATTTGTGTTAGTTATTCCATTTTGGTTAACTACAGAAATAAGTAAAGTATATAAAGAAGGAAATTTTTTAAAGAAAGGATAAGAAAGGATAAAAAATGGCTAAAATTATTGAATCATGTCATACTAATAAAAATATTTCTAAAAAATTAAAAGAAGAATTTTTTAAGAAATTAAGAGATTTGTGTTGTTTATATAGTGTACATATTGGTGTAGATAATATTGAAATTCCAAAAGAATATATAGATTCTATTAAGGATTCAAATCATATTCCAAATCATTTAGATTTATCTGGAGAAGATGTTTGTCCAATATTATTTTTTGAATTTCACAATGGAGATACATATTATTGGGATCAATGTATAGATAATGATTTAGAATATGGAAATTTCAATACTTATGTGAATTGTGAAGATGAAAATGATAGGATTCATATTAATGGAGTAAGATTTGATCAAGAAGAAAATGATTAAAAACTAACAAAATTAACTGTAAAAATGAAAAATAATAGTTTTGTAACAATTTGTCCATATTGTGGCACACCAGTTTCTTGTGATAAAGAACTTTTAAATAAACATATTCAATGTGGATATTGTAATAAACAATATAGAGCAGTAGAAAAAGAATATGTATATGATGAAAGACAAAAACTTCTTAATCAGATAATTAAAAAGAGTGAATTAATTGGAGAATGGAAAAACTTTTTATCTCATATTGAAGATTGGAGTAATCCAAAGATTCCAAAATGGCAAGAAACAATAAAAGAATTAGAAGCTAAACGTAAAGATTTATATGATCAATTATTGAATATGATAAAAGAAAAATTTAAGGACTGAGATAATGACAGATAAAGAAAAAGAATTTTTTATAAGAAGATTAAATGAATTAATTGAATTAGTTAGATCAAGTGAAAGTTGTCCAAAAATAAGTCTACCTGATATAGAAACTTTTTATATTGAAGATGCAATTAAATATATGAAAAGAAAATCAGAAATTGATACTAAAATAAATTTTATAAAGAATGATATAGTTAAAGATATTGAAAAAATAATACAGAAAGGAAATTTAAAATGACTGGAATTACTTTATATATTATTTTAATTGGATTTATTATATTTGCCTTTATTATTTTATTTATTATAAGTGAATTAAAATTAGAAATAAAACAATTAAAACATGATATTAGATCTCTTGAAGAAGAACATGGTATATTTAAAGGAAGTGAAAAATAATTATGAAAAATAATAAGTATCTTACACCAACATTTATTGGTATAATTTTTTGTATGTTATTTGGTTTATGTTGTATTGTATTGTCAATATATGGGTTTATTATTGGTAAATCTATATATGGTATTATATTTGCATTAAATACAGTTTCAATGATTTTTTGTATATCATCATTTCATATTTCATGGAAAAATCATTTAAGAAGAACTGAATATGATGAAATATTAAATAAACAAAAAATTATTACATCAAAATTTTTTAAAAAAATTTCTGAAGTTGAACTCGATCCATTTGCAGATGCACACATTGAAAATGATCCAACTTATTCAAATCAAGGTGGATGTATGAATGCTTGGAGATTTAAAGATGATAATGAACCTAATGTAAAATATTATGCAGATTTAAAGAAATTTAAAGGTTTAGTAATTCCAAAAGGGATCACATTTGTAAAACATAAATATGTGGAAAGTTTAGTTGGAGATAAAAAAACACCTTGTGATGTTTTAACTAATGGTGGAATTGATGTTGATCCATTGGAAGGTGTGAATCACAAAAATAAAAATTGTTTTGGAATTAATTGTTGTGATTGTATATTTTTTGATCAAAATGCCAATCAAAGAGCTGAATATTTTAAACAGTTACAAAAGGAAAAGGAAAATGAATGAACAATATTTTAATACATTTAAAATATATGGTTCAAAAAATCAAATATTAAACCGAAAACCATCATTTGACGAAGTCTATCAAATGATTCTAAATAGAGAAACAAATAATATTATTAATGAATCTGTATTTAAAATAGATATATTTAAACAATTATTTGATTATATTAATAATATATCAAATATAATTAAATGTTTTAATACTGAACAATTAAAAGAATATTTTCCAATAAATTCAAAAGTATTTAAAATATTAAGTAAAAATAAAAATAGAAATAATTATAAACTATATATAGTTAATGATAAATTTGATACTATAGATGATGTTAAAAATGTATTAACAACTATTTGTAGTTTTAAACCATCTGATGAAGATATACAATCTATATATGAAGATATTACAAATTCAACTGGAATGTTTACACCATTAATTAATAATAAAGAATTTAGTATATTATGGTTATATAAAGATGTATCAACATTAAAAGATTTTAAACATGAATTTATACATTTTTTAGAATGGATAAATGGTATATATGGAAAAAATATAAAAATAGATATAGCTGAAAATATAGATTTATTTGAAGATCAAACATTATTTGAACAAATATTTAATTTGAATGAAGAAGATATACAATATATATTTGATAAGAATGAATATCAAACATTATTAAATGATTTCATTCAACAATTACAATCAATAAAATATATTTATTTTCATAATAATTCAGATTTTGAATTTGCTAGAAAAATTATATATAATTTATTTAAAAATAATAGAGAAACAAATAAACAATATTTAGAAAGAATACAACAATATAAATATTTTTTAAAATTAAATCCTAAAAAATCATATAGTTTTGCAATGATTATAGGTTATAATTATTTAAATTATAAAATAATGAATATTAAAAATCATATATATGGTATGTTTAAAAATAAAAAGGAATGAACAAAATGAGCAGAGAAATGACTAAATTTAATTTAGAAATTACAATACCAACACAGTATGTAAATAAATTTTTACAAATGTTGGATTGTATGCGTTGGTGTGGTAAAGTTGGTGCAAGTCATGTAGTTGCTTTCTATGCAGATGGTGATGGAAATTTTCGTCCATTTGATTTTAAAATAGATGGGAAAGAAATTAAATCTGATATAAATTGGTGTGATTTTGATAAAGATTGGAATCCTGATCCTAAGAAAATAAATTGTGATCCACCACAAGAATTTCCTCCACCATTTAAAACAAGAAGAAAAATTAATATGTTTTTTGATGCAGGATAATTATGAAGTTGACTAAACGAGAAAAATTTATGTTGTTTCAAGCCTTGAATTATGAAATTCATAGGTATCTTTTGTCATGTACATTTGGTAGAGAAGATAGTTGTGAAAAGGCTTCAAGACATATTAATATTTCAAATATTATTTTGGCATTTTTAAATGCAAAACCATATAATATAAAAGATCATGAAGTATCAATGGAAATACATGATTATTTAGCAGAAATTTTAACTGATAGAATGGATGAAGTAATTGGATTTCCATTAGATAGAAGACCTTATGATTATGATGAATTAGTAAATAAATTTTTTAATGTTATTATAGATCATATGGATCAAATTAAAAATATTGTTGATAATTGGTATAAGGAAAATAAAGATGAATAAAAAGGCATTAGAATGGGCTGATGCATATTGGTGGTTAGTAAATGATTTAATGATCATGAGAGATCATTATAATACCGAAGCAGAATTTGATTATAGTTATCAATCTCTTTATGGTTTAGATGCAAGAAGAACAGAATATCATGATGAGTTATGTAAAGCGTTAGGTGTTGAAAAAGAAGAGATTAAATACATAACTGATAATCTTGATAGATATGATTGTTTTGAAAGATTTTGTGAAGCACTTGAAAAACACATTAAGGAAAATTAAATGAACATATATACAAGTTATTTTGCAAAAACAAATAAATTATTGGATAAAGGTTTTGACAATTTAATATCAATAGCTGGAAAATGTCCTGATAATTTTTTAATGGATATTAGATGTACACAATACAAAAAACTGGCGCCTAAATATATTTGGTGGAAAGAGTGGCATGATAAGAATTTATCTAATGATTGGTATATAGAACAATATAATGAAACAGTTTTAAATTTATTAGATCCTAGTCAAGTATTTTTAGATTTAACAAAAAATAATACTAAAGATGCTATAATTTTGTGTTGGGAAGGACCTAATAAATTTTGTCACAGACACTTAATTGCCAAATGGTTAATGAATCATTTAAAAAATGAAATAAAGGAAATTTAAAGATGAATAAATTTGAAGAAATATATTTAAAAATATTAAATGAAGAATCATCACCTACCACATTTACACCAGAAGAACTATTAGATGATATTAGAAAAAGATGTTTCTTTTCTCATGGTGAAATTATTTATTACACAATGGATGAATTAAAGTCATTTTGTGATGATAAAAATAAACCATTGTTTTCTTTATTACTTAAACATATGAAATACAATGATGATTATGCTATATTAATTGTATATTTTACTTCATTAAAACAAATAGATAGTTTAATGACAGAAGTTGGATATATGCACCCACATATGCATCATCCATTTTTTTCATTAAATAAAGTTCATAAACAATTTAAAGAATTTTTTAAAATAACTGATAAAAGTGGAGTAAATTTTAATTCAATAGATGTTAATCCATCATTAGGTTGTGTTATAGGAATTAATGGTAGTAAAATTAATAGTGCTAGAGATTTTGAAAAAGAATTTGATCATGAATTAAATCATTATTTTGAACAATTAAATATTCATTATGATTTTGAAAAATATCCAGATAATATAATTGATATTAATAGTAAAAATATATTAAATAAGTTGCAGCAATTTTATAATATAAATTTTGCAAATAAAGAAAATTATATAAAAGATTTAAAAACACATTTATTTGATTATAAAGAATTTAGAAGTATGAGTGCCAATGTATTTTATGAAGTTTTAAAATATAATGAAACACATTTAAAAGAATTAGAATTTCATTCGTTTTTAACTGATATTTCAAATTGTAATTATCAAAAATATAAAGAAATAAGTTTACAAGAAATGATTCTATTTTGTTGGGTTTGTAAACAAATTTCTGGTTCAAGATGGAATATATTAATAGATGGTATAAAAGAAGCTATTTCTATTAAAAAGAATATTTTTCAAAAATTTTTCATTAAAAGTAAAGATTTAATTAGAAATTTTATGTTGAAAGGAAATAATAAATGAATTTACTTGATTTTTTAAGAACATTATCATCAAGTCAATGTAAAGTTGATGATATTAAGGATTATTTAGAAAATACTAAAATCAATCTAAATAAGAACTATACATATGCAATGGGTGCAACTTGGATATTACCATTGCCACTTGTATTAGCGTTTAAGTACAAAAATTTAGAAGTTGCAAAATATTTAATTGAACATGGAGCAAGTTTAGATACATATTGCAAAAAATATGAAGTTACACCAAGAAATATAATGCCAAACGATTTTAAAATATAAAGGAGATTAAAAATGCCTCTAATGAAAAAGACGATTAGTTGGGAGTGTGAATTTTGCCATAAATTATTTCATTCTGCGGAAGATGCATATAAACATGAACAACATTGTTCAATTATAGATGTTCCAGTAAAAGCAATTGTATTATATTCTGATTCTAATGAAATTGTGATTATGAATTATCCTAATGCAAAATATTTGAAAAATGAACTGAATTCACGATGTAAAGTAAATTTAATGCCTAATAAAACTTGTGATGAATGTAATCATTATTATTTAGCACTTCAATTTAAGTTTGATACAATAAAAAAGACTGAAAACAATGATTTAATAATTTATACAATGAATTTAGACAAAGATTATGAAAAATCATGTATTAAAAATTTATTTCGTTATAGAAAAAAATATTTTGAAAATTATTTAATTGATATTAAAAATGGAATAATGAAACTAGAAAATATGATTAAAAATTTTAACGATGTTAAAATTGATGTTAAAGAAAATATGTTTGTTGAAACATTAGATATGTGAAAGGAAAAAAGAAATGAAAATTATTGTTATTGGAGTAGTTATATTATTAAGTTGTATTGGCTATTATTTTTTTATGGAAAGGGTTAATCTTTCTGAAAAAGATTTGGAACCATTTTATTTAATGATTTTAAATGATCGTATGGAATATATAAATAATAAAATTTCAGAGACTGAATCTTATTATATTGAAAAATGTAAACCTTATTTAAATGAAATACAATCTAATGAAAGTAAACTTGAGGTATGTAGACAAAGAAAATCTGAATTAATACAAGAATGTGAAAAACTTAAAGCTAAAAATATTAATAAAAAAGTATTAAAATACAATAATGTTCATAATACAAATGAAAAATATTTAAAAAATAAGATTAATACATTATCAACTAAATTATCTTTTTATAAGAATGAACTTGAAAGTGCAAGGGCAGCAAAACTAAGATTAGAACAAAATTATAATAATAATATATCATATACTAAATTTAATAAAAGAAAAAATCAATATGAAACACATTATAAAAAATCTATGCAATGGGTTGATTATCAAGCTGAATTAGGAAGAATTGAATCACGAATTAATGATTCGCTTGAACAAATTAATAAAATATCTAAAGATTTACATAATGCTAAAAATAATTTAATAAAAACACAACAATATATTATGCATAATAATAATATTAATAATAATATTAATAATGCTAATAATGCTATTTTAAATAAAATAAAGATTGAAGAACAAAATGAACAGTATTTATTAAATAAAATTGAATATAATAAAGCTAAGTTAACAGAAATTGAAAATGATTTACAAAAATATAAAAATGAGCATAAACTAGTAATAGACAAACAGAAAAAAATTGCATTTATTCATACACATATTATTCGTATAACAATAAATTCTGATAAAAATATGAAACAAATTGCACAACTTTGTAAAGAACAAAATATTAAAAATTTTGATAACTTTTTACTAATTTTATCACAAAAACAACCAAAAAATTATGAAATTTTTACAAATAAAAGATTTAAATATAATTTAACAAATGAACTTCATAAGATAAATGCAAGTATTATAAATAATGGTACATATATCAAATTTGAAGATTTGAATGATGTAGATTTGGTATATTCTTTGATAAAATCTAAATATCAAGTAAAAAAGTAAAATTGAAATGATAAAATATTTAGAATAATTTTAAAAAAATCATTTTTAGATGACATTATTAAAAAAAAAAGAAAAAATAATTTGAGGAAAAAGAAAATGAAAGAAACGAAAAACAATAATATTGATTATAGTAATGAAACCGGATATGAAAAACGAAAACAACGAATAGAAGAATTAAAAAAACTTCCAAAAGAACAAAGAGAAAAAATAAATTTTAAACTCTTAGAAGAAACCAATGAAACATTAAAAAACCTTGAAAAAGAAACTGAAAAATGGGTAAAAAAACAAAATGATCTTAAAAATTTTGCTATGAAACAAAATTGGCTTGAAATTATGCCAAACGTTTATAGAGATAAATTTGATAGAACTATAAGATTTGATGATGTTCCAAAATTTTGTTATCATTTTTATTTAAAAGATGGATCAAGAAAGGAATTTATTACAATAGAAGAATTGATAAATTATTATGAAAAGGAAGAAAACATATAGTAATGAAATTCAATATTATGTAGAAAAGCATTAATTAGTAATATAATATTAATGAAAAATAAAGTGAATGATATTTAATAAGATGTCAAATAAAAATATATTAATTTTATTTTCAGGTGGAATTGATTCAACATATCTTCTTTATAAGAATTTATTAGAAGATAATGAAGTTTATTTGTTGCATAATAATATTGCAAATAATAGAGAACAAATTTTAAAAGAAAGTAAAGCAATTAATAATATTAAACAATGGTTAAATAATAATATTAAAACTGGAATAATACACGATATTCAAAGTGGAATGACATTTGAAATAGGAGATTGGTTTAATGGTGATATATACAACCTTATTTATGGCTTACTTCATTAGCTTTAGTTTTACAAACATATAATAAAATTGATGAAATTCAATATGGATTAATTGCAAAAGATGATGGATTATCATATTTGGATGATTTACGAGCAATTTTTGATTCAATGATGATGTTACCAAATCTTGAAAAATTTAAAGGTAAATTAAAATTTCCTCTAATTAAATATCATAAAAGAGAAATAATGGATAAATTACCTGATTCATTATTAACACTTACAACATCTTGTGCAATGGCATATCCTGAAAAATATTGTAATTATTGTGAAAGTTGTAGAACATTACTTAATGCTTTATATCCTGGTGTGGGATCATATGAAGGATGGAATGATTTAAATAAAAGCATTCGTCTTAATTCTGATGAAGAAATACAAAAATATATTAAAAATAAAATTGAAACTAAAGTAGAATCAACAGAAGAATTTGAAAAAGAGAATAATTGATAAATTATTATGAAAAGGAAGAAATAAAATGAGTTGTGGAAAGTGTAAACATCAGCGTTGTCATGATGAGTATAATGCTTTAGATACTTGTGAGGTAGCTACAAAGTATATAGTAACTCCTGAAGGAGTTTTAGAGGATGTTGAAGTACCATCAAGTGAAGCTCTTGATAAATTTAGGAAAGATAATAATGGCTGCTGTCCACATTTTGTTCAGAGTCATTGGTGGGATATATTCTATAGTATATTTTAAATATAAAGGTTTAAATTAAGGAGTTAAAATGAAAGTAATTACAGCAGTAGAAGATTATAATAGACGAGAAAATGATGTATTTTGTTTTTTAGCAGGTGGAATAACTAATTGTCAAGAATGGCAAGATAGAGTTATAGAACTTTTATCAGATGTTGATGATAATTTAGTTGTTTTTAATCCAAGACGTAAGAATTTTCCTATTAATGATCCAAATGCATCATTAGAACAAATTCAGTGGGAATTTGAATGGTTAGAACAATGTGATATATTTTCAATGTATTTTGATGGACCAACTAAAAGTGATCAACCTATTTGTTTTTATGAATTAGGTAGAAATATTGAAAGAATGAAACAGAAATTTCCAAATGATTGGATAAAGAGAATTGTAATTACTTGTAATTCAAACTTTAAACGATTTAGTGATGTTTTAATTCAAACTAAGTTAGCAACCGCAGAAATAAACACATCATTTCATATTAATGAAAGTGATAATTTTGAAGAATTATGCTTAATTCATGCTAATTCCATTAAAGAAAAATATGAAAATATTAAAAATGTATAATTTTGATAAAAAATATAATGAAATAATGAATAAGTATCAAATTCATGAACATATTATTAATATGCCTAATCAACATTTGATATATTATAAAGAACCTTCATATTTATCTTTATACAAAAGTTTAATAACAGAGGAATATACTATATTTCCTGTACCAAGAAAATTATTAAATGATATGTTAGATTTTAGTTTAAACAATAAATCATTAAACAAAAAAATTTATACATGTCAAAATATATTAGAAAATTATATTTTAGATTGGAAGTATTATGATCAATTTAAAACAAATATTAAATTGATGTTAGATAAAAATATTAATTGTTCAATTACATTAATACTATTCAACAATTTTAATAGTTTAATACAAATTTTTAAGCAATATAAAAATGAAGAAGTTAAAAATAAATGTATAATTCAATATGATAGAGATAAATCTATACCAAAAGGAATAACATTTGATTATACAAATGATTTTGATATATGTTTAGCAATTAATTGTTCAATAAAGGATAAATTTGAATTGCATAAAACAATTCAACATGAATTAATTCATTGGATGCAAGTTTCATTGAATAGTGAAACAAATACTACCTATGGAAAATTCAAACCTATTAAAATGAAATTGAATATATTTGAAAGACAATTTTTAATTGATTTAGGTGTAGATTCTAATTATTTATTAAGTGAATTTGAATTTGAACCATGGGTAGCTAATACCTGTGAAGAATTTAGCAGAAGTGGATTAACTATAGATCAATATATAGAAATAGTCAAAGATGATAATCTATTTATAGATAAAGTTAATAATGTTAAAGATATTGGACAAAGAGAAATGTATATATTTGGAAAAATTTGTCATATATGTAGTAATAGAAAAGAAGAGAATTATTGGTATTATTTAATTGAAGCATTAAAAGAGAATTAGTTTTAGAAAGGATATTATAAATGAAAGTAAATACCACTTATGAATGTGAAAACTGTCATAAAATTTTCAATACAAAAGAAGAAGCATGGATGCATGAGCAGGATGGTGAATGTGAGCATCTTGAAAATATTTATGTGAAAGAAATATTTTTAGATGTTAATCATTATAATAAAGGCACATTTGTTATTCATTGTTATCCTAATGCAAAATATAAAAAATCAAATAATACAATTCAATTATATCCAAATTCTACATTTTATTCAAAGGATAAATTTCCTTTTGAATATTGTAAAAGAGTAATGGTTGATGATTGTTATTTAGAAGATGATCTTGTTATTTATACCATGAATAATGATCAAAAACATGAAAGAGAACTTATCAACAAATTAATTGATTATAAAATATCAGATCTTAATGACAAAAAAGAAGAAATTGATAAAGAAATAAAAGAATGGAATCACAGTAAAGATATATTTGAAATTCGACGAATTGAAAATGGTGATTCATATTTAACTCCAAGGTTATCAGGAGAAAATGAATGATAACACCAGCAGAAAAAGAAATAATTGATTTACTTGTATTAGCATGGAATAAATTCATTAGACTAGATGAACAACATCCATGTGATAAATCTGAATTTATGGATGCAATACATAAAGCTCAACAACTTATAATGATTAGGGATGCAAGAAGAAATAATCCAGAAATATTTCCAATTTATGAAAGAGAAAATGAAGAATGAAAATATATTTAATTATAGAAAGTGATGTAGAAGGCTCTTATTTTCATGGTGTTTATGCTACTAAAGAAGTAGCAAAGAAATATTTAAAAGAATTATATAATAAGGAGTATCATTATTATGCAGATGAAGAAGAGGATAATGATGCTTTTGCAAAACATCTTCCTATTGAGGCTGCGTTACATTGGGAAAATGACGAGCAATTTGTATATAGATTTAAAGGAGATATTCATACCGTGTGGAAAATAGAAGAAGAAGAGGTGATTGAAGAATGAAAGTTATTAATTATATTAAAGAAAATTTGAATTTAGATTTGATTGCTAATATGTTAGTATATCCTGAAAAACAAAGAGATATGGATGGATGTTATGAAATTTGGAAAGCAAAAGATATTAATGGAAATGAATTAGAGATATTTGATTATGATAAAGATTATGTTATTAAACAAGTAAAAGAATATCTTGAATCGGAAATTTGAAAAATTTAGTAAAAGTTATTGAAAAATATTAAAGGAAATTTAATTATGTATGATCTAGAATTATCAAAACTTTTAGTATTAATTGGACACTATGCCAGTTTACATCTTCCATCAGTTTATGCTAATGCTGAAAAAAATGAAAAACAATAAGAAAATACACATTTAGAAATTTTAAAAATTATTGAAGCAACTGATAAAAAACTTCAAGAAAAATAAGATTTATGTATAACTGCTGTGGTAGTATTACATGCTAAAAATCATTTAAAAAGAGAAAATGAATATATAGATTTTGATGAATTAATAATATAAATTTAAAGAAAAATAAGAAAGGAATTAATATATGAGTTTTAAATTTTTTTGTTTATACTGTGGTCAACATTTAGAATGCGATGATGAATTAGAAAATACTGTAATTAATTGCCCAAAATGTGATAAAAAATAATTTGTACTAATACTAATAAAGATAGTTTAATTACTATAGTAAAACCAGAAACAAACACTGAATCTTCAATAAGATATTCATATTCTCGTCCGCGTAATTTATTGCTTTACCAATTGTTAGCATTATTATTTGGTGGTCTTGGAATTCATAGTTTTTATGCAGGATATATTAACACTGGAGTATATCATATCTTATCTTCAATTTTGTGTATATTGTTATTGCCTCCTGTAATTGGAATGACAATAATCGGTTCTTGGGCAATTGCAGAAATAATATTTATAAAAGTAGATGCAAACGGAAACCCTATGACTTATTAATAAGAAAGGAATTTTTAAAAAGGAATTGAAGAATGAAAAAAATTAATTGATTATGAAATAATAGTTGGTAATAGTGAATTAGATTTAGCATATCAAATATTAAAACATTTAAAAGAATATCCTAATTATAAAGGATATGAATTATATGGATCACCTTGGAGTGCAAAAGATGAACATAAAGATTTATGTTTTTATCAAGCAATTGTAAAGTACGAAGAAGAGGAGAATAAAGTAATATGAAATTTTTTATTAAAGATAGAAAACATTGTATGCAATGTCCATTAAATAATAATTGTGATTTAATGACAATTAAAGAATTTTTTATTTTTTGTGGATTAATTTTATTATTTTTAATAGTTGGATTATGTATAAAAGGAATTTTAATATGATCAGTTTACATCCAGAAGATAAAATTATATGAAGAAGAGGAGAATAAAGTAATATGAGAAATACATATACTGAAAGTGAAATTGAAATATTAATAATTGGTATAATATTTATAATGCGGTTTATGCCTATTTGTATATTTTAATTAAAATAATAAATAATATTAATAATTTATTATTAAGGATAACTTTATTTATGGATAGATTTACAAAAGAATATTTAAATATAATTAATGAAGATAACACTATAGATGGTAATATAACTGAACAATTTGAATATGATGTAATTAATTTTGTTCAACGTATTCTTGAAGGATATGGATATATTTTACGCAGTGACATAATGAACCAATTTAATAGGTATACAAACAATCGTTGGGAAGGTGATATTTTTAATGCTGAATTTATTGAACAATGTGTTATGGATCAATGCGATAAAGAAAATATAGAAGTATTTGAAACTGAAGATGAGATGTTTAAAGCACATCCAACTGATTTTTAATATTTAACTAAATATTTTACAGATTTTTAGCAGATATTTTCAAAAATATTTGCTATTTTTATGTTTATTTTATTAGTATTTCTATTATATTATAACATAAACTAAATAAAAAGGATTAAAGATGGTTGAAGCTCGTATTTATTCAGTTATTGTTAACAATGGTAATCAGCATAAGTTTTATGGAACGTTTAGTAATCGTAAAAACATGTTGGATTCTATAGTTAAAAATCTGGATATTACTGATGCATATATTCAAGGATCTCACAAGAAACTTAAGATAACTCCTGTCAATATATCTAATAATTTTGATGGTAATGGATTGACTATTGTTAAAGGTAATACTTGGTATATTAAGATTCTTATGCATAATATGAACATTATTAATCCTTATTTTTAAAGATTAATTAAAATATTGTTTGGAAAACTATTGACCTAATTTGGTCAATAGTTTTTTGTTATGCAAATAAGTTTATTTTAATTATTGAACTGATTAATTGTAAATAAAAGAAGATTAGAATATGAATAAAGAAAAACAACCACAAGTAGATACAGAGATATTAGAATTACCAGAAGCATTAGTAGAACAGTTAGTATGTAAACAGGTATTAAATCCAGTAGAAGTAGAAAATTCTATGTTTATTCAACAGAATTTTAAAGCTCAATGGTTTAAAAATGAAGAATTAACTACATTATTTCAGATTTGTAGAAATTATTGGTTAAAATATAATGGATGTCCTACTACAGAAATAATGTATAAAATATTAGAAAATGATAGATTTAAGGATAAAAAATCTAAATTAATATCTATTGTTGATCAATTATATAATATTGATGAAAGTAAATATGATAAACAGTACTTACAAGATACATTAATTAATTTTACTAAAGGTAGAGCAATATATTATGCAATATTAGATAATATTGATGATATAGAAAAGAATGGAGATATTGGAAATTGTTTAAGTAGATTTGAAGATATTGTAAAAATAGGAATTGATGATGATTTAGGTATAGAATATTTTGAAAATATTGATAATCATATTAAAGATTTAACTTCTAAAGAACAAAGAATACCATTTAATTGGAAAGAATGGGATAAATATACATTTGGAGGAATACCTGTAGGAGAAGCCTGTTTATTTGTAATTATGGCACAACCTGGATTAGGTAAATCACAGATGATGATGAATATTGGTTATCAATACCTTCAACAAAATAAAAATGTATTGATGGTATCTCTTGAAATGAGTGAACAAATGTATAGTAGACGTATGTCTGCATTATTTTCAGATATTAATGTAAATCAATTAAAAGATTGTACTGAAATATTAAAAAAGAAAGTAGCAATATCTAAAATGAATAATCCAAAATCAAGGTTATTCATTAAACAATATTCACCAAATGAATTTAATAGTATTAAATTAAAACATTATTTAGATAAATTAAAGAAAAGTAAAAATTTTATTCCTGATTTAATTATTGTAGATTATTTAAATATTATGACAACGAATAATTCTGCATACCATATGAATTCTTATGAAAGAGTTGGTACCATATCTAAAGAATTGCGTTCAGTATCAATAGAAACTAAAATACCAATTTTAACTCGGTACCCAAGCAAATAGAAGTGGTACACAAGGATATGCAGGAGAAGATATTAGTATGAATAATACATCTGATTCAAGCGGAATTAATATGGATGCTGATGTAATATTTGCATTATTTCAATTGGAAGGTGAAAGAGAAATAGGAAGAATTAATATTAAGATTTTAAAAAATAGATTAGGTGGATATGTAGATAGAATATTTCCAATGTTAGTTAATTATGATACATTAAAGATTAGTGATTGGAATAGTAATGATCAAGATAGTGAATTAGATGATCAAGTATTTGAAGAAACAACTAATGAACATAAATCAGAAGCTAATAACTCCGATGATCCAGCAATAAATAACTTATTTAATGATCTTTAATTATTAATAATATGATACAAATATTAATAAAATAATTTTTAAAATATTTATTTATAAATAATTGTAATTATTTTAATTATTAAATATTAGTATTTGGAAATGAGTTATATGCCATATAAAAAGGAATTAGCGGAGTCTGATCATAATAAAAATTATCAATTAGGGATAAATGCTTCTAAGCGGGTTGGAAATATACTATGATTCACAGATTTTAAGTGAAAAATTAATTGATTATTTAGAAGATAATTATAAGAATTTTGAATTTAAGGATTTTTATGATCCAGTATTTGTAAAATATTTTAAACAATTAATAAAAGATAAGAATAAATTTGAAGTTTTTTTGAAGGACATATCATTTACATTAGATGAATTTTTACATACTATTGTATATATATGTCCACATTGTTTTACAACTAATTTAATTAAATATCTTAAAACAAATTATTTAGGAAAAACTAGATGACTTGGAAAATACCAACAATTGAACAAATATATAATGAATATCATAAACAAACATTTTTTGTAAGAAATGGAGTATATCCAAAAACTATACAAAATTATGAATCGTTATATCAAGATCAACGAAAGGTAGAACAGTTAAAGTACTTTGTTGAGTTTATTAAAAGAAATAGAGCAAGCGTAGATTGGAAAATTTATATTTTAGCATTGGCTAAAGTATTAAAAAGTAGATATGATTTAAAATATTTAGGTTCATTTAGTGGTAATAAAATATATAGAGATTATGTTAAGTCATTATATGTGCAAAAGGATAATATTGATGATATATATGATGAAATAATTAAATCATTAATATTTTTAACAAATTTTTTAAAAGAAAGTAATTTAACTTTTATAGATTATTTTAAAGAAGATGAACATATTATTCCATTAGCATTAAAACATTTATATGCAGGTACAATCTCAATGTATTTTTATGCATGTTTTTCTCAAGAAACATTAGATAAATTATTTAATTATCCAGATGATGTGTTTCAAGAATTATTTAAACTATCTAAATACGAATTTTTAGATACATATATTGTAAGTAAACGAAATACATTATTAACTAATAGTAAAATACAAAAATTAATTATACAATTAGAGGCTAAATTAAATAAATAATATTAATATTACTAATTAATTATATATAATATATTATGAATTATTTAAAAAAATTTAATTTAATATGTGAAGAACAAGAAATAAATTTAATTTGTGAAGGTGGTTTATTTTCTTGGTTTAAAGATAAAAGATGGTCATTAGAAGATGAGTGTCGTATACTTATTCCAACTATTACTAATAAAGTAAAATTAGCATATACAAATATATATAATGGTGAACCTGGGCCATTGGCTCTTGGTGGGAATCCGGAACTTATACCGATTGACGAGGGTACTCAAACACCAGGATTTAAAATAATATATTATTTAGATGATGCATATGTAAAAGATAGTTTATTTCCATTTTTAAAGAAAATAGATAAAGTTAATGCTAAAAATGAAGAATTTCAGTTTTTTGAAGTAGAAGAACCATATGATACTCAAGTAATTGTAGAAATTAATGTTGATGAAGATAATGATATTGATTTATCTCAACCAAATGTTAAAATAGCAAAACTTAGTATAAAAAAATGGAAAGGTAATATATATTTTAATTTTAAATGTAAAAATGGTAAATATACCAAATATGAAGCGGGAAGTATTGTGATAAATGTTAAATGTACAAATTATTATGGGTTAGCTAATAAAATATTAGATTTTATTAATGGTATTGGTTCACAATATGCAAAAGAAAATGGTATTAATCAAACAATCGGAGAAGGTTTATCAAGTATATTTGGTGGTAATAAAAAACAAAATACAGGAAAATGGGATAAAATAGAAAAATCAAGAGCTAATGCTATTCCTGGTGCAATTATTAAATGTATAGTATCACCAAATAAAAAAAACTTTTCTAATGATAATAATGAATCTAAAAATAAAAATTTTAATTCTAATTCTAATTCAAGTAATAAAATTCATAAAAAAATAGATAAACAAACAAATGCTGAATACATATCTAAAATATATAATTTAAATCCAATTTTAGATGAAATGGATCAAACTGAATTTAATGAAAACATATTAAAAACAGTTGGATTAACTACATCAATTAGTTCTAATATATTTAATAATGAAGATGTATGGACTACTGCAGTGAAACATGTTGAAATATATGAATCAACTAATAAACCAGTAACAAAAGAATATTTTGATAAGGCAAAAGATAATGTTAATGAATATATTTGTTGTACATTACAGCCAACATATTTAAATAATAGCAATCAGAAATTTAATAAAATAATTCAAATATTTTTATATATAATAAATTTTAAAAATAGCAATAAAGGTAAAGATTTATTTAATGAACGATTTGATTCACCTATATTTAAAATAATAATTACAGATAATGATAATGATGAAGTATTATATGAAAGATATTATAATGCAGCTAATTTTAGAATGGCTGAACCTAAAATATTTAATACATTAAGCAATGAAATAAAAAAATTAAAAATATAGTTAATTATTTTTCAAAAATAATTATATTAATAAACAGAGATTAAACAAATAATATTAAACAATTAAACCCAGAAGGAGAAACAGTTATTATGAGTTACAATCCAAAATCATTATTTGATAAAATTCAACAAAAAGAACAAGCAAATGCTACACATACTGGTAATTCAGGATTTGGTAATCCATTACTTTGGAAGCCAAAGGTAGGAACTACTTATGCAGTTCGTTTACTTTGGTTTAATCCAGAAGAAGGTTATGATCGTGAATATCCAATGATTAATTCATATATTCATCGTTGTTGGGATGAAAATTCAGCCAGTGGTAATAAAGAACATAAGGTTATTTGTCCAACTTCACAGTATATGATGGGTGAAACTTCTTCTGCATTTAAGAAGTGTCCAATTTGTTCTGCTATGAGTGATTTTTATAAGCAAGGTCAAGAAGGTTCAGAATCAGCTAAAGAAATTTACAATAAGTTTCGTAGAACTTGTGTAGGTTATGTTCCGGTTTATATTGTAAATGGTCCTAATGATGATGAAAATGTTCATCAAATTAGAATTCTTCAATATGGTAAGCAATTTAAAGATTTCTTTGATAGCAAAATTTTTGGTATTAAGAAACAAAATCGTAATGAAGATATTGATACTTCTGTAGATGATGAATCCATTGGTCTTGAAGCATTTATGTATTATGATGAAACTGCTGATGAAGTAGTAACTAAGGGATATAATTTACTTATTACAACAACTTCTAAGAAGATGGTATTAGGTGGAAAGCAAATTGATATGCCACAATATCAGTTAGATTTTACTCGTAAGTTAAGTAATATTACTGATTTTGATGGAGTTGAATTAAATACAGAAGAAGGTGTTAAGTATTTTAATTCAGTTAATTCACAAATTATTCATTTTGATAGAGATTTTTATCTTAAGTCAACTGATCAAGAATTACAAGAATTTAAACTTAACTATGTTTCACATGAATCAGTAGAAGTTAATTCAGAAGAAGATGAAACAATGACTCGTCCACCAGTTCATCCACCTAAGAAGGAAGTAAAAGGTGAATCCGTAGTAGATCCAATGGATGAAATTCCAATGAGTAATGCTCCAAAGAAACTAACTATTAAGAAGGTTGAATTACCAACAGAATCAGAAAGTGATGAAATTCCACGTACTGCTTCTGGAGAAGTTGATGTAGATGCTTTACTTAGTAATCTATAATTAAATTTACATAATATTAATTAAAAGGACTTAATTTCGGTTAAGTCCTTTTATTATTAACTAATAATGAATTATTTTAATATTATGTATATTAATAGAAAGGAAATAATTAATGATAAAAGTAATAATACATGATTTAAAATCCTTTGAAAATTTTTTAAGTGTTGCTTGTAAATTTGTGCAACAAGGTCAATTAGTAATTACCAAAGAAAAGTGTTCATTATATTGTAAAAATTTAAAAGATTTTTCTTCTGCTAGATTATTATTAGATACTAATTTATTAACTATAGATAATAATCAATCTATAGATATAATAAAAGTATGTTTAAGGGATATTAGTGCATTTCGTTCAAGTATTGATATAATTAATTTAGTTGAGAATAAAAATCAAGCGGAATTAGAATTAGAAGAACAACAAGAAGAAAATGAATATTTTGCAAAAACAATTAATTATAATGGAAAAGCTAAATTTAAGTTAATTACAATTGATTTACAAGTTATTGAACAATATATATCAACAGAATTAAAACAACAAATATCTATTAAAGATTGGGAATTTAATATTGATCCAGCAAGATTAGATATTATTCAAAATAGAACAAATAATATTGTAAATATTCAAGATGATGTAAGTGTATATTTATATGGTAAAGATAATCAAGTAATGGTTGATTTAACAGCTAAGAAATCAAATTATATAAATAGAATTGCATTACCTATTTCTGAACAATATACAGGTAAATTACCGGATGATTTAGAAGAAGTAGCAATACATGAATCATCATTTAGAATTTTAAATATTTTAAGAGTTACTAATCAAGAAGATTTAAAATGTTTCTTTACAAGTGAATTTAATTTATTTATGGTTGAATCACAATTGAATATGGAACAAAATTATTGGATTAAATCTAGATTATTAATTGGTATTATTAAAGGAAAATAAGAAAATGAGCAAGAACAAGTTATATAATAAAAGTTATTTTTGTAAACGTATTGTTGAAGAAGGATTTGATGTTATTCGTTTGAATATTCCATATGAAAAAGATGATTTACGTAAATGGACCGTTGTTGTAAATAAACAAAATTCAGAATATAAACATAATATATTAATTACATGTTTTAAAAATGAACAAACAAAAGAATTTTCATTTAAATTTCAAGGTCAAAAATTTGATGATTTCATTTTACCAACTTTAACTATGAAAATAATTATTGATATATTAAAAAGTACTATGAGTGAAACCATTATTAAAGAAGAAGATGAATAAGTTTATACAACAATATTTTTTAGATATTTTTAATAAACAAGAAATCTATGATCCAAGTTTATTAGGAGTAGAATCAACAAATAATGGATATTGTCAATTAAGTCCATTAATTTTACAAAATTTATATTTAGAAGCAATTGATGAAAATAAATTTTCTGAATTAGCACCAGTACCTAAACCACTATTAAATTTTATTTGTAGTAAAGTTAAAACAAAAATAAACAATTCATTAACATTAACATATAAAGAAATATATCAATTATTACAAACATATAATTATATTGATTTATATGATTTTAAATTGGCTTTGCAATATTTAAAAACCTTTGAAAGTGGGTTTTTAATAATTGGTATATGCAATCATAATTTAAATGAATTTAAACAAGTATTTAATAATCAATATATTACTGATGAATATATACATAGATTTTTTAATTTATGCAAACAAACTGATGGTGGAGATACATATAGTGGAGATCCAATTTTAAAAGCTAAATTTAAGTTTGCATGTATATGGTTAAATAGAGAATTAATGATACCAAATAGTACGTGGAAAGATACATTATCACATGAATTAACACATTTTATTCATAGAATAGTTGTTATTCAACGAACTACTTATACACGGTAAATTTGAAAAACAATCTATTAAAAATGAATATGATCAAGAAGAAATATCATTTGATTACCAAATACAACAAAAATTTGAACAATTATATAATAAATTATTTTCTAATCAACCTAAAGAAACATATAATTATTTAGCATCATTATACAAAAATACATTATATTATAGAGAAGAATCTACAACAATACAAAATATATTGAATGGTTTTCAAAGAATGTATGAACAACAAAATATTAAAAATGATAAACCTAATTATAAACATTTAGAAACAAATCATAATAATGAATTATATCAAACACAAAGATTAACTTGGTTAAATAATATTTTATCTAAAATAAATGATATTAATTATTTTAATAATAATGGCAAATGGGTTATTAATAATTTATTAAATTTTAATCATCAAAAACTAATAAATACATATTATTATCAAAAACAATTTAAAGATGCAATAATAATATTACAATATATTGGTATTAAATATTTAATGCCAGAATGGAATATTGATAAAAAATTAAATGAACATTTTAAAACATTTAAGTTCAGAAATAATTAAAATGTATAGTTGTTATAGGATTTATTAAATGAATAAGTTTAACAAATTATATTTACAAATAATAAATGAATATGCATGTCCACAAAATAATAAATATACAAAATTAACAAAAGGATTAAAAAATGCATATCCAATTAAATCTAATTTTTTAGATACATTTAATATTATTAATGAAACAATTAAATCAGTTGAATTAACTCCAGTACCAGATGAAGTATTAATTGAATGTTATAAAAATTTAAAAGAAATTTCTACTGGATGTTTTAAAATATCATATAAAACAATAGATAACATTATTAATAATAGTGATTATTTATTAAGTGAAACTTTTAGTATATGTTTACAAAAATATGCAAAAGATTCAACTGGAAATTTATATATTTTTAAAGGAATTATTCCTACATTTAATGATATAATTAATAAAGATATAAAAGAATTAGAAATATTTAAAAGAATTAATAACGTTATTAATGATGAAGATAGAGTTTATCAATTTATTTCAAATATTCTTAATGCAAAAAATCCAAATGGATTAACAATTATTAAAAGAGATTTACATATAGAAAAGTATAAAGATTGTTTTATTTTTATTAATCAAATAAATGATAATTTTAAAGATACTTTAGAACATGAATTTACACATTTTATACAAAGAATTTGTAATTTTGATCCTTCTTTACCAAAAGTTTATGTTCATAAAATAGATAATAATTTATTAAAGAATTTTTATAAAGCAATTCAACAAATTACATCAAAATTTAAAAATAAAATAAATATTGATCAATATGAATATTCATTATATCAATTTTTAATTGATAAACTTAGATCAACTGAACAACATCAAACCATAAAATCTATGATAAAGTTTTTTATTAGATTATATGAAAAAGATACACAAAAATATGTGTATAATCATAAATTATTATCTATTAATCAAATAGAAAATAAATTAAATAAAGAAGAATTAATAAAATTTAGATTAAATTGGTTGAATCAGTTTTTATCTACTTTTAATACTTTTTTAAATTTAGAGAAATATTTAAATAAAGAAATTGAACATACATTTGATGTTAAAAAAGAATTATTTTATTTAATATATTTAGCAGTTAAATATGAATATATTGAATATGATATTGATAATATTTTAAAATATGAATTTGAAAATTTTAAATTTAGAGATTTTTAAAAGGATTTATTAAATGAATAATGATAATATACCATGGGTAACCAAATATAATCCACAAACTATAAATGAAATGATATTAACTGATGAATTGAAGAATACATTTAATAGTTGGGTTAAAAATAAATCATTAAATAATATTACATTATATGGAATACAAGGAAGTGGTAAAAGTACATTAGCAAGATTATTAGCAAAAGAATTACAATGTGATCAGGTATTATTTCAAAGTTGTTCTATTGATGGTTCAATAGATATGGTAAAAACAAAAATTAAAGATTTTTGTGATCTATATAGTGGAAAAAATAAATTTAAAATAATTATTCTTGATGAAGCAGATAGTTTAACACAAGGTGTTGGAAATAATGCCGGTGCACAAATGGCATTAAGAAATATTATTTTAGATGCATTAGATGATACAAGATTCATATTAACTTGTAATTATTTAGATAGAATTATCCCAGCAATTCAAAGTAGATGCACACCAATTAAATTAGATTTTAGTATACAAGATGTTGCTAAACATATAATTAATATATTAAATAAAGAAAAAATAAAATTTACTAAAGAAACATTAACTACTTTTATTGATTTTGTTGTAAAGAGAAGATTTCCGGATATTAGAAGTATTATAGAGCATTTACAAATATCTTGTCAAACAGGTGAATTAAAAAATCTTCAATCTACTAATGATGTAATTAATAATGAAATTATAGAATTTATAAATGATTGTAATGATATTAATCAAATAAGAACATATTTACATCAAAATGAAGATAAATTTTCAGGTGATTATGTTTTATTAGCAAGTAAATTATTTGATTATTATACATTTAATACTGATATTATGCTATGTATAGCCGATTATTTGTATAAAATGTCAATTGTATTGGATAAAGAAATACAATTTACTGGTATGATTATTAATATTAAAAGAATATTAAAAAATAACTAATAAAAAGGAAAAATTAAAATGAATAATGAAAACTCGCAAAATGATTTTGTATTGACTGGGTTTAGTGAAAATACTAAATTATATATCAAAGATAAAAATTTAGCAAAATTATTAAATTCGGATTTGTATAAAAATAAAAATATGGATATAATGTTTAATTTATTTAAAAATTCTGAACAAGAAAAAATATATAATAAAATAACAATTAAACAACTTTATGATTTTTATATACAAAAAGAAATAGATTTACAAAAAAATAATGAAAAACTAAATGATGAATTATTAATATTAGATGGAAATAATACATACAGTAAATGCATACAATGTATACAATATAATTATAATAATAATTTGATACAAATTATATATTCTTATAAATTTAATATTCCAACTTCATCTGAAACTGTTAAACAGTATGATTCAATATCAATAACAAAAAATAAACAAATACTTCTAGAAGATGGATCTAAACAAATTGCTGAAAATATAAAAATTGGAGATAAATTAAAAGGTTCACATACAAATTTTTTAAATACATATGATATTAAAGTTGAAAAAATTAATATATTACCAGAAATAACCAAATATGTATATGATATTAATACCAGTTCACAAACATTTTACACAAATGGATTAACTGTTTGTGGGTTTAAAAATTAATTAAATATAAAGGAAATTATAAAAATGAATAATGAAAACTCGCAACAATTGATGCAAGAAAATTTAGAAGCAAAAAGTATAGCAGATCAAGCATTATATGGAAACAAAAAATCTTATTTAATGGTAGTAGATATAAAAACTCAATTACAAGAAATATATGAGAGTTATAATAATGCTAAATTAGATTATGATAAATTTTATTTTCCAAAAATTAAATATAATGGATTTTATTATGAATTAAGTAATTTAGTTATAAGTAAAACTTTAACAAATACTGAAACATTTGAAAATGAACTTGTTTCTTTAAGATTATTTTCAGAAAAAAGATTTAATGATAATATTTTAAATAAGTTAGATAAATTTGAAGATTTTAAAGTTTCATTAATTAAGAACATTGATGAATTTCAATTTGAATATGATGAATTATTTAAAGACTTATTCGAATTTGTTGATTATGATATTTTAAATATTAATTATAAAGAAAATTTAGTGAATACAATTGGTACATATAATTTCAATGACTATATCGTTTATAAAGAAGTTATTTCAGAAAATAAACAAATAATATTTGATCCTCAATTTAATAAAATTAATTTAACATATATTGATAAATTAAATCTTAAAGAAAAAAACCAATTAGTAGATACTAATATATCAAATGTTAGTAGATATAATTTTAATACTATAAATGAAAATATTACTATTATTAATAGATTTGGTACATTAGTAACAGATATAAGTGAACTTAATAAAAAAACATTAACAAAAGATATGAGATTAATTGTTTGTAAAAAGTAATAAATTAATTAATTTTGTGGTGATTTGATTAAATCACCATATTTTGTTTATTTTGTTAACGTTTTTATTTATAATATATAATAGTATATTGTAATAATAAAGTGGTAATAATTATGAATATGTTGATTAAATTTGTTGAAGTAGTTAATAAGTTAAAAAATACGAATTCTTCTACAGAAAAAGTTGAAATTCTTAGTAAATATAAGAATGATAAAGAAGTATGCAGATTTTTTATGTATGCATATAATAGTTTTTATATGTATGGTGTTAGTAGTAAGAATTTAAAAAAGAATAATAGTTTATCTGAACTTGAATTTTATAAAGATATATTTGAACTGCTTGATTTGCTTCGTATGAGAATACTTACAGGAAATAAAGCAATTGCATGTGTAAATGGATTTATTAATCAAAATTATCAATATGAAGATTTGCTTTATGACTTTTTTGATAGAAATTTAAATATAGGAATGGGTATTACACAAATTAATAAAGCACTTAATAACATTATTCCAATATTTGATGTTGCACTTGCAAGTACATTTGATCCAGCTAAAGAAGAAAAGTATCATCTTGAAAATTATCAAATACAACGAAAATGCAATGGTTTAAGATTAGTAACTATTATTAATGGAGAAAATGGTAATATAGATATTAAAAATTATTCTCGTAAAGGTAAAGAATTTACTACATGTAAAAAGATTAATGATGAACTATTAGAAGTATATAAGAATAGTAAATATGTTGGTCAAAATATTGTATTAGACGGTGAAGTATGTATTATTGATGATAATGATAAAGAAGATTGGAATAGAGCAGTAAGTGAAGCTAAACGTAAGGATTATACTATGGTTAATCCGAGGTATACTATATTTGATTTTCTTACATTGAATCAATTTGCTGGATTAGAACAATCACCAATTTATAGTGTTAGATTGCATAATCTTACACATAATTTCTTTGGATTTAATCAGCAAAAATATAATCATTTAAATATTATATTTTCTACACCATATACTAAAGAACGTTTAGATAGACTTTGCAAAGAATATGTATTAACAGATAAATGGGAGCGGACTTATATATCGCAAAGATGCTATTTATAAATCTGGTAGAAGTACTGATTTAATTAAATATAAGTTATTCAAAGATGCTGAATATAAAGTATTAGATGTACAATTTACAGAAAAACAAATGTTAGTAGATGGAATTATGAAATCTATACCATGTGTAGGTGCAGTAAAAATAAATCACAATGGTAATGATGTATATGTAGGAAGTGGATTAAGTGATCAACAAAGATTAGATTGGTATAAAGATCCATCATTAATTATTGGTAAACAAATTCAAGTTAAATATAAAGAAGAAACTAAGAATCAAGATGGAACTATAAGTTTACAATTTCCTGTGCTTTTACATGTATTTGAGGAAGATAGAGATTTTTAAAATAGATAATTATAGTAAATTCGGATTCTTCTTATATAACTGCTATACTATTTAGAGGAATAATATCAATATCAAATGGTGATATAGTTATTTCACCAACAGTATTATCAAGTGCATTATTAATTATTTTCTCTGCTGATGTAATCATTGATTCACATACCAAGAGCAGTTATTATATATGATTTATAAAAATTTTTAAAAATTTTGTTTATATATTAAATATTTCTATTATATTATAATATACAAATAATAAAGAGGTATTAAAATGATTGCTCTTAAGTTGTTGATGATTCTTGTGATGTTGTTGATTGCAAGTGCTGTAATGTGTTTGATGATGAAGGTTATGATTTGGTTTTGGATCAATGTTATTGGTGCAGTTTTCAGAGGTATTATTGATCTTCTTTAAATCAATTAATCATTAATATTAATTAAAGCTACTTATAAAATTGTTCATAAGTGGCTTTTACTGTGATTTCGGTTAATGTTTTAAAATATTGATTGGTTATTGTAGTAACAGTAGAACTAATACACCAAGTAATAAAACAAATAGTAAAGGCTATAATAAAACCAATAGCTATCCAAAAATTATTGGCATTAGCTTTAATATGTCCGTAATTGTAAATTTAATGTAGAATCTTTTTTAACCATATTGGTATAAAATAATTATTTTAAAAATATTTATTCTATATAAAGGAATTAATAGTGGATATTGAAAAAATAAATCAAATAATGAATTTAGATCATTTATGGATATATAATAGTTGTTTAAAACCATTTATTATTAAATATCTTAAATCTAATATTGAATGTAAATATAAATTATTTACTTCATATTTTTTTCAATATTCTAGATTTGAACAATCATTTATAAATAATGAATTTAATGAGGCATTTTTAACAAAAAATAAAAAGCATGTTGATTTGAGATATGATTATGTTAAAAAATATTTTGTACAATCTAATTTATCCTATTTTATAGGATATACCGCTGATAATTATCCATTTTTTATTCATTTAAATAAAGATAAACGAAATTATTATTATATTGGATATATGATTGATATTCAAGATAAAAATGACAAATATGCTTATTTAGTACAAGATTATAAAACATTTGAAAAATTACAAAATTTTCCAATTTATAATATGAATGAAAATGAATATGATTTTAATAATAAATATGGAAGATCTGCATTATTTAATTTAATAGATGATTTAACTATGAAAAATTGAATTATTTTAAATAATAAATTTAAACTATAATAACAAGAAGGAATTATTGTATGAATGGTAGACCGATAATGCACAGTATTAATTATTTTGGTGATAAATGCGCATGTGGTTGGTATAGATTAGGGTGGCCGACAAATATTTTACAAACAATGATAGGATGTCCTTATCATTTTCAAATGACTGATACTGAGGCTTTAATACCAGATTCTCAATTTTATTTAATGGGTCGGAGGTGTTAAATTAGTAAGAATTCAGCGTTGGTTTGGTTGGGATAAATTAAAGTTTTTAAAAGAGTTTTTAAAACCATTAAGTGAAAAGATTGGTTTTTCTATATGTTATGAAATTGATGATGTATTAATATATAATGAAATTCCTAAATATAATATTGCAAAAGAAACATTTAATCCTGAAAAAATAGGAGATAGTGTTAAACAAATAATGGAATTATGTGATATTATTACTGTATCTACTGAAGAATTAAAGGAATTATATATTAAAGAATATAATTTAGATAGAGCAAAATTTATAGTAATACCTAATTATTTACCAAGATGGTGGATAGGTGATGCTATGAATATTAATAGACAAATGGCTCAATATGATGCTCAAAGGAATAGACCAAGTCTTGCTTTTTGTTGTAGTGTAAATCACTTTGATTTACAAAATCAAAATAATGGTCAAGATGATTTTTCACATTTAATTCCATGGATCATTAAAAATATTGATAAATATAGATTTACTTTTGTTGGTGGTGTCCCACAACAATTACATCAATATGTAAAACAAAATAAAATTATATATCAACCACCTTCAGATATTTTCAATTATCCAAGAGAAATGCAATTAAGAAAAATAGATTTACTTATAGCACCATTAGTGGATAATGCATTTAATAGATGTAAAAGTAATATTAAATTTCTTGAATTTAGTGCATTAGGAATCGCTATGTGTGGCCAAAATATAAGTACATATAATAAGTATACTAAATTGGTATTTAATAATGGTAATGATATAGATAATATAATTGATAAATTATTTTTTAGAAAGGATAGTAGAGATTATTATTATACTATTATTGCTCAACAACGAAAAATAATTGAAGAAAAATCACCATTATCACCAAATGGTTTTTGGCTAGAAAAGAATATAGCACCTTATTATAACTTATATTCTATTCCACAAAAAACAATACATATAGATTGGTAAAAAATAATGTTGTAGAATATTTAAATGGTTTGTTGATAATTTCCTCCTTGTTTTATTAAATATTCTACAACATATTAATTATTAAAGGTAAATAAAATGTTTAATTTTTTAACTAAGTTTTTTAATAATAAAAATATAAAATCAGTTAATTTAAATAATAATCGGTAATAATCATACACAAAATGATTATGTAGATGAAAAAACTGGTGAAGTAACAAAATCTGCTATTTTATATAATAAAAATAATGAGAGATTATTAAAATTAGAGAATGATAGCTGTGCAATGGTAATTCATGGTGGTGGAAAAATTGAAGTAATATTTACTAAATTATACGATGAAGAAAATCAACGAGTAACAGCCGAAGAAGAATTATTAATGTCAATTGCATTATTTTTACGTCAACCAGGATTTGGTGAATTATTACGAAATGAATTCCATAATATAGCGATGGATAATGTATCAAAATTAACAGAAGTAAAGGAAGAAGAAAATGAATAAGATTATTACATATATTCCACAAGAAATACTTAAAACTAAAACAATTCCACAATATTTTAATATTGAATTAGAAAAAATTTATGAAAATGAAAAGATAGATAATATTATTTTTATACAAAAAGATTTACAAGATAATATTATTGATTTTAATAAATTTGTTAATAATTATACACAATTAATGTTAGAGTATGACTTACCATATTGTTTTTATCCATATTATATATATTTTAATAGATTATTACCAAATATTTTAAATAAACCAAATCCAAAAATAAGTATTACAATTAAAAAAGTTAAAAAATTAAATGTAGTTTGTGTACCAGCATATGGATATTTAGAATTAAATGTAAAAAAATTAAAGTCTATAAATTTTAAGTTTAATGAACAATTAACTGAATTATATTGGTTACAAGATATGATTCAGAAGTGTTATGAAAATAAATTATGGTTAAGTAATTGTTGTTTCTTAGATGTTTTTGAATCTTGGAAAATGATAAAAAATTATTATAATATTAGTGGATATTATATTAATGGAGAAAAATATAAAAAAGAAAAAGAAACTTATGAAAAACAACAAATTAAATATCATGGTATTCAAGAATTTTTAGATATACTTAAAGGAAAATTTAATTTATGAATAAATTACCAGAATATATAGAAACACACTTTAAATTAGAAGATTATTTAAATACAGATACAAAAAAATATGATTATGCAAAAATTGTAAAAGATTTTTGGAAAACAGGTTTATTTACTTCAGCAAAATTGGATTTACTTCCAGCAGTAATGATATTTGGTAAAGGTAAATTATATCAAACTATTGTATTAGATACAATAGAAAAAGAATTAAGTAATTTGAATAAGGATTAAATATATATGAAATCTATAGGTAAAACATATTTAATAAAAATTGAACCACAAAAAGAAGAAGTGATAAATGGTATTTTTATTCCACAAACTGCTTCTAGTAGAAGTACTATATATTATATTGGTAGAATTATTGATTATGGTACTGGATTTACAGATGAAGAAAAAACAGAATTATTACCAATTGGAACTAAAGTTATTTTAGATTATAGAAAATCAGTTAGTGAAAATAAAATTAGATTAAATTTTGGTGAAGAAATATTTTATGTTTATGAACCGGAAAATATATTAGCAATTATTGAAGAAGAGGAAGAATAATATATGGAATATAAAAATGCAAAACCTTTAGGTGAATTAGTATTACTTAAGAAATTAGTAAAAACCTTAGATAAAAAATATGGAAATATATTACTTCCACAATCTATAGATAAAAATGCATCCTTAGGAATAGCACAAATCATTGATTTAGGAAATAAAGCTAAAGAATTAGGAATTTTTACAGGTGATTATGTATTATATGATTATTATTCAGTATTTGAAAATAATCCAGATTATGTGCTAACTAAAGCAGAAAATATTATATTAAAATTAACTGAAGAAGAGAAAGATAATTATATTAATAATTGTGTAATTAATTGAAAGGAATAATTGTATGAATACTTCATTTCCATATGTATTAAATTTTTATAAATGTCGTGATGTAAAATTTCCAGAAAAGTTTGGACAAGCTGCAGGTTGGGATTTTTATATACCAAATGATTTATGTATAAATGATTTTATTAATAATGCCCGGTTGTTATTATAATGAATATTTAGATATTAATTTAGATAATGATGGATATTATAAATTATTATTGGTATTTTATATTGAATATAAAAATAAAGAATATCCATATTTTCTATATTTTAAAAAGAATAAGGATAATTCATTTGATTATAAAATTGTTAATTATGAATCATATATATTAACAAGTCAAAAGTATATTACTGGTGAAGAATTAAAAACAATTCTTACTAAACCTGTTAATAGAATTAAATTAACTATGGGAGCAAAGGTATTGATACCATCTGGTATTCATGTTAATTTACCAAATAATGTATTTTTAGTTGCAGAAAATAAATCAGGTATTGCTTCTAAACGTGGGTTAACAGTGGGTGCTTCCGTAATCGATGTGGATTATGAAGGTCAAGTTCATATTAATTTAATTAATTCTTGTATTACAAATACTTATATTAAACCAGGTGAAAAGATAGTTCAATTTGTTCCTTATTTTCAACCAAATATGTTTGAAAGTAAAGAATATAAATCTAAAGAAGAATTATATAAGGATAGTAAATCGATTCGAGGAGAAGGTGGATTTGGTTCCACTGGAGTTTAATATATAAATTAAAAATGTTAAGAGATTCTTAACATAAACTAAACAAAAGGAAAATTAATTATGAGTGAAGAAATTAAGAAAACAGAAGAAAAAATTGGTAATGAAACAAATGATACTACAGTTAGTACAACTACTAAGAAGAGTACTTGGTTAAATCGTATTTGCTCAGCTGTGGTTGGTGCTGTTGTTGCAGTTGGTACAATGTTTGGGATTACTCAGCCTCAGATTGATGCACAAAAGGCAAAGGTTGTTGAAATTAAGACTTATGCAACTACTGCATTAGATGCACTTAAGAATGGTGATATTACAACTGCTACCGAAAAGCTACAGCAAGCTACAGCAAGTACTAAGGAAGTTGCTGAACAAATTAAGAAGGATGTTGAAAAGGTTAAGAAAGCTGATAAACAATCAGTTGTAGAAACCGCAAAGAATGCTGCAACTGAAGCACTTGTTAAGGATCAAGTTAAGAAGATTGAAACAGCTGAACATCAATATAATAATAAGATCACAAAAGTTAAGAAATCAACTACTTCAAAAAAACCAGTAGTTAAAAAAGTTAAGTCTACAGAATTAACAATAAAAACACAAACTACTAAGTAATTAATATTTTATATTAATTAAGTTTTTAAAGGATGATTTTTTCAAATCATCCTTTTTTAATTATTTTATAATATATTTGATTTAATTTTAATTTAACAATGAAGGAAATATATGAAACAGAATCATTATTTAGTAGATTGTTCTTATTTGTGTTATTATGCCGGATATTCATCTTTTAAACAATATTGTTATAATTTTGATATACCAAATAATGAATTAAATCCAGAATTTGATCCAACATTAGATAGTGAATTTGGTGAAATATTTAAAGGATCATTAGAAAGATGTATATTAAATCCATTATATGATAAAATACCTATTATTGATAAAAGTAAATTTATATTTTGTATGGATTGTGCTAGAAAAAACATTTGGCGTAGAGAAATATATCCTGAATATAAATTAGATAGAGATATTAGAGATACAAGTAAAGATAAATTTAATTTAGGTAAAATATTTAGATATGCATATGAAATTGCATTACCAACAATATGTGAGCAATATAATGCTCAACGTGTTTTATGTAATTGTGCTGAAGGAGATGATGTAATAGCAGTATTAACTAATTATTTTATAAGTAATACAAAGGATAATGTTATAATAATTAGTTGTGATAAGGATATGTTGCAATTATATAATGATCGTGTTTCTATATTTAATATAGAGGGTGAAAAGCGAGATCCAAAACATGAATTAGAAAAAGCAATTAAACAACAAATTGATCAAGATATAACTGCAAATGATTACTTATTATTTAAAATTTTAATTGGTGATGGAGCAGATGGAATTCCAAATATAAAAAATGGAGTTGGACCAAAAAAAGCTTGGAAATATGTGCAAGATAAAAATATGTTAAAACAATTATTAACAGAAGATATAACAATTGCTGATAGTTTTATGCGTAATAAAAAATTAATTTCAATGAAAGAAATTCCACAAGAAATACATGATATAATATTAGAAGAATATAAGAATGGTTTGAAGGAGAATAATGTTATATGTTAAAATGGCTTAAAAATATATTTAATGCTACATCTACAAGTATTAATAATAATTATGATGATTTTCTTAATTTAATAAGGAAAAAACATAAAGAAAATAGTTCTGAAAGATTTTGTACATGGACTCCTATTGGATTTAATCTTACTATGGATCTATTATTAGAACGTTTACATTATGATCTTAAGATGTTTATTGAAAATCGTGAATTATTTTTTGATTCAATTAAATTAATGAAATTAGAAGAAAAACTAAAAGAGTTTGAACAAAAACAAATAGGAAAAGTTACTATAATTACTTTTAATGGTAAACAAGATACTAAATTTTTAGAATTAAAAAATAAATATCCATTATCATTTGAATATATTGCAATATCTTGTACAAATCAAAAAGAAGTTAATAATTTTATAATTGTTGATAATAAAAGTTATTTATTAGAAGATACAATTTTACATAGAAATACAATTAATGATATGATAAAAGCCGAAGTTAATTTTTTTTGATTATAGTAAATCTGCGTCATTAATTAATAATTTTAATAAATATTTAGAAATGGCGATAGCTTTATAAAGTTTAAATGCAAAATTATTCATTAAATATTAAACTTAAAAATAAAAAACATTTAGATCTATTACAAACATTAATAAATAGTATAATATATAATTTTATAAAACGTTTTTGTTCAAGAAATAAAGAAACTAAAGCTTATTATTTATCAGCTGGTTTAAACGAAATAAAAGTAATTGATTTATGGAATTATATTTGGGATAGTTTTAATCATATATATAATTTAGATGAATTTAAAGAATTACATTATATTTCAATTGCTGAACAAAATGAATTGTTTAGTATGATAATGTGTATAATAGATGAAACAATAATTACTAAAGAAAATCATAATACTAATTACCTTGGTACACAAGAAGATGAAGATGATCAACCGCCAGAAATCTAATTTAAAAATAAAAGTTAAAACAAAGAAAAAAGTAGAGCAAATTTCTCAAAATAAAAGTCGAAAACAGTTAGAAAAAACCTTATTAACAAATGTTGATTTAATATTTGGTTTGGATAATGGTACTACAGGATCTATAGCATGTTTATCTACTAAAGGAAATTATGTTAATTTTCAAGAAACCCCAGTAATAGAATGTTATGATTATACTAAAGAAGTACAACGAATAAACAGAATAAATATAAATTTATTAAAAGATTGGTTTAATTATCATATAAATTTTATTAAAAATAATTATAATAAAAATATTAAAATTGTTGTTGTATTAGAAAGACCAATGGTAAATCCTCAACGATTTAAGCAAAGTCGGATATGCATTAAGAGCATTTGAAGCGACAATAATAGTATTAGAAGAATTGAAATTAGATTATATTATAACTGATAGTAAAAAATGGCAACATTATTTTTTTGGAACAGATACAACTCAAATTGATTTAAAACAAGCATCAAAAAAATTATCATTAGAAATATTAACTATATATCAAAAGGAAAATGAATATGACTTGAATATTAAAGATTTAATGGATGTTGTTATTAAACATGGTGATGGTGATAGTTTATTAATGTGTCAATTTATAAAGGAAAAAGTTATTAATTAAATCTATGCAATTATTTAATATTATTGATTATGTATATATTGTTGATTTATCATTATTGAATTATATAGATTATTTGGATGTAATTGAAGATGCATATCAAATAAATGATAAACAGCAATTTTGTTTAAATTTAAATTCTAAAAATAAAAAAATACTAACCGAATTTATTATTAATAATATTAATAATAATATTCAATATGGTAAACAAAATATTATAATTAATACATGTAAACCAATGCAAAATTGGCGTCAAACTTTACGTGGTAATGCACTTAGATCATATAAATATAAAATTATAGATGATTCAATTTATGTTGATATGATTAAGTTTAATCAATTTATTGATAATTTATTTGAAAAAATTCAACATATAAATTTAAATAAATTATTAAAAGGTAAAACTAATAATCATGATATTCAAATATCATTACAAAATAAAGTTAAATTTTTAGAGTATGAAAATTTGGATATATTTGATGTTATTACAATTTTAAATAAATTATTAACAAATATAGGTAGTGTAAATTATAATACATTAAATTATAATAATATTATAGTTATTGATGGGAATTGTGAATATATTCATAATTCAGTTTGTCCTGATGAAACAATCAATATTGTTCATCGTAATCTAATAGAAAAGGAAATTTTATAAAATGTTTCAAACAATTAATTTACCAGTCGGTACCGTAGACAAAATTATTAATATTGATGATCCAAAAATTTTAGTACCAATTGAACAAGTTAAAGAGTATTTAGATGAAGATAAAAAGCATGTAATTAGAAGTATGTATCGGTATTCCAAATATTAATGATAAGATTATTACTTATACAACAGATATTAGTTATATTTCAAAGATTACAAAAGATACAATTATAAATGATTCAAATACTAAATACTATAAGATTTCAATAAAGTATTTTCCAAGTGAAAAAGAAGCAGATATTATTTTACCATCTTATGTAACGTTATTTTCTCGCTTTGCTAAGTCTTATGTACCAGTTGAATATATTAGAAAAAGTGATGTATTAACTGATTATACAAATAATATTGTTCAGGTATTTGAAACAGTAGAAGTTGAAGATTTTAAGCCTACCGAATATTATTCAATTAAGTTAACAAGTAATAATGATAAATATCCTATTACTTTTTATATTTATGGAATTTTTGCTAATATCTTTTATAATGATTTTAAATCTGAGGAATAATTATTATGTCTCAAACATTTTTAGCAATTTTAGCAGATACTGAAGGTAATCCTGATTATTTTCATCCTTCAGAAATAAATGCTAATTCTAAACAAGAAGTAAAAAAATTATTATCAGAAAATACTTCTCCTGAATATATTATTAATATATTTACGGTACAAGAATATAAAAATTTTATTAACAGCAGACAATTTAAACATTCTAATGCTATATATCAACAAAATAATGAAGATGGTAATAGATTTTTAAATAATATGATTGAACAAGCCACACATTTTGCAGAAGAAAAAGAACAAAATGATGTTAATGAAGAAATTGTAAAAGATGTAATAGTTCAATCAATTCAATCTCAAACCAATGTAAAACAACCAGTAGTATCATCATTAGAATTTGAAGATAATGGTATTAAGTATAAAGTTGAAAATAATCATATGTATAAAAAAGTTTGGAAAACCGTGGTTATTGATACTAATACACAACCAGTAGATGAAACTGTTATTGATGGTAAAGGTGAATTTAGAATAATCAGTAATAAAACAAATAAAGAGGTTGATTATTCTAAATATTCATTACAAAGGTTAGACTGGCAATTAGTTAAGTAAATATATATTAATACTTTATTTTATTGAAGTTATCTAAAGATTTAGATAACTTTTTTTATTTTATTAAAAAATATAAATATTATTAAATATTTTAATTTAAGAGATATTTAATATGTTTACTATTAAAACTGATATAAATCAATTTAAAACAAAACCTGGTAAAAAAAGTAAAAAATATAAAGTATTATTAAATGCAGGTGGTGGATGTTTTGGATATATTATTACCTATTTAATGAGTCATTTGGAAGAAGATATATATAAGAAACTTGATGTAGCTGCTGGTACAAGTATTGGCGGAATATTAACACTTTTATATGCAGTTAATAGTGATTATAAATGGATAAATCAATTATTTGAATTAGGTTGTCCTAAAATATTTAATAAAAGAATATTAGGTGGAATTAGTGGTCCATATTATGATAATAAAGAACTGAGTAATTTCATTGATAATGTTGTATGCGATTATAAATTATCTGATATTAATAGAATTAATAATAAAGATTTACATATAATTATACCTACTTTAGATTATACATTAACACAACCTAGAGTATTTGATAATATTAATTTAAATCCTAAATTAGATATGGAATTAAAAACAATTGCATTAGCAACTAGTGCTGCACCAACATATTTTCCTGCTATAGAATATGTTTGGAAATTATTAGATTCTACAGATGAAAAAGCATTACAACGTCCAATTAATGAACAAATTTATATGTTAACTCAACAGGCTTTAATTTATCAAGAAGAACAAAAGAAAAATATATCGGAAATTATTGCAGGACGTAAATCAGTATTAATTGATGGTGGTGTATTGGAAAATATACCAGTTGTAACAACATATACTACATTACGCAGTAAATTAGGTTTAGAAGCAAAAGATATTGATATGTTTATTATTGGTACAGGAGATGATTATACTTCTGATAAATGTACTGTAAATCAAATGAATAAATGGAATTTAGTAGATTGGTTAACAAAATTTTTAATTCCTTATGTAACAGAATCTAATGAATTAATGAGTGTTTATTGGGGAGCATTATTTGGTTTTAATAGTTTTTGTTATTATAACCCATTAAAAGTTTCTGGTGATTTAGATGATGCTAAAATATTACCAACACTTAAAAAACAATGTGATACTATTTCAGATGATTTTAAATCTGAAATTTATAAATTTTTAGAAAAATAATATTTATATTAAATAATATATTAAAGGAATTTTAATTATGAATAAGTTTGAAATTGAATATAATAAAATTATAAATGAATCAAATACTGATATTTCTAATTTAACAGAAGATCAAATTAAAAGAAAATTAATTAATATTGATGAAAAAATTGCTGATTTAAAAGCACAATATAATGGATTTCCACCAATAAGTGAACTTGATGATCTTACAAAGCAAGCAAGATTTTTAAATAAACAACTTGCAAGATTAAAATCAGGATTTAATCCAAATCCATCTGAAACTGAATTACAAAAAGTTTATGATTATGAAATATTTATTGAACATATTAAAGATGACATGCAAAATATATTAAATAGATTAGAAAGTGAAATAATTAACTTTAAACAAAATAAATTTAATTTCTCAAAAGCTAATCTAGTTTATCAAAAAATGAAAAATATTGAAAAGAAATTAAAAGAAAGTATAATAGAATTTTAATTATGAATAAATTTGATGAATTATATAATAAAATTATAAATGAAGAAAGTGTTGGTATAAAGAAATATCCAATGACAAGTAAATTATCACCTGAAGAAGAAGCAAATTCTAAAGAATTCCATCATTTATATGAAGAAGATGATCGTGCTAACATTGTTGTAGACATGTTTGAAGATTTATTAAGAAATAAGTTATACAAATTGGCTGGTATTACATTTAAAGATGATTGGGAAAGACATTATTGGGAGCTTCATGCATGGAAAGAAAATCAATTAAAATTAATGGAATATGTATGTGATCATACACAAGGTGATTTATATGAAAAATTTGTATATGGTAGATTTATGAGTGATAAAGAACGTGAAAATATAGTTTTAGATGCAATTAAAAAATATTCAGTAGATATTTTTGGTAAAGATATTTTTAAAGGAGGTATAAAATGAATAAATTTAATGAATTATATAATAAAATAATTTCAGAATGGAATTTATCAAACAATAAAACAAATTTAAAATGTTTTTGGAATGAATCTGATGAATTATTATCAATAAAAGAATTAATTGAAAAATTTGTAGATTATTCAGATACTGATTGGGAGTGGCGTGATAATATATCAAATGATCAAAATATAATTTCTTTATATGATAAGTTAATTAATGATCCACCAAATAGTAGACGAGTAAATTTTATTTTAGAATTATTATCAGATGAAGGTCATCATGCTTTACAGGAAAAATATAATTCAAAACAAGAAGATAAATTAATTGATCAATATAATAAATTAATGGAAAACAAAAATGAATAAATTTAATGAATTATATAATAAAATCATAAATGAACAGTATGATGTAAATGAGCATATGAAAGAATTAATGGATAAACATGCTTGTTGTGCCGATTGTGTATATTTATCTCCAGAAGGATATTGTGAATATAGATTTGAATATATACCAGATGATGAAATATATGATACATTATGTGATCATTGGAAGGAGGCTAATGATTAAAAATTTTAATTAATAACTTTTTAAATATTTAAATAGTTATTATCAAAATAGATAAAAGCTTTATTTAAAATAAATAATTTTAATAAATTAAAGATATTATTGGAGTTTATATTATGAATAAATTTAATAAAACAATTCATACAATACTTGAATCATTAAATGATTTTGCTGATACTGAACAAGTTAAACAATTAAGACAAGATATTAAAGAGGCGTGTGATGCGGTTGGTTGTGGAGGATTAGTTTCACATGATAATCTTGGTGGATTAGATATTTATGTAGAAGAAAGGCCAAATGAATTTTATATTTATGTTGGTAATAAAGGTAATATAATGACTAAAGTTTTTACAAAGTTACAAGAAAAATATCCTAATATAAAACAAGATGATAAAGCTGAAATGTTTGGTACTGTATTTACAATTGAAAAAGATCAAAAACAAATTGTTGAATATGTTGGAAGTAAGGTCTCTTGTGCAAATTGTATGCATCTCGGTGAAAATGGTTGGTGTGATTATCAACAAGATTATATGCCAGAAGATAAACTTAATGAAATTAGTTGTGAAATGTGGAAACAAAATGTTTATATTGATGATTAATTAAAATATAAAGGAAATATATATAAATGAAAAGAGATCAATTTAATAATATATTAAATGAATTAAACGGTGATAGTACAGATATTGTAAAATTAGTATTAGAAGAAAATGGTGAAAATGTATCTAATCCAACATTTAAAAGTGAAAATGAAGCTCATCCAAGAGATTTAACTCTTGATACAGTAATTTATGTTTCACAAGAATTAAAACAAGGTGATATTAAAAAGTATGAATTTGTTGTATGTGAAGCATGGTTAAAACCAAATAATGTTTGGACTATTGTAAATATTAAGAAAGCTAAAGAAGAACAAAACTTTTGGATATTATTTTATGATAATAGAACGTATTATTTGAAAAAAGGTATTAAAGGACCGATTGGTGTTCATGTTGAATTAAAACATAAGAAAGAACAATAATGAATAAATAAAAACATAAAATACATATTAATTAAACTTAAAATGACTTAACTTTATCAGTTAAGTCATTTTTAATATATGTTTAATTATTTTTAATTATTCAGCTAAATCATATGTCCAATGAATAATTGGTAAATTAGCTTTAAATTCTTCTATAGTAGGAGCTTCACCGGTTTCTTTATAATGATTTTCAACCTCTAATCCATATATCATTACTTCATCTCTATGCTTAATCCAATCTTGTGCATCTTGTGCCCATCTTTCTACAGTACTTTCTGCATATTCTGATGGTTCACGTTTGGTATATCCTCTATCAACTCTTTCTTGATATAAATGCTGTTCCATTATATTATCATATGTTTCTATAGTAATTATATGAATACTTTTTTTTATTTCATATTGATTTTGTTCTTTATCATAATCTAAATATGCATCATTTTTATTACACCAAATGGCTGCTTCTGGTGGATATTCTCCTTTAAATATTTGTCCTATATAATATTCTTCCATTTATATTATTTCCTTAATTTTAAGTATTAATATGGTATTATTAACCTGGTATTTGTTTATAACCTATTGTAAACCAATAAAAAACATCCACACCAGTTCCGAGTACCACTTGATTTAACATAAAACATATTATTAGTTTTTGCATAATCACCGGTTGTATCAGATCCGCACTTTAATGTACATATAGTATTAGTTAGATTTCCGACAATCTGAGATATTAATAATATATTTTGTATCGGTATATGGTTTATATAAGTTAACTTGTACTGTTTTATCACTTGATGTAGGTGGTATAGAACCTTTTCCACTTTGTATTAAAATACCGATTTTTAAACCATATATATTGACCGGTATGCATTTCCACTAGTCTCTGATGTATAATGATGATATTCATAAACATGCATATTATTATTAATATGATCATTAATACGATTATTAATTACTGATGAGCACATATCAATATTATCATATGGTGAACCTTTCCATGAATCATATATAAGATCATACTTACCAGTAGATTGATATTGAAAATTCCAAGCTTCTATTAATGTTCTTGCATTACCACTAGTTATTGCATGATTATCATCAGCTTCAGTTCCGCATTCTTGTACAAATTCTAAATACCGATCTATCACCTTGATTTAGTGTTTGTGTTGATGTTAAAATTTGACCATTTGAATTATATACATTAAATTCATTTCGAATTTCTCTAAGTTCTTCTCCAGAACGTATGGAGCCATTTGAATCTAATACATTACCAGTTATTATAAATTCATTACAATCTATAGATAAACGATTTATCCACTCATCATTATTTTGTCCTCTAAAACTAATGGAACCAAAATTATATGTTGTATCACTAAAATTATCTGGATAAATATATCCTTCACCAGTTAATGTTTCAATTGATGTTTTATTATATGGAATATCATATCTATGTTCATAATCTATTGGTATTTTTTTAATTGCATCAAGATATAATGTTGGTTCACTTTGATGAAAACTTGTATTTTCTGAAGTTGGATAAATTAATTTTGCATTTTCTTTAACTACAAATTTACCACTTGATTCTACCGGTAAATATGTTGATAACCAATTATCATCTGTAAAAATAAAATATTTATCAAATATGTTTTTTGGATAATAATTTGATAAATCAAATAATGGCCCTAATTTTACCCAACCTGTATTTGTATATATATATTCATTATTAATTGAATGATCTTCAGGATCTTCTCCAATTACTTGCCAAACATCACCAACATTTGATATAGGTGTTTTGTCTATTAAGTTGGTATATAAATCAATACTTCCTTTAAAATTAAATCCACCACTAATTTTAATATTTAATTTTTCATTTATTATAGTATCAGTTTGTGCACTAGTCCAATAATTAGAATTTATATATGAACTGGTCCAATAATTAGAATTTATATATGATTTAGTATAGAAATTATCATTTATATATGAACTAGTCCAATAATTAGAATCTATATATGATTTATTATAAAAATTATCATTTATATATGATTTATTATAAAAGTTTGTTAATTCAACTACAGAACTTGTAATATAACCAGCGGTATTATCAGTTAAATCACCGGGTATCAGAAGGTAAATATAAATTATTTAATGCAGAAATAGCATTGTATAAACAACCACTAAGATCATTCATATCTTCACCAGTTACATAACTTGACAAATTATCAATATCAATATTTGCTATGCTTTTAGTTCCACTTTTATAAACTATATTATTTAAATTAGATTGTATATATTTTTTCATATATAAATTATCTTATATTTTATTACAATAACTTTATTATTATTTATTATTTAATTAAAAAATGTTATATTAAACAATAAATATATTAAACTAATTTAAAAATATATATGAATAATAAAAAATTTACACCTATGGCATTAGATCAAATATTAAATAATGCATTAGAATATACACAACAATTATAAAATGAATTAAAAACAAATAATTATAAAGAAGCTGACATAGAGGAGTTTAGCGAATAACATGTATTATAGAATAACATATAATAATATTGGTATATATGAAGCATTAAAAAATAATATTTCTTTTGATATTTGGAAATCATTATTAAAAAGTAATATTTTTAATTGGCTTCCAAAACCGCCTATATATTTAAATGGTTATTATTCATATTTTACTGAATTAGGATTTGAAAAATTTAAACAGTTGGTATTACCAGTTTGTAAGAAATATTTAAATAATGAAGATATTAAAATTGAACAGTTCGATATACTTATAGATAAAATTGTTTATCAAGATGATTATCAAGTAGTTGTAGAAAAGAAATATAAAATTTTTGAATCAAAGTTTGATCAATTATATTTAAAAATAATAAATGAATATACTGGAAATAAGTATAATAATTTAACTGATAAACTAAAAGAATTTTGTCCAGTTCAACATGAATATTTAGATAGATACAAAATTATTAATGAAATTACTAAAAGTAAAAAATTAACTCCAGTACCAGAAGAATTAATATTAAATATTTGTGATAATATTATTAAAATTAATAAATCTACATATAAAATTAGTTATAAAAATATTTGTAAATTAATTAATAATTCTACATATATAGAAGCTGATACATTTAGACAAAATTTGTTAAAATATGCAAAAGATATTAATGGTAATTTATATATATTATTTGTTGGATTAGATGATAATGAAGATATATTAAATAATATTACATTTAATACATTAAAAACATTAATTAATAGTAATGAAAAATGTTGTGATTTTTATAATCATATTTTAAAATATCCAAATACAATTAAAGGTTTAACAATAATTAAACATTATTTTGAATTAGAAGAATATAAAGATTGCTTAATATTTGTAAATAAAGATAATGTATCAAAATATTTTCAATTTGATGATATTTTAGATCATGAATTAACACATTTCATTCAAAGAATTACTGGATTTGGTGAAGATATTACAAATATTGTAACTAGAGATTATTCAAAAGGATTATCTAATATAGAGTTAAATATAATTAATAAATTTTGTGAAACCAATAATGAAAAAACTGAAATTAAAAAATTAATATTTGATAAATGTAGAAAAGAAGAAATAATTGAAACACAAAAAGATATAATTAATTTATTTAAAAGACTTTATATATTAAAAGGCAATAATGAAAATAAATTAAGTTGGTTAAAAAAATTTTTACAATCTATTAATGATTATTCAATATTTGAAAAACAAAATTTATATAAAAAGTTGAAAGATTATTTTAATTCAAATGATAGAGTTGAATCATTTGAAGTAACATTTACATTTATTTGTATTTGCTATTTAATAATAAAAAATGAATATACTGAATATAATATAGATGAAATTTTAAAGGAAGAGTTTAGTGAAGATGAATGGTAATAAAAAATTTACACCTATGGCATTAGATCAAATATTAAATGATGCTATGGAAGATACAAAAAATTTACAAAATGAATTAAAAACAAATAATTATGAAGAAGATGATATTGTTCCAGCGCCCGCAGTATCACCACAAATAAATCAATTAGTTGATCAACAAAGTGATGGTGCACAGGTAGATTATAACAGAGTGTATGGTCAATTAGAAAGATTAATTGAAAATGGAAATATCGCATTACAAGTATTAGGAGCAATAGATCCTGATATTTCAGGTTTAGAAGTGGCTCAAGCAACTGCATCTTTAATGAATGCTGTTAAAAATTGTGTAGCAGAATTTACAAAAATACATTTGCAACATTTGAAATTTCAACAAATGTTACATGCAATGAAAGTAAAACATGATTATAAAATGGAAGAAATAAAAATGCGAAGAGATTTATATAATGGTACTAACTCTTCTATTTCATCTGATAAACCTACAGAATTAATTGAATGGGAAGCTGAAGGCGCTACTGAATATATTAAATTTCTTCAAAATAAAAACAATAAAAAAAATTAATTAGGAGTATATTTTTAATGAATTTAAATGAAATAAATAGAGAAAAAATATTTCAACAAATTAAATTAAATGGTTGTAAATGCCATTTTACTAGTAATAAAAAAGACTTAACACAAGAACATATTCAATTAACTATTGAAAAAAATAAAAATGCAATAATTAATGGTAAAATTGGCAATTCTTGGAAAGAAGTAATTATTAATTAAATAATGAAAGATTAAATTTATGAATAAAAAATATTTTTGTAGTAATTGTTCATTTTTTGAATATATTGAATTAATTGATAAAAGATACCCTATTTTAAAAAGAGGTCAATGCAATTATTTAAATAAAGAAGTTGATAATAGATGGGAACATAATTGTGATTATTTTATAGATTTAGCCACAAATTGTATACAATGTGAACATTGTTATGATAATGAATGGTATTGTGTAGAAGATGATGATTACTATGATATAGTTGAAAATTATCCATATGTATGTGAAGAAATTAATGAATACGTAGATGAAACTACACCTATTTGTAAAAAATTTAAGGAAAGATGATGAATAAATTTGATGATTATTATAATAAAATACTTTTACAAAATAACTTAAATACTAAATTATTAAATAGTATAGATTTACTTACTACAATCAAATATGGTAATGTATATATTGATCGGTAATATTATTACAAATATGAATAAAATTAATAATATAAGTGGTAAAGATATATTAGTACAAACACCAAATATGTTATTAAAAAATAAAGTTGGTAATTGTCATGATGCATCAGTATATATTGATCAAATATGTACAAACAATAATATTAATCATAAATGTATATATATAGGACCGGTTGGTAAATATAATAATATATCACATAGTTTTATCATTGTTCAAACATTAAATAATAAATGGCAAGTAATTGATATATTTTCTAATAAAAGTGGTTTATGGAAAATTCCTTTTGATTATTATTATCAAGCAATAGATTCCAGAATAAATTCATTTATAAGAAATGAAAATAATAATAATTTTGATATATCAGTTTTTATAGGAAATAAATTACCAAATAGTGGATGTGACTTATTAACCTTTACAACTAATATAGTTAATACTTTTCATTTATATTATACAAAAAGTCAACAGCAAACTATATATGAATATGATTCAAAAATGTTAAATGAATATTATCAAATTGGTAATATTGAATCTTGGAAAAAACATAATAATGCTAACTGTGTAATTACTGAAGAAAATGTTATAATTAATGAAGCTAATTATTTTGATGAAGTACCACAATTATTAGAAGATTATTTAAATGAATATATAGATAAACAAATAGAACAAAAAAACTATTTCATACAAATACCAATTTCAAAAATTGCAGATATTTTATTAAAAACCAAAAAAGGAAATTATAAACAATTTTCACAGTTTTTACAAAAATTAAAAACAAATATAAATGGATATATTGATTTTAGATTTACTCCAAATAATCAATGTTATTTTACACCACCTATAGAAATATCAAAAATACAAATTAAAGATAATAATGATACTATATCATTTGAAAATAATATGACATTAATTATTCATGATTATAAAAAATTTATAGAAGCTAAACTATCAAATGATGCATCTATGAATGAGTTATATAAAGTTATAAATAATCAAATTGAATATAGAGATAATTGTGGAGAAATTGGAATAGGTTCTAATTATTTTAAAAATGATAAGCCATATTTATCTGGAGTATTAAATCATGAATTTGGACATTTAATAACATTTTTAATTAGAGTATCTGAAACAAATCATGATTTATGTAGATATTGGTCAAAAAATCATCATGATGAATTTATTTTAAATAATAATTCTTTATTTGGTAATAATTATGCAGCATATTTATTAGATAGTGATGAGTTTAAACAATGGTGTACTACAATAATTCAAAGAATATGTAAAGTATTTGAATTAAATAGTATGGATTTTTCAAAAGAAAATATATTAGATTATTACAAATATATTATTGAACATGAAATTAAACATAATAGAAAATATTTAGCAAATAATGAACAAAATGAAGAAATATTTAAAAATTTATATAGTTATAATGATTGTTTAAAATTTATGAGATTGATATATCAAGATTCATTAAAATCTGTTTCTATTAAAGAAAATAGAAATAATAATTTTACAATTTTTAAAAAGTGGTTATTACATAGTTTGCTAAAATTGAGTAAAGATGATGAATAAATTTGATGATTATTATAATCAAATATTATCAAATATATAACTTTAAATATAGATATAAGGAATAATAAATGATGTTAAGAAAATTTAATAAGATGTGTGAAAAAATTTCAACAGAAATAAACGGACATAAAGAGGAAAAAGAAGTCGAACAAGAAAAATATTTATTTGATACATATAAAGAAGCAAGAGATTTTTTAAATAAAAATTATAATGGTCATGGACCAATTTATGATATTAACGGCGAATTAATAGAAACTTGTAGATGTATGAAACAAATTCATGATCAACTGCATATTCCATATGTTCAATGTAAAGAAACTGTAGAAGAATATGAAAAATAATTTGAAGAATTATATAAAAATTTAAATATTGTTTAAAAATAAATATATTTAATATATAAGAAAGGTATAATATAAAATGAGTAATATAATATTTAAAAACAATTATCCAAATGTAATAGTATTTACCCATAATGATATGGATGGTATATTTTCTGCAATGATTATTAAAGACATATATGATAATAATTTAAAGAATTCTGCATGGGAAAGAAACGTAAATTGTTATATATGTACTCATGGTAAAAACTATCAATCATTAGACTGGTTTAAAGAAAAAGTTAATGAATGTTATATAGAACGGTCAGCAAAATATAATATTTATGACTGATTATGCCATTCAACCAAATAATTTAATGTTACAATTTTGGAATTGGTTAACTGATAAAGGTTGTGAATTTCATTGGATAGATCATCATATTACTGCAATTCAAAATTTAAAACATTTAAATATTCCAGGATTTCAAACTTCTGCAAAATTTGGATGTATGAATACATGGTATTATTTAGAAAAAACTACTGAAGGTTCAGAAGTAGGTATTAAAACACCTCCTATGTGCATTAGATTCGCTTCAGATTATGACATATGGAATAAGAATAGTGAATATTCATGGGATAAACAACTACACCCTATGTGTTACTTTATTGAATCTTTAGGTACTGATTTAAATAATAATGATGGTGAATTAGTTCAAACCTGTTATAAAATGCTATATGATAATAATTATACTAATACATGTATTAATATTGGAAAATATATATTTAGATTTTTATTAAACAAATATAAACAATTAAATAGAAATATCTATCAAATTGAATGGAATGACTATAATTGTTTAATTGTTAATAGTACATTTAAAGGTAGTTTACAATTTGAACAACATGAACAAGTTAAAGAAGCTGATATATTAATTACTTGGTTTTATAATGGTACTAATTTTCAATATAGTTTATATACAAGTAAACCTAATATAAATGTTGGTGAATTAGCACAACAGTTTTTACATGGTGGTGGACACGCTGGCGCGGCTGGTGGTGAAACAAAAGATTTTATATTTCATCAATTACTATCAAACTAATTAATTATTAACCTCATAATATTAAAAACCACGAATTAATCTATTTAATTCGTGGTTTAATATTTTGTTAAGTTTATAAATGTTTAACTTATTTTGGACCGAATTCATTTAAAATTTTTTGATATTGTGCATCACGTAATGTTTTTATAGTTTTTTCATAATTTTTTTGTAATTTAATACCATCTTCTTTAATAGTTTTTAATTCAGCTTTAACATCACTACGTTCAGTCATTATCCACATATCCATTTCATTTATTGCCATATCTAATTCTGATTTTTCATCTTGTAATAAATCAATAATTTTATTAATATTATTATCAATTTTTTGTAATATATTTTTATTTTTTGTTTGTTGATACATTTGATTTAATTTAATTAACTCTTGTTCATATTTCTGAAATACTTGTTGATGTTGTTTAAGTTGTTTTAATGCTTTTTTACCAAAAATTGAAATTTTTTCTGCTTCTTGTGTTTTTGCTGTTTGCTCTATTTTTTGCGCATTTGTATTATTATTATTAATAGTATTATTTGCAGATTTATTTAATGATTTATTAAATGTTATTCCAGCTAATAATAAAGAACTTATTAAACCAATACTACTGAGAATTTTATTTAATTTACCTTCAGTAATAATATCTTCTTTATTTAAATTTATATCTTTATATTCTAACATTATTTGTTCATACAATTTATTAAATTTACTTTCAAAAATAATATTTTTCATTTTTAAATATTTTCTATTTTAATTAATTTTAATATTTAATAATATTTATTTAAATTTTATTATTTAATAAATAATATTAAATATTATTTTTTGTACAATAACTATGAATAAATTTGAACAAGTATATTTAAATATAATAAATGAATGGAATTCTAATTTGCTTTTAGAAGCCAATTTAAAGTCTTTAATTCCTAATATTCA